TAAACAAATTTATATGCCTCTTCAATTTCATCCACAATGTGTGGATATTTTTTCTTATGCATTTCTTTGTTTCTTGTTACTAACTCTTCCCAAGTTTCTCTTCTTTGTAGTTCTGGCATGTACTTAGCATATTTCATATGTACGGTAATATCAGATAAAATTTTTGTTGATAAATCCATTTTAAATTAAATTTGTTTTTTGGTTTTTAATTGTTGTTATTTTCTTCGTCTGAGACGTTATCTGTATTGTTAAGAACTTTTTTTCTTTCTTGCATTCCGTTTAATAAACCAGCAACATAGTCGGTAGTTTCTTTTTCTTTCCCTTTATTGAATTCTCCTTGGGTCCTAGCTTTTTTATTAGGGTTCATATCTATTTGAATTCTAGAATTATCAAAGATTATGTCTTCTAATATTATACCATCCTTAGCAAATCTAGATTTTAAGATGGCCATGGTAGCCGTTCCATTTTCTTTTTGGTCTAGGGTTTTAGCTATTGAAACAACGAAGTGACCTATTTGTCCTTTCTTGATTGAGCCACCCATTTGGTCAGATTCAACAACTGTTGCTTTGATTGAACTTCTATTGCCCTGAACAGCGGTCCATCCTGCCATATCTAATTCAGATAATAATGTTTCAAATTGTCTCATTACATTACCTTCGCCAACATTAACATCATCAAATTTCCTAGATGGTTGTACGCAGTCAATATAATCAACTAAAACGATATCTGGTCTAAAGCCTTGTGCTATCAACTTTCTAATATAGTTTCTAATAATTGGTATTGTTGTTCCATCACTAGGAAATTTTTTAAGCCTTAGTACACCTTTTTCAGATTCTTTTTGTTTAACTAGATTCTTTAATTCATCCTTGTGTAATGATAAGCTATTAAGTTCGTAACCTGACCAACAAGCCAAATGCTTTCTTTGAATAACCTTTGCGGCATCTTCAAAAAATATTTGCAACACATTGTAACCTAAGTTCTTGGCTGTATTTGCTATCTTGGTAATCATTGTAGTTTTACCAACACCAAATGGTGCTAATATAATCGCAAGTTCACCTTTTGATAACCCACCATCCATGATTTCATCTAAACCCTTTATACCAGTCGGTATTGGCTTTCTGAAGTCATCTAATAGTACGGACTCAATATTTTCTAGAACATTTATGCCATTATCTTTAAGGTCACCATGTTCTAATGCTTTTTTTAATAACTCTTCACACTCATCGTATCTAGCATCATCACCAACTTCAATAATACTGCTAATTTGCTTGATTGATTTTTTTAATTCTTGTGTTTTGCAAAACTTCATTGCTTTTTCTTGAACACCAAGAGTATCATTTAGGCTAACGTCTTTTATTCTCTTTAACTCCGCAAGCGCCCATTTTTTATCAATTTCATTAGTTATAACATCTAGTAGTCTGTATTCTAGACTACCGATATCTATTATAATGTTATGTTTTGCATAGGCCTCCTTTATTGTTGAAACAATAAGTTTTAGCGCATTACCCTCAAAATAGTTTGCATCAATTATTTCAATTATTGATTCGGCAAATCTGTTGTCAACAAGAAGTTGTGCGATTAGTCTAAGTTGAAAATCATCCCCTAGATACCCAAAACCTTCTCTATTTATTTTTGCCATTTAATATTAACTTTTTTTGAAAACTTGTGATTTTTATAAATATATTAAAGTTGCACATCGGCATACTTTGTTGTGTATTTTTTTTGACTTAACGTGTCCTTGATATCAGATATGATGTTGGGTATTAATTCTTTAATATCTACTTGATACCTTACTTGTGGCGGAAAATTATTTCCAGAAAACGTGCTCTGTGCAATAGGGTTTTTGTCCACTCTAATCTCAAAATCAAAAATATCTTCTTTTTCAAAAATGTTTTTATATGGTTCTTCTTTTGAGGGCGCATATGGATTGTAAAATTTGTATAGATACTCACGCGATTTCTTTTTTAAATGGTTAGGAATCATACCCATAGCACCAAAATCGTCATTGCTCATACCTACGATTCTGTCCATCAACTCTTTTAAATCTAATGATTTTGTTGAATTTTCATTATAGTCTCTGATACTAAAATATCTTTGACAAATAATGTGCTTGTTGATGTACAACAAGAATTCAAATCTCTGTTCTTCAATTTTTTTGTTCATAATGTTTGTTTTTTTAATTTGTTTGTTTAATCTCTCGTTCAATTAATTGTTTAAATGGTATTAAATAGTCAGCATATCTATAAGAACCTATTGTTTTTTCTAACCCATCAACCTTCATTTGTTTTAAGACATTTTTAAGACCCCTATCATCCATATTAAACTCACCATCAATTAGTTCGTTTAATTGTTCAATAGCCTCATTGGTTATTAACGGGTTATTTAAATCAACCAAAGCAGTATTTATTTCGTAAAGTTTATCACCCTGTACACCATCAGTAATGCCATTGATAATATTATCTAACGATTTTAATGGTTTTTGTTTGGAATTTAATCTTTCTTCCTGTAAAGATTTTGCTGATTCGATTAAGAAATCTAATGTAACTTTCTTGGTTTTGATATCGGGAAATAAAGCTATTAGCGTTGCTTCTTTTACACCCTTCACACCTTTGATAGTATCGCTATTATCACCAGTAATAATCTTTATTAGTGCAGAATTTTCGTGGTAATGATTAAAATGGTTTGAGTAGTTGTTGGTATCAACGTATGTTTTTAAATCACAAAAATATATTCTAACCCTTTCAGATATCAACTGACACATATCTCTATCAGTGGTACAGATAGTTATGAATTCATTTTCACCCCTATTTAAACAATAATAACCGATAAAATCATCACTCTCAACAAATTCATGTTGTGTTTGTCTAATACAAAGTTCTTCCAAATAATCCCGTATCATATTTTTCTGTTTGATTTCGGATTCATCGGGTTCAGTACCTTCGATATAATTTTTACCACGACCACTTTTATATGGTTCGTATATGTTATACCTTAGTTTACCACTAAACTTGCCATCCCAAAAAACATAAACTCTATGATATAGATTTTCACCTAATAGCTTACGCAATATAGTTAAAAACTGATATAACCCACCTATGTGTTCTCCACGATGGTTATATTCACTCTTGGCTCCGTGAAAACCAAATTTAAATAAGGCATTCCCGTCAACCAAGAGTGTATTTATAACTTTAATTCGTTCACCATTTTTTGGTGGTCTTTTGTTCAAAACTTAATTGTTAATGAGTGAAAAAATGTTTTAATCGCCTGTTTCAACACTACCTGAAATTAATTCAGTCTCAATGACAAAGTCGTCATATTCTGTGTTTAACTTTTCTTTGATAAAATCTTTGTGTATCTCTTTGTAAGAGTCAATTTTGTCAGGGTTCCAATATCCGTGAGGTGTAGATGCAATGCTACCTTTTTGTTCAATACCATTTACCTGATTCTTTTCACAACGAATTTTTGTAACGATACCAAATTGGTATTCTTCACCTTTGTATGTTGCTTTTAATTTTTCAGTACTATGTGTTAAGATACCACCAAAATGGAATATCATTCTTGGAGCGTAGAAGAAAGCTTCACCGCCTTTGTGTTTGATAACTTTGTTTTCATTATCCAACCAAATCTGTTGAACAACGGCAAAGCTTGCTGTGTATGGTACGTCTTCTCTTCTAGACGCTGGAATACGATAGTTGATTAATGACTTAAAACATGTTGCTAACGCACCTGCAGTCCATTGGTTGTTAGTTGTTTTAGATGTGGCACCCTTAAAGCAGTTGATTGAACCAACTGAATCCCAAAAGAACGCAACATCTCTAGGTAATGAACCCTCTTGTTGTTTATCCAATATGAAATGCATGTATGTTGATATGTCTTCAACAACAGGTTCATATCTTAGTGCTTTGGTCCCCATCTTGCTATGCTGATGGTCGTAGTTTTGATATTTTTTTAATAGGTCTGGACCTTGCATAAAGATGAAGTCACCTTTATAGTTAATAATCTCACCAGTATCAGGGTCAACAACTTCTTCAAATTGCATACCAATGTTTCTAGCATGTTCCCAATTCCAGTTATTTTCAGTTTCAAAAATTATTGGTAACACGCCAATCTTTTGACAACCTGCAACGGCCTCATAGATTGAAGTTGATTTACCAGTATTTGAATATCCTCTGAATGATACAAAATAACCCATCGGAATCCCAGGCACTTTTACAGCCTCGTGAAAAGCTTCTGACAATGGAATCCATTGTATTTCTTTCTCTTTAACCGTAAAATCTAACCCTTCACTCTCTTTAAATGAATCGATATTAAACGATTTTTTTTCAATAATTTTTTTCGGCTTTGTGCCCATATGTATGTTGTTAAAAATAATATTATTTAGATAATAAAGAATGGGTAGTTATGTACCACCCATTCTTATTATAAATTATTAGAACGGCAAATCGTCGTTTACATCTTTTTCACCTTCATTATCATCATCATCATCATCATCAGGCTCAGTAACTTTAATAGATGGTGCAGTTTTTTTTGAAGCTGCGGTAACGTTTGACTTAACGTTTGGTGTTCCTAATGTTAATTCTTCATCTAGGCCGTCGCTTTCTTGTGTTGTTAAAGAAGCTTTATCCACGAATTTTTTTGCTTCTTTATCCCAAGTAGGTACACCGCCTTTAACGATAATCTCAAGATAGTCGTATGGTTTAACACTGTATACATCTTCCCAAGTTCTAGAATCTGATAACCATTCAGCTGAAACTTCAGCATCTTCAGAAAGTGGTGATGGGTCTAAATGAGAAATACTCTGAACAATTGGACGATTGTTTTGGTCTCTAGCAATCATAACCATCAAATCTCTACCAGTCTGTGCATCAGTAATGTTTTGTTTAATCGCAGTCAAAACACCATAGATTTTGTCATAGATACCTTGTTTGCGGTAGTCATGGTTAAAACGCCAGAATTTAACACCATCAGCTTCATTATCTCTATCGATAATTTTTACAACGTACATTTTTTTAGCACTGTATTTTTTAGCTAACTCTTTATCTGAATCCTTGCCAGAAGCTAAAAGTGCTTCACGAGCTTCGCAGAAAGGACAGTCTTCATCTTTTTCGTGCTTTAAACACATAAATGTTTTCCATTCTCCGTCAACCTGCATTTTGTGTCCGTGAACTTCTTTAAATGGTGTTGAGCCGTCAGAGGTAGGTAATACTCTGATTGTTTTAGTAGCTGTTTTTTGTTTGTCAGAAAGGTACGTTGTGAAGTAGTTCTTCAAATCATACTCTTTAGCTGAATTGTTTTTAGCATAAGAACTAGAATTGTTCTCATACTGTTTCATCATCGCTTCAAATTGCGCATCTTGTTTACTCATAATTGTTGTTTTTTAAAATATATGTAGATGTTATTTACTCGTTTTTAATTATACAAATATACGAAAAATTCGGGAAAAGTCAAGTAGCGGGAAAACTTTTTAAGTTAAAAATATTACATCAATAAAGCAAATATACTAACTTAATTAACATAGTGCAAATAAAAAAGGGATGTTTTTTAACACCCCTTTTTTGTACTTTATTTACTTATTATGCTTATACGTCTTCTTCTTCGTAGTCTTCTGGAACATCAAATGTTTTTTTGATTGATGTGTCTACAACTCCGCCTGTATCTATATCATCTTTTTTTAAGATGTATTCTTTAGGTTTTTGTTCTCCAGTTGCGTCATACCCATCAACATCTTTCCAATAGTCGGTTAATTTTATATTGTACGGGAAAGAATCCATAGACCTCATTTCTAATTTTTCTACAGGTGTTGGGTTTCTTTTTACAATTTCTTTTTCAAGCGTATCAATTTTACTAGCTATTGAATCCATAGCAGCAACTCTTTGTTCTAAATCATTAAATTTATTTAAAAGTTCTGTTGTTTTTAAAAAACTTAAATCGGCAGATTTTTTAGCATCTTCACCACTCTTAACAAGTTGTGTTACGTCAATATCAACTTCTTCTTCCGCACCAGCATCCTCGGTTCCAGCATCTTCCGTGCCAGCGTCATCGGCGCCTGCGTCATCAGTTCCAGCATCTTCGGTTCCAGCATCTTCGGTTCCAGCATCTTCAGTTCCATCGTCTTCAGTTCCATCGTCTTCAGTTCCAAACATATTTGAATCGTCAGTATCAGCTTCCGCACCCGCATCAGCACCAGCCTCGGCACCTGCTTCTGCTCCAGCTTCTGCTCCAGCCTCGGCAGTTTTTGAATCATCAACTGGTTCTTCATCAGCTTCCTCTAGATTAGAACCTAAGATTAAATCATCTTCTGTTCCTTTAGGTTCTTCTGTATAAAATGAATATTCAGATAAGAGTCTAAATTTTTTAAGCTCTTCGTTTAGTAATTTTTGATTAATTTTCTTAGCCATATTAAGTTAATAATTGTCTTCCGTCTTCTGTTATTATCTTTTTGTTGATTCTTTCTAAAATGCTTTTATCATTTTTGATAATGCAAACACCTGAGCTGCAATCCATTTCTTGATTTGACTCGTCTAGTGTTGGTTTTTCACCTAAAAAACTATCCATAGCTTTTTTAAGGTTTTTTTCATTAGTTTCGTTATACATAAAATTTATTTTTTTGTAAATTATTATACTAATAAATATCTTAAATTAATTAAAAAACTCGTTTTAAATCCAAAAGTACCAATTCTTTCTTATCTATCAGTATCATTTTGTCTTGATACTCAGACCAATCTACTTGATACGACTTGTAATCTATATTACCAATGTCATCACCAAATTTAGATTCGATAAGTTTGTTTAGGGCATTTATAGTGTAAAACGCTGTACCTTTTTTGTGGACGATTATGGCGTTAGGAAAGAAATTTTTAAGGTCTATTTTTTTACCCTCAGGTAATAATAATTTAAAAGTTAGTATGATTTTTGAGTCGTCATTTATATTATTATAACAGAAGACTTTATCTTTTGTTACATTAAATTTTGTATCTAAATAATTTAGAAACCAATCTAATCGTTCTGGAAATATAAAGGACGCTAATAATATTGATTTATTCATTTTCTATAGAGTATAAGTATGGAATGTACTTGACCTGATTATCAAGGTTTTCAATTCTAGTTTTATACTCAATAAATATCATATTTTTTTCTAAAAACACTTTACTTTTATTCTTTATTTTCAATAAGAATTTTTCAACATTCAAACCAATAAACTCAATAAGTTCTAAATCAAAACCAAATATAAAATTATCAAAATATGTATATACCATTCTATCATGTCTATACGATATGATGTTGTTTGTTTTGTTAATCTTTTTTAATAGTTTTATGATTGTTTTTCTATCAAATATAATTGGGTCGATGAATGTGTATTTGATATCTTTGGTAAGTTGTTTGTAAACTCTTTCAACAAAATTGTATATGTCTTCTTCGTGTAGTTCTCTTCTTTCGGTTTTTTTAAATGTCCAATATAGATTGTCGGATAATTTTCTATCTATGATGTCGTAGTCTGGATAATGTTTCTTGATGTAATCCCATCCAATGATTAACGTGGGTAATCCCTGAACCGTTAGGTCCAAGGATTTAACCACATTAAAATCACAAGAAACATTTACATTAGCAACTGAAACAATATTCGCTATAAGCATAACGCAAATATACGAAAAGTATTTTAAAAGTCAAAATTATCCAATAAGTGATTTAATTTCATTTGCCAGTACAGGATAGTGTAACTTGTAAGGGCCAGTACAATTATGTGCTTCACCGTCTGATGCTGAATAACCAACACCTTGATTTAAAACTGTAACATTTGGTTGACCATTTAATACAGAATAATATGATATGACGTCAGTGTTATCATAAGTTGTTGTACCGTTTAATTTTGTACCGTATATTTTATTTATATCCCCATTAGGTTTATATTTTATATTTCCTATCCAACCACCACTTCCTCTGACAAATAGGTATTTTGCACTTGGAAATACTCTTCTAAGTTCTGTTAGTACTTTTAGTAAATTGTTTGAATTTTGAAATCCATCATTAGTACCTATTGATACTACAACATTTTCTACCCCAGTGCTTACTGGATATTTTTTAAGTGCACCTATTAACCATGTAGTGTCTTTTCCACCAAAATATAATGATGCATCACCTTGGGTTGGTGAAATTCTTCTTGCGGAAGAGCCTGCGGTTATTAAAATATTTTCTAAACAAAATAACAATGAATCACCAACTAAAATGTTTTTTAAGGTTGTTGGTGTGTTGGTTGAAGTTGGTTGTGTTGATGAATTTAATGCTTGTGGGTTATAACCGCTTATTTTTTTAAATAATTTGAAATTATCTATCCCTACTTTAACAAATCCCTCTGTCATTATATCTGCATCATATTCATCATAATTTAGGTATCCACTTTTACCCTTAAACGACCTTGTTATATATGGTTTATATACGTCATATTTTTTTCCCATTTGGAACATGCCAGCATATCCACTATTTGGGTCTGTATATGTTTGTAACCCATTTTCCTGCATCCCCATTGTAATGATATTGTCAAGCGAAAAACCTTCATTTGGTTGTTCGTATTTTTTAAATATATCTTTAAGTCTTGAATATGGTCTACCCAAGTCATCCTTCGCACTACCATTGATTCGTGTTTGTGCCTCTGCTGCTTTTATTGGAAGTTGTTTAGTCCACACGTTAAGAAATCCATTGGCTAATTTTTTAGGGTCTGACCTATATAGTGTTGAAATGTCTGATTTTTTAACACCGTTATCTGCGACTAATGTACCTGGCCAATTGTCTGTGAAAAAATCAGTATTTACGTTGCTTTGATACGATGCTTGGGTACCACTAGCAACTTTGTAATGTTGAGATGCGCCATCAGGACCTTGTTGCCATGAAAAATATATCCAAAGTAAATCTGATGTTGATAATTCATAATTTGCTGTTCCTTTAACGGTAATAAAATCACAACCGCTATAAACAGCTTCTTTTCCATCTGGTTCTTTAGGATTTTTTACAACTGGGTCATATTGTGCGTTTGCTGGTATTGTTACGGTATTTTTTGGATTATTGACATATTTTGGTTCTTTCGTCTGCCATAGACATATTGCTGATGTTCCGTGGTATTCAAAATGCCAAAACTCTTCGACACCGCTACCATCTCTTAAGCTGGTTGGCATCCAGAATCCATATCTCCAGCAATTTTCTAAAAACCATTTTAGTGATATGTTTATATTTTGGTCAAAACCTCTTTTTAAATTATCCGCACTAGTTGATATTTGTAATGCATTACCATCAGCATCTATTGTTTGTAAATCAACAGCCAACCCCCATCCATGATAAGAAGTTCCAACAGCAGCAACAGCACCAGGGGGTTTTTTATTTTTTATATTATCTCTTACTAAATTTGTTTGTTTTGTTGCGTTACGATATAGGCTAGTAATAGTGATATAGTTTCCATCGCTAAATGTTTTATAATTATTTTGTTTTGCGTGTGTAACAAAATCAGTTAACATTTTTTCTAACGCATTTGCAGCTTCTGTTATTAATGACTCGTTAAGTTCGTTTTCGTTGTCTGGGGCTGGAGCTTCTACCTGTGTACCAGCTTTTTGATTACCAACACCGTTAGGTGCAACAACTTTTTTCATTGTTATTTGATTGTTTGTTTGAGTCAAATACGCATTTTTGCCATCATTTCTAAATATTGTTGCTGCAATAGGTGCTAATAGTTGAGTTGGGGTATACGTTACTGTACTACCAGCTGTTGCCGCTCCAATTTTTTGGCCAGATATCAATGAAGAATAAAGCGTCGCTTTATCTATCAATGGTGTTTTTGCTATTCTAATTCTTGTACCAGTAAATACGGTTGTCATATTATTTGGCACAATGCTATGAGTAACCTTTGTGATTAAATAAGCACCATGAAACATTGGTATGTTATCCAATTGAAAATACATCATTGGTTGAATCATTGCATCGCCAAGCATTTCAACTTCAGCTTTATAGCTTCTTACAGAATAAACATTGTATAGGTTTTGACCAACATATGACTGGTTTGCCGAACTTAGTGAGTTTGATATTGCGTCTGTTATTGCTAATGATTCGGCCGTTTCATTAAATTCTGATTGGTCAAGCCTGATATCCTTAAATATGTTTTGATTTTGTTGTCCGTATTTAACAATAAATGCAGATGCAAAATCCTCCCAACTGGCTTTTTCTTCTGAAAAATCTTTAGGCCATGTTTTATCGTTTGTTATATCAAAACCATCGTTTGGATATTCCGAATCTGGACCGAAATCTAGCTTGGTTGATGTTTGCCCAACATATACGCAAACAAACGATGGGCCAGTTGCTGTTTCTTTTTGTGCCATATAATAAGGGTATGGTTCAAAAATGGAATGCAATTCTTTGGGGTCGTTAAAGTTAATAAAATTTGGTAATGCAATAAATTCAAAATTATTATCTGTTAATATTCTACCAAATAAATCATAAATGCTAGAATCAGGACTCTCATACAGTTGATGCGTTACCATTACTGGATGTATTTGAAATTGTTTGCTAATATCTTCAAATGACCTACTGACAAATCTAAAACTATCAATAAGGTTTAATCCAGCAGGTGTTCCTTTACCGTATTCGGTATTTATGGCTGTATCGCCAGCTAATCTATATGGTTCATTTGTTCCTTTAGAACAACATTGAAATAATATATCATTAAATGGTCTTGGGCTACCACCGACACCAGCAATCCATTTATCATATATTTTTTTACACGTTCTGTATATCTCTAATTTAATTTTTTCGTTTTCGCCTGGTGATACAATTGTTTTCTGGTCGTCAGTAACTTTGGCTATTAATGCTTGATTAATAGTATCGATATATTTTGCAAATTTTGATTTAAGAAATTTAGGTGTTGGGTTTGTATCTTTTATACCATTTGACCATATAAATACTGAGTTATTTTCAATATATTTATGTGAAAAAAGTAATTCTTTTAATTTTTTTTCTGCTGGACCATTTAGTTTATATTCAATAAATAAATTATAATCAAATTTACCTAGTGTTGGTAATGCGTAAATATATGTCATAACTGAATAGTTATCCTCTAGTTTACCAATATTTAATTTATTACCATATAGTTCGTTCATTTTGGCAAGCGTGTTAACGGTTATCTCGGTGTATGTACCATTAACGTCATATTCTTCCAAAGATTTTGCATCAGTTTTAACAACTGTGCTACTTCTTAATATGTCCCATTGTGCTTTCCACTGGCTATCGCCAAAAAATGCTGTTCCGTCCCCTTTGGTTATATCCAAAAGTGGTATGATATCATTTGTAAACTCTTCTTTAACAAATGTATCAAATTCACTAACAAATAAATCTTGAACTTTTGGTGGTAGTGCTAAAATTTCTGGGTCGATTTTTTCATAAGACATACCAAGTCTATCACAAAAAAACATTGAAAAATTGCTTTGGTTATCATTTAAAGCATCGTTACCAGTTGCAACTTGTAATCCAAAAATATTTAAATTTGTTTTAGACGTTTCAAATGAAATAACCTCTGGATAAGCTTTTAAATATTCGTCATTTTTTGGATAATCGTCGTCATTTGTACTAAACCCAGGTATTAAAGATTCGTTACCTATTTTAAACGTTACTGGTATTTTTCCAGCTAACCCTTCTCTGTATCTCCAAATTAAAGAGCCTATAAATGCTGGCCATAATTTTGGAACTTTAACAAATCCATTTCTTATAGCAAATGTATTAAAAATTTCTTTTTGTTTAAAAATACCAACATCATCTGTTATACTCAATATTCCAGTAGACCTTGATGATTTTCCAACTAGTCCTTTCCAAGGAAAACAATGTAAAAATAAAAAAGCTTTTGGATAAACGCTTGTTTGTGCGTTATATAACCTACTACCAAACAATGAAAAGTTAAAAGAATATTTCCTAGTCTGTGCAGCAAAATTAAAAAATGGAAAAGAAACTTGGTCTTGTGTTGTTTCGTTTGAAAACAATGTTATATTTTTACCAACTGATTCGTGGTTATTTGAAAGTACATTATATCTTTCTCCTGGTATAAAAGTATCAATATATTCACTTGTTGTTATATTTTCAAATGTATAAGCGGCAAAAGCACCACCAGAAAAAGTTAAATCAAGAGGCGTTTCACTATTAATTCTTCGTGTTGATAACCCATTTTGAATTCCTTCCCAACCATTTTCAATTAGCGGATTATCATAAAAAATACTATGATAACCTAACTGACCAGCACCATATTCAGATTTTGAGGAGTAATCGACCGATGAGTATTCTTGGACGCCATACTTACCATTACTAAGAAAAAAATCAGCATCTACTGGTGAAGTTAAATCGTTAGACAATAAGTCGTATTTAAAAATACTTGGACCCCTAGCAAGAGGTGGTTGCGTCGTTATACTATCGTAATCATCGGCGCCAATAATACTAATATATTTTGCGGTATCTGCAGATTCGGCGTTATCATCGTATTTTACACTCCCAGACCTATTTGATAATTTAAAATCAGAATAATTACCATAGTAAGGGTTTGTTATACTGTTAAAACCTTTATCAGCAGGTATTTCGTATCTATTAAAAGGAGTACTTCCTTTAAATGGTATTTCAATATATTTATAATCCCAATGTTCAATATTATTATATGTGGATGCTGATAGTAGATTTTTTTCTGTACCATTAACAATACCTTTTACTGCAGAATATTTATCAACTGTATTGTAATTGCTAGTTAATGCTGGTAAAATAATTTTATTTGTTTTGTATTTTTGAATTATTAACTCCGCTTCAGCCTTTGCAAATGATTCTATTTCTTTATCATCAATTAAGTTGCTAGGTTGCCAACCTAATACACCAGCAGCTCTTAAAACAATAAGTCTGGCAATATCATCTTGATTTGCGCTGTCTGGTAATCTATCGTATGGAGTTTTATCTGGTATTGACCTAATTGAATCAATTGGGCTAAATGCTTGCCAAGCTACAACACCATTTGAGTTTAATTGTACTGCCTCGTCCTCTTGTATATTTTTAACCATTTGTACGTACAAATCTTCAACGAATTTAACTTCTGGTACTAGAAGTGGGTTTTCAAGAACACCCGCAGAACCAAGATATCTTTCCACATCGTTTTCAATGTATTCTGGCCATGGATATATTACAGCGTCATCAGTTTTTTTAATATCTAATCTTTGATTGTCAAGAGATTGTGATTTGAATTTTTTTAATTCATCAATTCTAGTTGTTTCTAGATACCTTGAAGAAACCTTAAACATTAGTTCTAGGAATATTTCAATATGTGCTGTAAACATTTTAAAAATATTCCTTATATTTGGTTCAAATGTTAACTTGCTTTCAATTGCATCTGCAATATCTAAAGCTAATGAGTCTGTAAAATCTTTTTGAGCTTTTTCTAATTCTGTTCTAGCATCTTGTATATATTGTCTAGTTTCTGTAACATCGCGTACTATAATATATGCCTCACTAGGTGATACCGTTTTTGGTAATGCATTTTGAAATCTTTTTACAATACCACTAATTACTTCATTATTGGTACCGTCTATTAAATCTTCATAACTTTCTTTTATATTATCAATCATGTCGGCGTTATTAACACCACCAGTTGGGCCAATTAATTCATTTACTTTTGCTATCGCCCCACCAGTAATTTGATTTGTTTCTATTAATTTTGCGCTCAATAAATTGCCAACCTTTGTGTTATATGCATCGCGTTTTTTTTTATATTCTTCTCTAAAAGTCTTACCAATTTTATACACATTAGTATTTTTATATGCATCTCCAAAACTAGTTTCGCCCTCTTTACGTGGGTCTGGAAAAAAAACAATACTAGTTTGATAAGGCTCGGTTGTATCTCCAAGTATTGCCTCGCATATTGTTGGGTTTTTAAGGTCTCCAATGTAGCTATCTACTAAACCCTCGATAACCGTTAAATCACCCTGTAATTCATTAATTAATGCTACGTTATTTCTATTTACATTTGATGTATTTGCTAATTGTTCTTCCACTAATTTATCAATGTTATTCATATCTTTCATGAATTGATTGATAGAAATGGTATCTTTACTTTTTAATAAATCAATTCCATCTGGTGTTCTAACAGCAGCTCTCAGATATCCAAGAATCATATCAGCAAACATCGCATATGTATAACCAACAAAGCTTGCACTAATTTCAAAATTACCAGTTTGTGAATTAAATTTAGTGTTGCATTTAACCATGTGTAAACAATATACAACAGGTTTACCATAAAACCCTTTGATTTTTAATTCAAATAATGGATAGGGTAATCTAAATAAAACATTATATATTGATTTTGCACCAGATTGGAAAATTGCTCCACCTCTAACATCAATAAAATCTATATTGACCATTGGTGCATATGATGAGTTGAACTCTATTTGAATATTAGTAATTCCTAATGCTTCTTCAATTATATTTTCAGTTCCTAAGTCTGTATAGCTAGTGGTTAAAAAATTACCATAACCTGTACTTCCGTCTTTTTTACCTTTGATAAAATTTACAATACTAGAACCTTCGCTATTTTTTTTTTGTGTACCGTTTTGAGTATTAATTAATACGCTTCTTGCTTTTTGTGTTGTAAGCAATTCAACAATAATACATAATTCTTCTGGCGGTACGGACATGTTATAATTTGTATCACCAAAAATACTATCATTATATTGATAACCAAAATCGTTTGGGTCAACTATGCTGAATCTGCCACTACCTTTTCTATCACCTTTAGCCATGCTGTAAATTGTTTTTTATTCTAAAATTATACCCCATAAAGTAGTTTATAATTGTTTACTAATTGTATATATCTGCCTATTGCATCTTCAAAAGGAAACGGTACAACGATTATTGTTTGGTCGGGTATTAAAAACTCCAAACCCCCAAATTGTGGGTTTGCAGACATTATTAACCAACCAAAGTATGGTGAATTATAATACGCATTGCTTACTTTGTCAAGTCTTGTTTCACCTAATTTATATAATACAGTTTTATCACCGCTTGTTTGGGTCAGCGTAAGGCCAGGTATTGGCTTCATCTTATCGTTACTTCTAAATTCTTCGTATCTATCGAAATATCTTGGCATATGTTTTTATTTTTTTATTTTGGTGGTTTTGTTACTGGTAATGTGTATTTAGCAAATTTTTGCCAGAAAGTACAAGTTTCTGTACCAATTTTTGATGAGAGGTTTATAAAATCACCTAATGCTACTAATTCTACACTGCTAGCGTCAGAAGGGAAATTTTTCTTAATGTTTTCAAGCAATCCTACTGTTGGTGGGTTTGTATTTGGATTTCCGTCATAATTTTCATTTGCTACCGCTAGGCTAGTTGCACTACCCCTGCTTGAGAATCCAACCCAAGCTTTTCCATCAGTACTTCTATCTATGGTAGCGGTCCAAGTAACTACAGGCCCCTTTACCGTAACTTCTACAGATATGACCGTTGGATTTATTCCAGCATCATATAGTGCATATAAAACTTTTGCAACTTTAGTATTCATTTCACCGACATTTCTAGAAACTCCATTAATTGTTGTACTTTGAAATGCGTGTAGCTTGTCACGATTGTTACCAAAGTTAAATGTTGTTACGTCATAACTATCTTTTAAAGCATATGGTAATTGATATGGTGATGTTGGTGTAGATGTTGGAGGCGGTGCTGGTGTATTGTCTAGATAAAAACTAATACCTGGTTGTCCGCCAGTTTCCCAATTTATTATAAATCGACTACTAGGGTCTTTTTGTGCTGCCAATATATTATTTTTATTATCTTCGTCAATATCTCCCAAATCTAAAACTCCCTGCCAAGTTGTACCTTTTTCCCAAGCTTTACCACTAGGTTGGTCTGCGGCTACTTCTGTATTTGCCACAATAACTTGACTACTTGAATCAGAACCAGAATCAAACACAACTGAGGTGTCGTCATTTCTACTAACATTAAATGTTCCGTCAACACCTAAACCAAGATTAAGGCTAGCACCATTTATATTTGCCTTTATGGTAACCATACCTTTATATGTTTTTGATGATTGTAATGCAAATGTTGGTAATTTATCTGTTCTACCCCATTCAAAATCAACGGTTATACTATTCAATGATTTATCATAAGGATAAACTTTTTTAATATTAATTGCATTAACAACATCAGCATCTTTACTATTACTAGCAGCTACTGGTGTTGGTGGTGCTGGTGCTGGTGTTACCGATGATGGTGTGGTTGGTTGTGTAAATGGTTGACTTACTAGATTTAATTTATTAGGGTTGGTTGCCCCGTCAGGGTAATAGTCAACATTTAGCGTATATGTACCATCTTTTTTATCATTAACAATACAGCTTTGAGCATTTGCTCCTAAACAAACATTCGACACAATTTTACCCGAGTCATCTTTAAATTGTGTATTACCAACTTTCATAAAGTCATAGTTAGGGTCAATAATTCTTAACACTAAATATTTACCAGTTGTTTGTTCTAAATTAAAATAACTAGCATCATTACCTTGTAATGTGCTAAACTCACCTAAATAATCAATAGTTATACCAGGTTTGCTTACGTTCGTATTTGCAGTATTGGTTAGCATTTCTGTATTTAATTGTACCTTTGTTGTATCGTTATACACTAACGTTTCTAGGCTATATTGTTTACCCTCTGTAAGCCCAGTGCACGGTGGTGTTACATTAGCAAGAGGAATTGAAAGAGCATTATCCTTTGTATTTTTTTTAAATGAAAAAGGGTCAAATTGAAGTAGTTGAGTACTATCGCTAGTGTCAAGATGTATATATTGATATTGTTCAAGTCCGTCAGCGCTTTTTATTGTCGATTTAACATTTAGTTTATACTGACTAAGTTCAGGTCTTGTTGGGTCTCCGTTATTATAAAGATTAAAACTAATAACCCCGTTTTTATTGTTTGTATTTGTAGTTGTTACATCTTTTACCGTTAAATTTTTAATAGCAGATTCTTGTTCTTGTTGAGAATTTGTTAATCCGTTAACATCTATATCATAACTACATGGGATTGAAACACCAGCAAAACTAAATACAATTTTATATGGTATTTCATTTCCCTCAATTAATTCAGGTGTTTTTGGTTCTGTATTTGAAAAGTATAAATTATTGACTACCGAATTTGATTTTGTGAATGCGCTAGATACATCTATTGGTGTTTTCCATACATAGGTATCTTTTTCATTGATTTTACTAATTAGTGTTACCGTTAACTTGTAATCCTGAGATAATTCTACAGTTTTATCTGTTGCGTTAATAAAAAAGGAGATATAATTACCTTTGGTAGCATCTTTAAGTACTTTTAAATCTGGGTTTGACGTATCTGATTCTGATACACCTATAGAAATTATTTGACCGTCGCTATCACATTTGGTTTCTGATTTGGTTACGATTCCTGTTGCTGTATCAAATATAATTTCACACGTTGGGTCATTAACACCCACTAGTTGTATTGATACATTATATTCGCCACTATCAATTAATGATTGTGGTGGTGGGTTATCACCCCATATACCATTATCAGTTGGTGTACAATAAAAATTATTATTCTCTGGTGCGTATGTTTTATTATCTTCAGCATAAAATAGTTTATTTGGATTAGTTGCTACATATATAACACTTAAATCGTTTATATCGTAAACATTAATATATGAGTCATATGGTTGTAATATTTTTACTGCTGAGTCATTATAATCAAATCTAAAACCAATAATATCTTCAAAAAAAGAAATTGGTTCATTTTTTTCATCTTGTACATTAAACCAATATAGGTTATCTTTATCTCTTTCACAAGAAGATGAAGTACCATCACCACCTTGAGTATCTGAGCTTGTTTGTTTTTTATCTTCATCACTAGTTGCTGTTTGGTCAACAGTCGGAGGTGCATACGTTGGTACTGTATCGCCAAAAGCTCCCATAGAAGTGGTAACGGAATCAAGACCTAGTACCAAGCCGTATGCTGTTTCTTGTGTACCTTCTGGCATTAGTTCTGTTTTAGAAGCAAATGTTGTTCTTGTATTTTCCCCCTTGTAATTCTTATCAAGCAATTTAATATCTTCAACAGTTGCGATATAATCAGCTCTGGGGTCATAAACTTGCGAGTTTGCAAAATAATTAAACGATAGTGCGTTTTGTAATTTATTAATTGGGCCGTACATACTAGAACCACCAATATATTTAAAAGATATTGTTACATTAGCAATCATTGGTTGTACACCAACACCTTCTGGATTTAAATCCCAAACCAGCGGTTCGTAATCAATACTTAAATTATCCATCATTATTTTTGTATTGTAAAAATCACCAATTCTTAGTATACAAACTGGTGCTGGACCAAAAGCTAAATTGTTTGGGTTGTCATTTGCATTGCTTGTTGGCCCTTGTCTAGTGCATTGTAATAAGAATGTTAATCTAGAGTTTAAACCTTCTGGTGTTGTTGAATGAAATGCTGGATGAAAATATCTTATTTGTTGTCTAATTTTATCAAAAACAAAAGAATCGTCTCTTGTTAATTTTTCAAAAAAATCCTGTTCAGTATAGAATCTATTAGTTACTTGTGAATTTAAGGCTATTTGTTCAGGCTCTACTACTGTTCTTGGTTTTTTTGTTTTAGTTCCTTCAGCTTTATTTGTAAATTTAACTCTACCGTATCTGTCGTATTTAGGTCCTTGAGAATCTACAGGTGTTTTTGAAGTATACGGAAATTTTTGACCATCTTTGGTAGCTGTTTTTACTGTACCAACAATTCTTTTCTTTTCAATAATGTTGTTATCTAATAACCATTTTTCCATTGCCGCAGCTCTATTTTTTGATAGTTGTTCATTCGCATATGTTTGTCCACCACCTTGACTACTGGCATACCCCTCGATTTCAGCAACACAACTAGGGCACGTATTTTTTAAATAATCTCTAAGCGCAGTCTTATATGCTTCGTCGTTCCATGTGTCAAATTCTTTATCTGGTGGTACTTTTAATTTTTTATTACCAAGAGACTTAGAAGTGCCAGGCTTGTTAAAACCATAGTTTGTTGAATCTGGCCAATACCCCGTATATCCTGTTGGTGGGGGGATTGTGGCATAATAATCAAGTTTTGGATTTGGGCTATCGTATCCCTCCGTATCCGTCGCATCTTTATATTGTTTTTCACCATTGTATTTTCCGTGTCCTGTAAGACCACCATCTTCGTAGTTCCACGCTAGAACAGTTTCTATTTTTGTTATATCGTTAGGAAAATAAATAGTAATTTCGCTTGGTGCCTCTACTGGGGGTTCTGTTATCTCGTCAACATAAGTTTTAACTGTTTGTTTAACTGTTTCTTGCTCTTCTCTTGTTAATAAACTAGCATAATAGTCATCATCAATACAACCAGCAAACCATGAACGTATATATTCATCTGTTGGTCCGTTGTCACCTTTAAACCCATTCATCGAACTAGGATGGTCAACAACTATTTTAAACGAAAGATTACCTGTTCTTTCAGTATTATTATATGTATATAACGGTTCGCCTCTACCAATAAATAAATTACTTTCAAGACTAACTGAACTAGATTCACTAAATGTTAAATCATATGGTGGAAACCACATTATTCTACCAAACTTTCCTGTTAGTAGGTCGCCTGGTCCTTGTTCAATTGGTAATAAATTTACCGCTGGCGAACCAACCCATGCTAAATTCTCAATTGAGAACATGTATTTTTTGGGTATCGTTGACCTTCTAGTTAAATCGTCTGTTTTATATGGTGCAATTTTTGCAAATCCATTATCATCTAATACAGACATTCTTTCTGAGTTGTGTAATCTCCAACCTTTTGTTCCACCTGTTAATATTGGACCTCCAGAACCTTCTTTTTGATTTAAACCACGACTTCTAATTAACTTATTAACAGTATCATATCTGTATTGTGGTATCCATGTTCTACAAAATGTATTTGTTGCTGAATCATTTGAGCTACTATTCCCAAGAGTACCGTCTGGATTAAATCTAAATTTAGATAAAACACCAGAACCTTTAGATATAAATCCATTTGGTGATATGGCTGTTTGTATTTGTTCTTTGCTATTACCACCTTCAGCACTACCATATGCTGAAACCATTGTCCTCATACCCTTGCTATTAAATAGCATTTGTGTTTTACTTAATAATGATTTTTTTTCACCAACAAATTGAGCGTTACTAGATTGGGGTGCTGCTGGTCCAACGAATTCTGCTTGTTGTGCTAATAAATTTGTTGTTGCACCTTTATTTGATGTCCAAGCAAAATTTTGTGCAAATGGTTTTGAATCTGATGCACTTGGTAACCCAATAAATCCAGAATCTGCAACCAATTTTTCACGATTCCAATTTAAATCAGGAATAATTCCATCTGTAGGTATAAGAAAATTTTGTGTAAGAACCCCTTGAGGATTCATAAATGCGTACCCTTTTATATTTTTTACACCCTCGAAACCTGGTACATATCCACTTCTGAACGGACCTTGTATATTTTCACCATTTGCATTTATATTATATTTTAAAGCTTCTTTTTGACCCTTACCAGTATTTTTTAACATACTGTTTGCACGTACAATATTATCAACGTATTTATTTTCTTCTGCAAATATTGAACCTTCAGGTTGTAAAAGGCTTTTAGGTACTTGAAATCCTAATATCTTTTCACCTAATCCAAGTAATTGACCACCTAGTGTTGATGATACAGTAATCTTGTAATCTGGTCTAAGACCTATTGAACCTATATCCCCTTGAACTAAATTTAAAAGATTTTCATTAAGATTTAATTTACCTAATATTGCTTGCTCTGTATTAAATGCTGCGTTGTTTGCTAGGGCCAATGCTAATTGTTGGGCACCTATTGTCCCTAATTTTGTATCGTTAAGAACACCAGCAACGCCTAATACTCTACCAGCCAAAGATGACCTTAAATCAAAATTTGGTACCACATTAATTCCACCAGCACCACCAATACCACCAGCGATACCAACACCTTGACCATTTAATAGACTACCTAAAATATCTGCGGCTTGTGTCGCATCTTTACCAACACCCAATAATTGACCATATGCTTCATCATAACTTGGTAATTGTTGCGCTGTTTGAATTGGTTGAAGTGATATATAGTCAGCCATATCAACTTGCTTGGTAGCATCTAAATATAGATTTTTAATTGTTGCTTGTTTTCTATATTCAGCAAAATCACTTTTTGCTAGTAAACCATATTGTTCTGTTGTTGAATCAGGTGTTGTTGGGTATTGAGTTGTTCCATTTGGCGGAACAGGATATATTGGTGTTGTTAAGGTATAATTAATATCTAAAAACTCTGGTGCAGCTGAATCTTGGTTTTTATATAAATTCATTATGATAGCGTTATCATAACGAAACACACCATCAATAACAAGTGGATTTTGTTGAGGTACAGAACCATTACCAACCATTGTATCTAAAAATGGCTCTCCACCTCTTGGTGAACCGTTGATAGATGTTGAATACTGTGGGTACCTAATTGGGTTTTGAATATTTAAATGTAATAAAAAATCACGAATACCAAAATCTAATGCCGTTCTAGTAATTGAGTTCTTATTTCCTGCCGTAGGTGCTGTTGTATCATAATATATTAATGGCATAACTGTAAATTATTTAATTATAAATATAATACCATAGTATTTTATGTAAATAAACCTAAAATTGTTTTATCTTTATAACAAAATAAGCCCACGACGGGCTTACTATTTTTATTATTGATTTAATTGTTTATTTATAATTATTTTATTTTTTTTATTAATATTAATAATATATTCAAATATACGGTTTTTTTTCCAATAAGTCAAGTACTAATCGTTTTTACCTTTAAGTGCTTTATTTGCCGCTTCATTAACTTTAAGTGATAACTGTCTAAGAAACAATGGGTCGCTCATTAAATCCTTTCCAACTTCTCTAGATTCTTGAGTTGATTCACCATTTATTCTTACGTCAATTACTCCACCTATCTTCATATCATCAACCCTTACACTAGCAGACGCGTTTGAATTAGCCGAGCCAGGCGACCCACCATACATTGACATTATTGACCTTGCAAGATTATTATTACCGTTAGCATTTGTACCAGCTATCATCGTTGAGTCATTCAACTTCATAAATTTATCTTTAGCATTAAAACTAACAAGACCATCATCTAATTGAGCAGTTGCGGCACCAGATACAACATCATCTGGATACTTATCTGGATTTGCCTTGATATCAGCAATTAAATCTTTATTAGATGGTATAATATCTTTTACTTCGGGGTGTAATTTTCTATAAACAGCCCTACCTAATGCAACATCGTCTGTCCCCATACCTTTGATACCCAAACCAAAACCTTGTGTATCTAAACCAAAAGCTTTAGGTAGTATTTCAAGTATCCCAACACCAGTACCACCCAAAGCTTCCAACCAACCAGCACCGCCTGTACTTCTTGCACTTTTTGACGAAAAAAAGTCAACTTGGTCTTTTACTGTTTTAGCTACAGAAACTACAGCTGCCGCAGTAGCAGCAGCGGCTCCAGCACCACCAGACCCAGCAGCTGCAGTACCAGTAGTAGTCGCACCTCTAGCAGCAGTACTCGCCGCAGCATTACCACCCATACCAAATAAACCTGAACCCATCATTCCCATTCTAAAACCTACAGCTAAAGACGCACCATTAGCAATCCACATAGCAGCTTTACCAGCTAATGCAATAGCAAAAGATTTAATTGGGTTTTCAGTAACGTATTCAATAAATTCACTAATTTTACCACCAACCCAATCAAGAATAACCCCAATTTTATCAAATATTTTTTCTTTTTCAAACCATGCGGTGAATTTACTAATTGCTGCTCTAAGTTTATCACCAACACCACCTTTTTTACCAAAAGTGTCTGCTAATTTTTCTGCAAACGGCATTAAAAATATTTTAAATTGTTCAATTAACCCATTAATTTGTTGGTCAAAACTCATAGCATCCTTAGCTCTTTTTTCAAGACCAGCTTTTTCTGCCATTTGTGCTCGAATAACCTCTTTTGCTGAACTACCTAATTGACTAAGTAATTTTTCGTTTCCGTCAATTTCAATATACGCTTGCCCCTTATCATTAAATTGTGATATATTTTCCAGAAATTCTTTTTCATCATCTTTTAACCCTGTAACATCCATTTGGGTTCTAATTTTTTTAAACTTAGCCATATTTTTACCTGCCGTTACCAATGTTTCCAACTCAACACCAGTTGCTTCAGACACCTCTCTAAGCCTTGCCATCTCAACAGCCGCCAATTGTATATTACCATCTTTGTCTATCCTTGCATTTTGAGATGCAGCATCAGCAACGGCTTTTGTTAAACCCTCCATATCATTACGAGCCATATACATCAACTTAAAAGGGTCAGCCAATTGAGACCATTTACCACCTAAAACTTGAAGTTTAGCTGACATTTCAACTGCACCCTCAATATTCATCAACTTATCAGCCATACCAGCTACAGAATTCATATTTATACCTAACTTGGTAACTGTTTCTGCCATTTTTTTAAACCCTTGAACCCCACCTTTAAAGTTATACCTATTAAGCATTTTCATATTAGATGTGATATTCTTAATAACCTTAGATGAATTTAACCCCATTTTACTCGCATCTTCCATGGTGTTATTCATAAACGTTGCAACCTTTTCAACGGACATACCCTGAGCCTCAAATTCAGCGGCCATTTTAGCAGCTTCATCAGCCCCCATACCAGTTCCTTTAGCAATGGCGGTAATATTAACTAAATTTTTAGCACCCAATAGCACCGACCTTCCAATTTCTTCACTATATGCTGATTGCATCTTTGTGGTCTCTTCAAGTGTACCACCCATTTCGGTAATTTGACCTGAAGCAACCCTTATACTACTACGAAAAGAATCACTTCTTTTTTTCAATAACCCCATACTTAAAGCCGAACTCCTAACCGCTTTATCCATATCAAAAAGTCCATAACCCTTAATCTTGTTGTAAACATCTACTATAGCACCAGGCAACTTACCCAACGCCTTAGAAGTTTCATTAACAAGCATTTTAGTCTTACTAACTGCTTTAAGGTTTGCTTCGTATAGTTGTTTTTGTGCTTTTAATTTGTCAATTTCTTCGTCTAAAGCTTTTTGTAATTTTTCGGTTTCGGCCGCGTTTTTTCCAACAGCTAACGCTTTTTGTTTTTGTAAAAAAAGGATATCTTTTTCGAGCTCTTTAGTTTTTTTAGCATATGTTACGTATTGTTTAGCGTCACCAAGTATGGTTTTTTGTATATCCATACTTTCTCTGGTATTTTGAAGATATTCGTATTGCGACGAATTTAAACCCGTTGATAGTTGATTTGCTTTTTCTAAAAGTTTTATTCTCTTAATTAACTCTTCATTAGTTAATTTTGATAATTCATAATCATTCATATATTAAATTCTTAGCAATATTATTATTATAAATATCTAGAAATAAAAAAACCCTATAAATAGGGTTTTATGATAAGGGAACTTCCCCAGATTTTATTTTATTTTTTAATGCTTCACCACTCACCTTTGTTTTTCTACTACCCTTAGCGTTTGGATTTCCCCTATTTGTTATCTCTTCAGCCTTAGCTTGTTCTTCTTGTTTTGACTTAATAAGCATTCCCATGTAGTATCTTCTTTCATTTGTTGGCATATTTAAAACGTCATTATAACCTATTTTTAAATATTGCATACAAACAAATATCTCTTCCCATAAAGATGGTTTATATTGGTAAGTCAGGCCAAAAAAATCTGACGTTAAGGGGAAGAAAGGTAGAAATAGACTCACCTCTAGGAGTCTTAACTTCGATTGATAGGTCAACCCCACAATCTATTTTTTCAATGTAATCTTTTAATTCTTTAGAATCACGAACCCTCATTTTTTCGATAAAATCTTTAATAAAGCCTTTATCTCTATTACCATTTATATCTACAATTTGTCTCTCTAATCTATATGTAATTACACTATTTACAGGTATTTCATTTTTTTCATCCTCAGCAACCAACTTTTCAATTTGGTTTAAATCACCTACTGTCAACAATTTAAATTTAATATTTGCCTTTGCTATTGGTAAATAAAAATCAAAATAACCTTCAGCATCTGGCTCTTTCGATAATTTAATAGTTTTTAGGCTATTTAAATCAACTTCGCTTTCAAATGGTGCACCATCTTCATCATACATTGTAATCGGGTACATTTCACCATAACTTGTTGCTCTTAACCATAACATGATAGCATTTCTATCACCAACATGTAAATCATTATATCTTAGGTCTGGTTCCAATAATTTTCTATTAATTAGAATTTCCAAAAATTCACCACTCTGTAATAGATTCGGAGACGTTAGGATATTCTCATCTGCCGTTGTCATATAGGCAACCTTAACACTTGATTTTTTATTTTTATATAGTTTACCCTCAGAAGGTAAAGGAATAACGTCAAAAGCTGCGTTATATTGTGGTTGGCTTAATTGTTGAATATACATATCACTGTTATTCATAATTAAATTAGATGGTCCCATATTAGTTATTGGTTGTTTAGATTCTGATTTCAAAGGAACTTTTTGTGGTTCTTGATACTGCGGCTGTTGTTGTTGATATTGCTGCTGCTGATACTGCTGCTGATATTGTTCTTGTTGTACCTGTTGCTTTTGTGGTTGTTGTGGTTGTTGTTGATACGGTTGCTGTGTCCTTTCAGACGCCGTATTAAAACTATTTTGATATTGTTGAGTATTCTCAACATTTCTTTTCAATTGTTCATCTCTTAATCTAATTTGTTCTTCAGTCCTTTGACGCATAACTTCGACCGCTGACATGTTAGTTTCGTTCATCGAGTTGGTATATATTTCGTTTGCGGCTTCGATTCTCTTTGCTTCGTAATCCGAATCAACATTAACTGGTTGTTGAGGTGTGTTTTGGCTTTGTGGTGTGTTTGTTGGAAACACATTTGGTTTTTTGTCCATAATTAAAACTTTTTATTTACTATAAATATAGAACATTCGTTTTTTTTGTAAATAGGGTTTACAATTTTTAAATTTTTTTGTAAATTTGTGTATATGTTAAAACTAATAGTAAAAATTAAAAATTATTTTGTTAAAAAGCAGAAATACAAAACTGCTAAATTTTTTCAAAAGATAGAACTTAGATTGCAAGATAATTAAAAATACCCCATGAAAATATCACAGGGTATCTTTAATATATTTTTTTATATCTTAGAATAATAAGATTGCTCTGTCAAATCTAAGTGTTGCGGTGATTTGAGCGATACCATCATCATCCATTGCTAAGTCACCAAAGCCAACGTTTGTAAGCATAGTACCATCTAATAACCATTTTTCTACAACAACACCCGTCGGGTCAAGCATTTCAAGTTCAACAGGTCTTTTGTAACCAGCTGCGTAACCTTGACGACCAGTAATAGATTCAGAGTGTAAACGAACCCACTCCATTATAGCTTGAGTAGCTGAAGGACCAATAGGGTCTCTAAAAGTAACATCAATAGTTTCCCATGTAAATCTACCAATAACCCAAGTAGAAGTATTCAAGAATGGAATCTCAACTTCATTTTGTGTGATTGAAGGTCTAGAAGCAGTTTCTAACCACCATTGCTGAATACCCAAATCAGCTGGGAAAGTGATAAGCCAACGATTCTTTTTCTTCGGTTCGTAAGGCAAGGGCATCTTCATGAGTAAATCGGCCATATTCTAAAAATTTTAATTTTTTGTTTTATTATTATAAATATGTAGTTTTTTATTTTTTTATATTAAACTACTCATTATTTTTTTTATTCTTTCTATCTCTTCAGTCAATACTTTATTTTTACCATTAACCGATTCATATGTTGCTGGTTTAAATGGTTTAGGTTCATCATCTGATGATTCACCACCACCACCAGACTCACCTGAAGACGCATCAGCATCTGAAGCTCCAGCATCACCACCACTAGGCGGCGTAGCCGTAGGTGCACCACTTCCACTAGCAGCACCCCCACCAGTACCACCTCCACCAGCAGCACTTCCACCCTTTCCATCTGGTTTTGACTTAATACCTAATTTAGCAGCCTGCTTATCTGTATTTTGTTGTTGACCACCCTTTGCAGCCATATTTTTTTTCTGTTGGAACATATATTGAAACAAACCTATTGCATCAGTCATAAATTGCATTAAATGCTTTTTAAATTTACCTCTATCTTGAGCATCTTTTTCTATTTGTGTACGTTTAAATTGAGCCTCAGCCTCGTCAATATTTTTAGCACCAACTTTACCCATTCCAGCTAACTTATCCATTAAATCACCTTTTTTAAATTTACCAGTATATACTGTTTTAAAAATGTCATTGATAAATTTAGCTAAATTTTCATACGTTTGTGGGTTAGCAGATGAAAGATTAAACATTTTATTAAAATCAGTTAATATAATTGGATTTTGTTTAAATGTTTGAAGTTTTTGGTTAAAAACTTTATCATCCCCACTTTTCATATTTCTAAGCTTATTCCTAATCTGCTCAATTCTATTTAAAAAATCTTCAAACTCTTTAACTCTTTTAGGACTAACGTTTTTATTAAGATATTTAACAAGCTCTTTATCTCTAAAGTATTTAGCTTCAGACAAAGGCTTTTTTAAATCTGCCGTCTTAACCGCGTATGTTTTTTTCTGAGGTCCGTCACCATCAGCATCTATTTGTGTACTTCCTGGTGAAACATCTGGAATTGTAACTGTAACGTTTCTACCTTTGTAAATTGCTTTATCACCCTTTTTAAATGTTGTTACATTTGTATCTACATTTGATTCATCATCTGATTTACCCTCTGCTCCAGCACCAAACTTCTTATTGCTAGCAACAACAAATCTAAATAAGTTTAATAATGAATTATATAAATCATCGTTAAAACCGCCTTTACCATCACCTTTACCTTTATCACCACCTTCTTCTTTACCTTTATCTTCAATTTTTTTAGGGTCTTGTGCTTCATCTTTATCAATGGTTGGACCTTCTGGTTCTACAATACCAGCACCACCCTCAATGTTTAACATTGATTGGTATAGGTCATTAAGTGTTTTTGCTCTAGATTGTTTTTGACCTTTCATTCTCATTATCTTAACAAGAGCACCAGCACCCAAAAGAGCAACACCGATTGGGCCTAATACGGCACCAAATCCTTTTGCTACTAAATATCCAGTACCAGTCTTAATACCTGTTTTAATTGCTACTTTGGTAACAATTTGTGGTACCATTTTAATAAGAATAGATGTCAAGTTTCTACCAGCTATTGTACCGTATAAAGTTGTGTCAGGAGTTAATTTACCCGTTCCAGATGCGCCACCGTGGAACATATCATTAAGTGTTTTAAATTGGTTTGGGTTATTAACTAAATCATGAAGACCTTTAGCTGCTTCAGTTGGTTTCATCATTACACCACCTCTCTGACATAATAAATCAATACCCTTATTAGCATCACCACCACCAATTTGCTTAAGTGCGTCAACCAATTCTTGAGGTTTTGAATTTGCATCTAACGGATGCTCTGTAAGACGACCTAAAAGTTTATAAACACCTTCACCAGGCTTAATATCATTTAATATTTCACTTTTTGTTTGCAGTAACTCAGTTGTTGTTTCTGTGTCAGTATAGTTATACGGTTGGTCAAATAAATGCTTAAACCATTCTGTATTTGCTATCCAACTAAATGCACCCATTGAACCACCTATACCTGCTAATAACAATGGAAGTTTATTTGACTTAAGTGTTTTCATTCTTTCACTGTCAAAATCTTTACCACCATCACCACGTTTAGCTTGCAATGTTTTTCTTACATTTGCTGCATCATCTTCATTAATTGAGTAGTCAACACCCTCTTCATATCTAGAAGCTAATGTGCTAGGACCATCCCAATTACCTACTTCACCTAATCCTAATTCTTCTCTACAATCATTAAGTTCTAATAGGTATAAATAATTTAATTTATCTGAGTCTGTAATACCTTTTGATATAGCAAGGTCAACAATTGCTTTTGCTCTTTCTTCACATTCTTTAGGACTACTTATAGAATATTTTAAATTTTTACCAGCTTTTTTAAGCTTGTCACCAATATTGTCAAAAAAACCTTCTTCTATTTTTGTTTCACCTAAACCAAAACTTTCGTCTATTTCTTTTAATTCCTCTTCAGACACTTCAACAACGTTTCCCTCAGCCTCATCAACAACTGAATAAGCTGCTGTTAAATCAACATCTAAGAATTTTTTAACATATTCTCTAAGGTCGTTGATAATACCGTTGGCCGCATCGATAGGTAAATAACCCTCTTCATTTGGTTGTTTTAATGTTGCAGCAACAATTGAATCATAAACAGAAGAAATACCCATAACGGTATTTAAAAAATCAGCACCCTTTTCATTATTAGGGAATTCTGGATTTTGTTCTTTCATTTGAGCATCAAGGGCTTTAATCATTTCATTACCCTTTTTATCTATGATTTGCTGAATTTTAGCTGCGGCCTCTTGGTCAATTTTTCCCTTGCCAAAAATTTTACCACCAGCCTTATATCTACCCAATTTAGATAGACCATATTTAATTTTTTCCCACATTCCTTCGTCAATCATTTCTTCATTCATTGTTGGGTCAACTTCAACCATCTCTCTTAACATGTGGTTGATAACAACATAATGTTGTTCTTCTGTTAATATAATTTTTTGCGGCATAATTACTTTTTTTATTATATAAATATCTGTTATTTTAGTAAAATTTAAAGTCTGGAAACTTTTTTAATACAAATTCTTTTACTCTTTCTGGGTTATATCCTAATAGTATCCCTATCTCGTATGTTTCCTCTGGTGTTTTGGTTGGTAGATAACCATCTCTTTTTCTTGCTATGCTAGCCAATCTTGTTGCTTCTTCCTCATGGCCGTCACGATAAAATACATACGCTCTATTTATACCCAACGGAAAATACTTTAATCCTGACGCTTCCAATGCGTCAACATCTGCAAATGTTGCACCGCCGTAAAATCCAACACCTCTTTTTCCGTCAATAACTGTCTTTAATGCTCTTGGATGTGAATATGCGTCCTCTGGTTCAATCTCTTCTGATAAGTGTTCTTTAATAAGACCATATTGTCGTTCGGTTATTATTATTTTTGCCATAAATATAAATATCATATAAAATAAAAAACCCCCTGATTTAGGGGGTTCTTTACTTATTCTATATTTAGTTCAAATTTCATATTACCACAATCCCATATTCTATCATAACCCTTAATTTTCATTATTTCAAATTCAGATAGTTTGTTATCAAAACCTTCTTTAACTAATACATCCTTTCTAAAATTAAACCTATGATACCTATTGTTATATTCACCTATTTTAACATACCAATAATTTGGTGGTGTATTTTCAATAAATGTAAACCCATTTTTATAATAAACAGTATTTTTATAATCTAAACCTGACCACCTAATGTCGGCATATGTTATTACTTTATTTGGTTTGTAATTATCAATAAAATATTTTAATAGTCTTGAAAACCCACCAACAACCCTGTGATTTTTTTTATTAACAAACCTCATTAATTCGTATTGATTTTCTTTATCACACCTACCCATTATTTTTCTTAATTTACCAAATGTAATCAGACTAACTAATTCGTTATCATAAAATAATCCAAGTCTTATTTTATCGATTGAAGAATCTTGAATATGGTTTTTATTTAAAAATTCATCGGACACTTTCTTATCAACGCTCATTATTGAACATTTTCTAGCATATATTTTTTTATTATTTATCATTAAAAAATTTGATAACCTAGAAAGTACTATATCTTTCTTATATAAAATTTCATCTTCAAATATATGAACTAATTTTATGTTTGATTCGTGCGCTAGCTTAGATTTATTAATATGGTAATTTCTATCCTTTTCACCATTTATCTCACTATGGTAAAAATTACCATTAACCTCGATTCCTAAATTATAGTCATGTAATAACAAATCTATTTCCTGCCCGCTTAATAGTTTTCTAGAATTATCTAAATGGTCAATATTATTTTCGTTTAAAAAATCACGTATAAATGCTTCTAATTTAGAATTTTTAACCAAAGGAAAACATTTTCTACATATTGGTATTTTACCAGAACCCAAAACTGTACTTGTAAACACGTTATTGCATTTTAAACATTTAAAATTATACGGCATAGATGTTGTCCCACTTTTATTTGCTGTATACTCATCTAATAACAATAAATTATTATCCTCTAATTTTGGTAATAAATTATTTATTTGTTTTTCTTTTAACGTATTCTTTAATTTGGTAACCAACCCTTCATGTTTCATTGGATTATCAACTCCGTACTTATCCACCAAAATTTTCTTTAACCCATTTTTAAACTCATTTTTTTTAAAAATGGAATCAACTCCGTGTTTTTCAAAAAAACTTTTTTTACTAGCTAATATTCTTTTATCTTTATTCTCCTTAATTTTTCCCCACTTTATCCTACATTCACCAGAACATAACTTTTTTTTATTGTTTATCTTAACTTCAAAATCATTGTTACACATATCGCATTTTCTAACCTCCCTAATACTTTCATCTTTTTTTCTACCTATCGTTTTGTTTTTGTTGGCAAATTCAAAATAGCAACTTCTTGAACAATACTTCTTATCCCTATGTTTATATTCGGCAATAAAATTATTATCACAATTAATACATTTTAATTCTATGTTCATGGTATTATATTTTTTAATCTAACAAGGGCTTATCTACAAATAAATATTTGCAAATATACCTAAAAAACAAAAAAGGTGCAAATATTTGCACCCTTTTTTAATTTATTTTATTTTTTTATTAAATGTTATCAAATGAAGCCCCTGTATTCATAATATTAAATTCTACAATTATAAATTCTAGAGCTCTTGTTGGTTTAAGGTAAATCTTACCAGTTAATTGATTTCTATCGATATCTTCTGGGTCGTTACTTAAAACAACTCTGAAATCTACTAAACCTCTTTCGGTTCTAATGCTATCCAATATTGGATTAACAAGTGACAAGAATTGATTTCTTACGATAGTATCATTTTGTTCGAACAACAATCTAATAGCCACAGCAGAGATAAGTTTTCTAGCTTGTAAAAGAAGTCTTCTAACATTGATTCTGTCAAGAGCACTTTCTTTAACTTGTAGTGTTTTATTACCCCAAATCTTAATACCATCAGATGTAAATGTTGCGATTGGGTTGATTCTATTTTCGTAAAGAACATCTCTTTCACTTAAAGTTAACTTCTTACGAGCTTTAAGAGCGTCAACGTCACCTCTTTGAATACCTGCTACTGCGAACCAAGGGAATGCTATGTTATCAGTCAAAGCGATGTTTCTCACAACGTCTCTTGTTGGTGGAACGTAAACATACACATTGTTCTCAGCATCAAGGATTTGAATCCAAGGCCAGTATGTTGCTGTGTAGCTACTATCATACATATCTGATAATTGGTCTGTTACGTCACCAACTGTTAATACTGTTCCTGCAGAATCGGTATCAGGCGTTGTTACAACATATAAAGAGTCAGCTCTGTCTTGCTCAATCATTTCGATACTAGCTTCAACAAGATTTGTGTTATCAAACGTATCAATACCAGGCGTAGCAAACACATTAACATTTACAGCCTCTGGGTTTTTAAATGTCCAGATACCCTCTAAGTAAGCGTAGTAATCAGATGTAATACCTAAATCACCGTTAGTTAGAGTTTTGTTTGCAAACGTACCTACTGCTAAACCAGCAGCACCCTTGGTACCATTGATAGTAAAGCTATCTAAGTTAGTTCTTCTTGTTCTGTAAGGGTCGAAACCGTCGAATCCGCCATAAGGTGCAAAAGTAAATTTACGAGCGTACACTTTCTCATATGGGCCGTTAGCTAAACCAGCGTCAGTTCTAAACTGCCAGTCACCAGTATCAAATAAGAATATTGGACTATATGTGTTACCTGAGTTATCAATAACAACTTTAACATTGTCAATTGTAGCACCTGTAGCGTCGATATCCATGTGGAAACCTTTGGTTAAACCAGTCCACATATCATAATCTTGTCCAACAGGTATACCTTTGTAATCAAAGAAATCAGCGTCTATACCTATTGTATTAGATAAACCTAAATAGTATTTACGTTTGTTTTCAAAAGCGCCATATTTTTGCTTATACATTATGCTTGGTGTTTGAACATCAGGGTTAGAGTTAATTTCATAATCTCTAACTGGGAATCCAACAAAACCAGCTGGGAATGCATCACTTGTATCAGAACTTTCATCAAGTTCAAGTAAAATGTGAGCAGATTTTGATGCATATACACCATCTAATGTACCGATTCTTCTAGCAACAAAGTTGTTTGAAGTTGGGTCCATTGTACAACGTGTGTAAGCTTCGATGATATTAGGTGCCGCATCTGTATCATAAAAACCTCTTACCAATACATCAAACTCTCTTGTATCTGGTTTAATGTTAGCAATTGAAATTTTATATTGTTCGTTTGCTGCGTTACCGTCAGATATTGTCCAAATTCTAAATAATCTTAACAATTTATTACCTCTTAATTCTGATACAACATAAGGTGTAACAGCTGGTTGGTATTCTTGTAAGTAGTCAGAGTATTGACCAGCGTAGTCGATAATATCTAAATTGATACCTCTAACTTTACCATCATTAACATACTCAACAAACATTTTATCAAAGAATTCTTCAACGTATACTGCAGTTTCACCATCTAAAGCAGTTCTACCAAGAACTTTTGTTATGTAATTTCTTTGTGTTCTATCGAAAGAGCAATCATAAGAGAATGCACCCTGTGTATTTGATGTACCAATTAAAGCGAATGAACCGTAAGGGTTTTGTTCTGCTGTGGTAATGCTTGAATTAAAATTCAATCCTGTTGTTGCACTAACTTGGAATACTGGTAATTGAGTTTGAGCATTAACTTTACCTCTAGAACGAAGCAAAGTAATTAATTTATCCTCAACATCTGCGTATCCTTTACCAACAGTATATGTTGTAAAACCAGATGTTGTACCTGTTTTATACATTGATATTGAAGTACCTGAGTAATAGTTTACAACTGCTGATGTTGTACCAGTATTATAAAACAAACCAGTACCTGAATATACACCTGTAAAACCAGATGTTGTACCTGTTCTATAAACTGTTAATGGGTCACCAGAGAAGTAGAATACATTACCAATAGTTGTACCTGTTTTATAGTTAATACCAGAACCAGAATAGAATGTTGTAACACCTGAGGCTTGGCCTGATATGTATGCTGCTGTTTGAGCGCCACTATACTGTATTGTAAATCCAGATGTTGTACCTGAGATAAGTCTAGTGTTTGAAGCACCAGTATAATATTGAATATACCCACTTGTCAAACCAGTATAAATATTTGGTGTTGATGTTGAACCTGTACTTAAAATAATTGCAACACCATAAACACCAACATAAGTTGTTGCATTTATTGCGGTATAAGAACTAGGAACACCTTGTACACTATATAGTAATCCAACACCAGTTCCAGGTGAATTTTTTAAACCAAAATAATTACCTTGCAATATTCCAGCGGTTTCCATTGTATTATATGGTTCACTAGTTGTTAAATAAGTAACATTTACAGTGCTAGATGTTGTAGCGGCAGTAAATCGTATAAATGAACTAATAAGTGGTGTTGCTCCGCTAAAACCTACCGAACTTTGATTTAAACTTTGTGGTGTTACACCAGAAGTTGCTGCAGAGAATACCGCAGAAGCACCAACATAAGATGAACCGCTTTGTACAAAACTAAGAGGTACACTAAACGATGTACCAACTGGTGCACCACTAAACAATGTGGCTAAACTAAAGTTATTAGCAACATACATTGCATTAAGAACATTGTTATTAATAACATAACTTGTGCTGTTTGTTATTGGGTTTGTTTGATAAGTAATTAACGGATTAGCATTTATAGGGGTGGCAACACCACCTGTAGCACCAGTAGTTGTTGTATTAATTGCTGCTGGAACAGTTACTTTACTTACAATAATATAACTTGAAGAAGCACCAGTATAAACCGCACCAGAACCTGTCATAACAAAAGGAATTACACCTCTAACACCAGAATTTAACCCAGGTAATGAAGCTAAACTAAATAAAGAAGCGCCATAAAATGCACTTGTTAATGGGTCTGAAATTACAGTATTTGTTAATGAACCACTAGTTGTTGCTGTATATCTAATTAATGGGTTATAGTTTGCTGTTGTTGAAACACCAGTACTAGATGCATTGAAATAGTATGGTGTAATACCTGTTTGTGATACAGTATATGTTGAACTAGCACCAGTAAAAATTGAACCGTTATAAATAAATGATAAAGGTATTGTACTAGTTGTACCAGTTGCTGTTGCGGGTAATCCGCTAAGACTAATATTACCAGCTTGGTATAAACTATTAGTTAATGGGTCTGCAATAGTTGCGGTAATTAATGTATTACCAGTTGTTGCTGTATAATTTATAAATGGTACAAAACTACCACTAGTTGTAGCCGCAGTTGTTGTTGTATTAATACCACTTTGCGTTAAGCCAGTGGCAATTACAACGTAGTTAGATTCATTACCAGTAAAACTAGTACCTACGTTTACATAGTTTCTAGCTATTGAACCAGTCGCACCAACTGCCAAGCTAGATAACCCAGTTAAACTAAAATTTGAGTTATTATAACCAGCATTTGTATTTGGCTCGTTGATTTGAACAGCAGAAAGAACACCACCAGTTGTTGATGTATAAACAATAAATGGATTTGTATTTGCGCTACTAATTAAAGCAACACTAGCAGCACTTAAAGTCATTGTTGTTGTACCAGCAGAAATAAGTGTATAAACTGCACCAGCACCACTATAATTTGAACCACCAACATTTATAAATGAATTAGAAATAACATCAGATTGACTTATTGTTAGACTAGGCAATGTACTAAGACTAAAATTACCGTTGTTATAAAGGCTTGATAATAGAGTATCATTTATAGTTACTGTTACCAAATTATTTGAGGCGTCTGCTGTAAATGATGCAAATGGGAGGATACTTACATTTGTTAGTGTTGCACCTGTAGTTGTTGGGTCTAACACATTTGGTGTTGAACCAGCGTTAACAACCAACAATTGACTGCTAGCACCTGTAAATAAACCACCAACTTTTTCTAGCGAAACACTCAACGATAATATTTGACCATTTGTTAATGTTGGTAACAAAGCTAAACTAACACTACCATTGTTAACTAAATAACTTAATAATGGGTCACTAATAGTTGTACCTATTAATACGTTAGAGTTTGTTGCAGTATATACAATACTAGGATTATACGAGCTTGTTGTTGCTGTTATTGTTGAATTATCCAAAGCAGCATCCATCGTTATACCCCAAGCTTTACCTGCATCATAACCAGAAAAACCAAGAATTCTTGTTACAAATAATTGGTTTGATTGTGATAGATATGATTTTGCGATATATGGTAATTCATACAAAGGTGCGCCGTTTCCGTCTGGACCGTTTACCAATGTATTATTTAAACCACCGAAAAACGATTGAAACTCGCCGTAGTTACTTACGAAAATAGGTTGAAATGCTGGTCCTTTGGTTGTTTCACCCACCAAACCCAATGTCGTAACACCTACTTGACGTGTTACAAATGTTAAGTCTTTTTCTGAGGTGTAGACACCTGGACTAACGAATACTTTTTCTGCCATGTTATTTTTTTTTTACTTTTTTTAAAAATTATTTCTTGTTACTAAATAAATATTCAAGAAAAACCGAAAATTAAATATATAAGGATAAATATTTGAAAATTACCATTCTAGGTTTTTTTATGAAAAAATATAAAAATAAAATAACATATTTTTTAACCAAATATTACCAAGGTAATGGTAAATTAACTATTTGTGGGGATATTTTTTGGTTAATTATATTATCTAATTTTTCTTGTAATAAACTTACGTTTTCTGTACCCTCAATCCAACTTATAACGGTATTTTCATTTAAACTACTATAATTAATATACTGTCCATTTAAATTATTAAAACTTGATTGACCTTCAATATTTGCTGTTAAACCAGAATCAGATGTTGCATTATATCTCCAGCTTACACCTGTAACAAAATTTTCATACCCCTCAAAATTAGGGATAGTATTAAGACTGTATATAAACCATCTATATGTTCTTGGATAAACAATATTATATATTTTAATATTAATTTTATTCTGAAAATTACCAATATCATTAGAACTAATAACCATATTAATCAAATCATCTTGTATTATTGACGTGTATAAAGATTCTTCAGTATAATAATTTGTACCATCTTCATATGATGTTATATTATTTTCATTTGTACCACGATACCTCCAATCAATTCTTGATATATATGTAACATTATTTTCAGAATCTATCGATTCAACATAATTAAGTATTTCAAAAGCATATACTATATTCATTTTATTATTTTTTATAATTTATTATTACCATGTATAAACCCTTACTTCACCACGACCACCAGTACCACCAGCACCACTATTTCCAGTGTTGGTAGCATTACCACCACCACCACCTCCACCACCACATGCACCACCATTTCCTCCTGCTTCACCGTTAATATTACCAGAAGCAGCCGCAGCACCCCCACCACCACCACCACCATTACCACATTTTATGGAATTTCCGCTAGCACCTGTACTACCAGATGTTGGCGCTGTTGAACTATTAGCCCCAGGTGCAGAACCACCACCTGAAATATATGACCCCGAAGTGCCACCAGAAGTCGGAGCAACACCAACATTACCACTACCAGTACTACCACCAACACCACCGCCACCAGCACCAAATATCGAACTACCCCCATCTTTAGGGATAAGGTTAGTAACACCTCTAGAACCGCCAGAGCCACCACCATATTCAGCGTTTCCACTACCTAAACCAGCTGTACTAGAACCTAGTCCAGACGCTCCTTGACCACCTATAGCTATTAAAGATGCTACTCCAGGTACCCCACCACCGTATGTTGCAGTTGTAGTAATACCACTTAAACCAGCACCACCATTACCACCACCACCACCACCAACCTGAGCTGTCGTTGCTGACAAACCACCAATACCACCACCACCAGCATAACCAATTAATTGTGTTGCTCCAGAACTAAAAAAAGAGTTTTCACCATTACCACCACCTCTTCCAATACCAGAAATAGTTACACTAGCCCCACCAATACCGCCAGAACCAACAAATATTGGTTCTGTACTAGACAACGTACTTGCTAAATAAAATTTTTCAGCATATGCGCCACCACCACCACCAGTCCCACCCGTTCTATTATTACCGTTGTTTGCTTTTGCGCCACTACCACCTCCACCCCCAGCACCAATACATACAACATATACGAATTTTGCACCTGTCGGTTTTACCCAAGTCGAATTACCAACAGTTGTAAACACCTGTAAATCTGGTACTTCGTTTATATTATTATTTATTGCCATAATTATTTTTTTTTAAAAAGTATACACTCTTACTTCACCACGACCACCAGCACCACCATTACCAGCACCAATATCCGCACCACAACCACCTCCACCACCTCCACCGCCTGCACCGCCTACACCACCATTACCACCTATTGTGTTTGGTGTTATTGTTCCACCACCACCACCACCACCAACACCATATGAAGTACCTGTACCACCTGATGTTGGTGATGCACCATTTGTACCGCCTGAAGCACCACCACCAACAACATAAGAACGACTAGTACCGCCTGAGGTTGAATTTACAAGTATAGTACCAAGATAATTTGAGGTTCCACCAGCACCACCACCGCCACCACCAAATAATGATGAACCTCCAGGACCAATTGCTGGTGTAAGACTACCATCATGACCACAACCACCTCCACCACCATATTCAGTTAAACCTCCATTAGTTGGGTTACTACCACCACTTGCCCCCGTACCACCAATACAAGTTTGAGCCACTACAGGGCTTACTGCGGCATAACCTGGTTGCCCTCCAATAGCAACCAATGAATCACCAACACTACCAGCCCCACCAGTACCACCACCACCACCACCACCAGCACCTATATCAATACCACCTCTAGCACCACCACCACCACCATAACTAACCAAATATGTTGTTGCACCTGTACCAAAAAAAGAACTACCACCAATTCCACCAGATGTTGTTGACCCTGAAAGTCCACTGGTACCACCAGTACCACCAGCACCTACAACAATAGGCACCGTGTTAGCTAAATCACTTGCACTAAATACTTTATAAGCAAAAGCACCACCACCACCACCAGCACCACCCCATTTAGGTGCTGTTCCTAAAGAGTATGAAGCACCACCACCACCTCCACCAGCACCAATACACACAACATATACGAATTTTGCACCAGTCGGTTTTATCCATGTCGAACTACCAACAGTTGTAAACACCTGTATGTTTCTTGCAGAATTTATACTATTATTTATTGCCATTTTTAATTTATTATTACCACGAATAAACCCTTATTTCACCGCGACCACCAGCACCGCCAGTGCCACCACTGCTAGCACGTGTACCGCCCCCACCACCTCCACCACCGCCACCAGGCGCACCACCAACACCACCATTAGTACCTGCTGTATTTAAAGTTGCGGTTCCACCGCCACCTCCACCTCCATCGCCAGAACCATTACCTTTATTTGTACCTGTTCCACCCGAAGTTGGTGATATACCACTTGTTCCAAAAGCACCACCCGTAATACCAGTATAAGTACCTGAACTTCCGCCTGGTTTTGCGTCATAAACAGTCGGTACGCTATTTGCACCTCCACCAGCACCGCCTCCGCCACCACCATATAATGAACATCCGCCTGAAAAATTAATACCAGTCGTCGAAGTTCCACCACCCCCAGCACCACCATATTGAGCAGCACCACCCGACGGAGCAGCAATTGTTCCAGCGCCACCAGTGCCACCAAAAGCTAAAGTGGTTGTACTTGCTCCTGCTGGATTACCACCTGCAACAGCGGCACCAGCACCAGCAGCACCAACACTAACAGTACCACCTCCACCACCACCTGAATTAGAAACTGCCGTAACTCTACCCCCAGCACCAGAACCACCTCCATAGGCTGTTAATATTGTTAAACCTGAACTAAATATTGAATTACCACCTGTAGAACCAATAACACCTACGTTAGAGGCATTACCAGCACCACCCGCACCACCAGTCCCACCCGAGGCAACTGTAATTGGTTCTGATAACGATAACTCCGAGGCTAAGTAAAGTTTTGAAACAAAAGAAGCCCCTCCACCGCCACCACCACCCATTCTATATGTTGCTCCAGATGCTGAACCTCCGCCACCTCCGCCACCTCCGCCACCAATACATTCAACATACACGAATTTAACCCCAACGGGTTTTATCCAAGTATTAGAACCTACGGACGTAAATATTTGAACGTTTGAAACTTCATTTATACTATTATTTACTGCCATAAAACAATTAATTTAATGTTATCGTACCTACCGCAGATACCACAGTAAATACCGTATTTGCACTAGTACAAACTAATCTAATAGAATCACCATTATTTTGTGAAACTAATGTACCTGATGTTTGTGTTGTCGTTATAATACCAAATCTTATAAATTGATTTACGTTTTGTGTTATTGTAAATAAACTATCTGACGCTGAAACAACTTCAATAACACTACCCAAGCTTGCGGATACTGGCAAATTAATTAATGTTGTGCCTGTTGTTATATATCCATTATTAGTTGATGCTGTTATTGGAGACGTTGCAAATTGCCATGTTAATCCACCACTACCAGTACTAAAACCTGTTATTGTGTTTCCATTAACATTTCCCGTTCCACTTAATGTGATTGTTCCGTTAGAATATGTTCCACCTGTAACAGCATTAACATTTTGATATGTTGTTGCTGATATTGTATTTGCTGTTAACCCACTAATAAATGATGTTGCACCACTAACTGTACCACCTGTAAAAGATGTTGCTGTATTTGTACTAAAACCTGTAATTTGTATTCCGTTAACACCACCACTACCACTAAGCGTAAGCGTTCCGTTTAAATAAGAACCACCTGTAACAGCACTAATGGTGTAAGTAACTGCCGCACTACTATTTGATGTAACACTCAATACATTACCTGATAGTGTAGTTGCACTAATATAAGTAGGTAAATTAAGATACGTTGTTGCACTTATTGTATTTGCCGTTAATCCTGATAATAAAGTATTACCTGTAACATTTAATGTGTTTGCGGTTAATCCCGATTGGAATATTGTATTTCCCGTTACCGTACCCCCACTTAATGGGAGATACGCTCCCGACGTAGATGAACTACCCGTATATGCGGACAGGCTTATTGTAAATGCAGAATACTGTCCTGTTATATTTTGCCTTAAAGTTATTGTATTACTAGATAACGTAAACCCCGTAACAAACGTATCAGTTGTAACTGGTAAGTTAAGATATGTTGTTGCAGATAACGTATTTGCTGTCAGACCACTAACAATTATATTGTCAAAATTACCACTAGCGTTTAACTGCGGATACCCATATGGCTGATTAGCCCTATCTAATGTTATTATTGTCTTCATATATTAATTATGAGAATTTACCACCTCTCCATTTATCTTTTATTGCAACAAATTGATATTGGTCTGTTGAACCAATTGAAGTAATTTGTGAGTTACTACCTTTATCATATGGTTGAAAACCATTATTATTTATAGTAATACTGTTACTACCATCACTATTTATGACCGTAATTGTTTGACCCGTTAAAGTTGTTGGGTTTGGAAAAAACAATTCATTACCACCCGATGCGGTAATAATTTCATAAACACCTCCACCCGATATAGTGTAATTACCACTAGATAAATCAATATCTGGATAGGTTGGTGACGCTGTTGTAAATGTTGGAAACGAAGAATTTCCAGTACTATTGGTTACCACCAATTGACCTAATGAGTTTAATGAAAGTATTAATTTGCTTACATCTGATGAAGCTGGGACACTTGCGTTTTTATCTAATTCTATGTAACTTGGCATATATTTTAATTTTTGTTTTTATTCTATTATTCCTGAACCTGTTATAGTACCTCTATTATAAATAACCCCACCAACCTTTAAAGTTCCGTCAACAACAATATCACCATAATTATATAAATCACCCAATATATAGTAGTCGGCGTTAGTATCAACTATAAATACACTTGTACTTAATACCGTTAAGTCAGAAGGATTAAAAATTGATTGATTTATTGTTATTGTATCTGTCGCACCTGAATTTGTCTCGTTTCTTAAAAATGCACCACCAACTGAAGATGATGATACTTTATGTATAACACCACTTCCATCTATTGTTAATAATTCAGTGTCGGTACCTGTTTGTACCCCTTCTACTTTAATTGGGTCGGTTGCTGCAAATACATGTAATTTATTTGATGGTGATACTGTTCCAATACCAACATTACCACCACTCTGTGCATTTAATACTAAAGGGTCGCCTTCTACATCTAAACGCCTCCAAGTTGAACCATTTTGAATTGAATATATTTGCCCAATATTTGGACCAGTAACTGGATGTCCAAATGAAAAGTGTAATCCATTTACAGTACTACTTGTATTCCATTGACCTGTTATGGTTGTAAGTCCACTAACTTGTAATTTTGATTCTGGTGTTCTTGTTCCAATACCAACATTTGTACCACTAATAACAAACGTATTGGTATTTGCGGAACCACCAATAATAGAACTATTTGAATTTACTTGAAATATTGAATTACCAATATTATTATTTACTGTTAATAACGAACCAGTTAATGTATCCGTTACCGACATCAATTGACCACTAGTACCTCTAACATCAATAAGTGTTGAGCCGCTTGTAATACCAGTAAACGTCGTTGTACCAGCTGTTGAAACAATAACCCTGTTTGTGCTATTTGTTGATAGCTTTAACCCTTGTGTTTGACTATAGAATGCTCCGTTATTTACTGCCATTTAATATATTTGTTATTTATAAATATTAGAGTTTATTATTAGTTTCCATTAAGCCTAATTAAACAATTAGCAGTTACACCATCATAAGTTGTAAAATTTCCACAAACTAGTATTTTTCCATCTGATTGAATTGTACCTGAGCGAGTCGAATCATTAAATCCAACACCAGTAATAAATGAATTATCTTTACTACCATCAGAATTTAATCTAATTATACGGTTTGATGTGCCTCCATTATATAGTGTATACGAACCCATAAAAATTATTTTTCCACTACCATCTATTATATTACGAAACAATGAATTGCTATTAGCAAACCCAGTACCATAAACGAATAAATTATCTTTGCTACCATCTGAATTTAATCTAATAATACCATTTGCTGATATACCACTGTATGTTGAAAAAGTACCACCAACCAATATTTTTCCATCAGTTTGCAAACTCAAACCTTGAACAGTACTATCAAACCCAGCACCTATATTAAATGATGAATCTTTGGTACCATCAGAATTTAACCTAATAATACGATTTGCTGATATACCACTGTATGTTGTAAAAGTACCACCAGCCAATATTTTTCCGTCACTTTGAATTGCTAAAGCGAAAAGAAAGTTTGTATTGAACCCAGTACCATAAACAAACGAATTATCCTTGCTACCGTCAGAATTTAATCTAATAATATTATTTGCTGATATACCACTAAATGTTGAAAAAGCACCACATACTAGTATTTTATTATCAGACTGAATTTTAATATCCCAAATTTGTACACCAATAATATCTTTACTAAATCCAGTACCTATATTAAATGATGAATCTTTACTACCATCTGAATTCAATCTGATTAATCCATTTGCTGATATACCACTGTATGTTGAAAAAGCACCACCAACCAATATTTTTCCATCTGTTTGTAAACTTAAACTTAGAACAAGGCCATCAAACCCAGCACCTGTATTAAATGATGAATCTTTACTACCATCTGAATTTAATCTAATAATACCATTTGCTGATATACCACTGTATGTTGTAAAATTACCAACAACAAGAATTTTATTATCTGTCTGAACTGATACCGAATGCACTAAGGCATTAAACCCATCACCGATGTTAAATGATGGGTCGGCAAGACCTGGGATAGTGTTTGGATTTGGTCCAAATATTGCATTTCCTTTTATAATAGTATTTCCTAGTATATTAACGCCCATATATTACATTATTTGAACCCAACCAAATGATTTATATAAAAAATAACCCTCATCGGCATCGGTTTGATAAACAATTAAACCAGCTGTTGCAGTTATTGCCAATCTTTGTGCTTCAGTCATTCTTGGACCTAAAAACCCTTTGGTTGTTGAAGAAATTTCAAACAAGGCTGAAGCAGAAGGTGTTGCTGTTCCAATACCCACACTACCACCACTTAGTACAAGATTATTTGCTGACGTAGATGAACTAAAATTTAATGTCCTTCCACTTAAATCAACTATCCTATTACTATTTAAAACACCATTACCCGTATACAACGTGTTAGGTAAATTTTGATATGTTGTTGCTGATACCGTATTTGCTGTTAAACCACTAATAAATGATGTTGCACCACTTACAGTACCACCACTTAATGGTAAAAATGCCCCACTTACAGATGTTGAGCTACCAGTATATGCAGACAGGCTTATTGTAAATGCAGAATACTGTCCTGTTCTATTCTGTGTTAGTGTTATTGTATTTGACGATAATGTAAACCCTGTGACAAAAGTGTCGGCAGTTACAGGTAAATTTTGATATGTAGTTGCAGATATTGTACTTGCTGTTAAACCAGCTAAAAGTGTATTACCAGTTATAGTTAATGTATTTGCTGTTAAACCAGCTAAAAGTGTATTACCAGTTATAGTTAATGTATTTGCTGTTAAACCAGCTAATCTAGTATTTCCAGTTACAGTTAACGTATCAGCAGTTACAGCGGCTAATCTAGTACTGCCAGTTACATTTAATGTATTTGCGGTTATAGCAGCTAATCTAGTACTGCCAGTTACGGTTAATGTATTTGCAGTTATATTACTTAAATTTGTATTACCAGTTACATTTAATGTATTTGCTGTTAAACCACCAGTAAATACCGTATTACCTGTTACCGTACCACCACTTAATGGAAGATAAGCACCTGATGCAGATGAACTACCTGTATACGCCGATAAACTAATTGTAAACGCTGAGTATTGGTCGGCTCTATTTTGTGTAAGTGTTATTGTATTTGACGATAATGTAAACCCTGTGACAAAAGTGTCGGCAGTTACAGGTAAATTTTGATATGTAGTTGCAGATATTGTATTTGCCGTTAGCCCACTTAAGAAATTTGTTGCACCACTAACTGTACCACCAGTAAATGTAGTACTAGAAGTAATACCACTAACATTAAATGTACCGCCTGTGTTATTTGTAAATATAAGTGTACTAGCAGCAGCGCTATATGTACCACCAGTTACAAATACATCTTTAGGTAAATTTTCATACGTTGTTGCTGATATTGTATTTGCTGTTAACCCGCTTTGGAATACTGTTGGACCACTTACTGTTCCACCAGTAAAAGTAACCGCATTAGAAATAACTTGCGTACTTAGTTTACCTGTACTATCAGCAACAACCATTCTTGTAGTACTACCTGATAGATTACCAAATATTATATCACCTGTTTTATTTTCAAATGCAATATGTGTTGTACCCGTTAGTGCAGAAAGAGTTGGATTATAATATATACCCCTGACTTTAGTACCTGTTTGTCCTGTAATATTAATTACTGGGTCTATTAGTAATGTTGCTGCTTCAAAGTTAATATCATTAGGGGTTTGCCACCCATAATTAATGTCAACTATAGATGAATTAGTTTGATTCCATTCTCTAGTTTGCCCATAACTAAATCTTGATATAAATGCCCATTTATCTTTAGCACCACCTTGTTCATCTTCCATGAAATATGTAGATGCACCATTTATCTTTCTTCTCCATATACCTACATATCCACTTGGGATACTTGTAGATGTGGTATCTATTTGAAAATAATTATTTATATATAAATTTGTGTCAACATATAATTCATTAGTAAATCTACCATTCCCAAATACATCTAATTTATAAGTAGGTGTATCTGTTCCAATACCTATTTTACTATCGTTACTTAATACTAATAGATTAGTATTCCATGTACTTGCTGAACTACTTGTTGTTTCTAATATCAATTTAGCACCTGTAGTGGTTAATCCACTAGGATTTGTAGAAAGTACACGAGCCCCAGGCGTATACGCCACATTTACATTTGAATGACCAAATTCTAATACATTTCTATTTAGAGGTGCGCTACCTTTATCCCATAATCTTAACGCAACATTTTCAAATGTGCTAGCTCCGCCTATGATTGATACTCCTGGACCTGCACCAATACCATAATCAACTTCTAATTTAGCTGTTGGCGTTGTTGTCCCTATACCGACATTACCACCACTCATAACAAGCGTGTCAGGATTTGTTACTGAACTAAAATTTAATGTTTTTCCACTTAAATCAACTATTCTATTACCACTTAAAACACCATTACCCGTATACAACGTGTTAGGTAAATTTTGATATGTTGTTGCCGATATTGTATTTGCAGTTAATCCACTAGTAAATACTGTTGCACCATTAACAGTACCACCTGTAAATTGAGCACTAGCGATTATTCCCGTTAATTTAGAGCCATCCCCATAAAACGTATCACCACTTATTGTTGTTGCTGATATCGTACTAGCTGTCAAACCACTTTGGAATATTGTATTACCAGTAACAGTACCACCACTTAACGGTAAATAGTTACCAGACGCTGTTGATGTTGAACCTGTTGTAAAACCTGTAACTTGAAATGTACCGCCTGTTGAATTAACAAATGTTGCAGTACCTGTAGTATTATTATATGTACCACCAGTCACATACACATTTAATGATGAACCAGTAAGTCCTGATAATGTTATAGTAAAAGCTGAATATTGGTCAATTCTATTTTGTGTTAGGGTAATATTGTTTGATGACAAGGTAAACCCAGTCACAAAGGTATCATCAAGCACCAACGGCTCAATTATAAATGTTTCATTAATATCCCCAAAGTTATTTATACAGCTCATATTGTATTACCGATTAATTGAAATTTACCTGTTGCTAAATTTGATTTATATACTCTTATACTAACAGTGCTATTGGCACTTATTGCTATTGGTGACGTTAATGTCAATCCATCAAACACACCAACACCATTAACTGATATTACAATCCTGCTAATATCCTCAACATTTATTAGTTGGTTAAAACTAATAGCATATTGCGCATTAAATGAAAACCTAGGTTCAGACCTTGGTTTAAATACAAACGTATACGTCGCGGTATTCCCCTTTACAATAGGGTCAAATATAACATTATGAAATGTTTTATTTTCATCCAACTCAATTAGTGTATACACCCTATTAATAGTTGGGATAACCTCAAAATCATTTTCGTCTAAAATATATCCAAGTAATGTCATATCAAATAATTGAACATAAAATCTTGCATTTTCAAAATCATCAATATCACTCTCGTCACTAATACCCTCTAAATGAACGGGCATTGGATGCCCTTTAACATTAATGTATGCTTGTCTAGATTGAAATGTTCTTTGAACCAACGAATTTAATTTATTTAAATCCTTCATTCTATTTGTAAAAATCCTAATCTCGTAACTAATATCAACAGATGTCGGTTGCGGTACCTTATATACATCAACACCCTTTCTAGCTCCATCCCAAGTTGGAACTTTCATGTATGTGTAGGTTCTATTTCCTGGAATATTGTAATTACCTGCTTGGTTTTGACCTACTTGAGCATCTGGTTTTCTAACAATTGTAATAAAAGGTAATTGTATATCGTTATACTTATCACTAAATTGCCATGTTTTTGTAAATTCAGACCATCTTTGTATTGTTAAAAATAATACAGGCACCTTTCCATCATCAACAGTAATACCTAATTCATTTTTAACAAAATCAACAAATGTTTCATCCATATCTTCTTCAGAAACACCTCTTGGTAAAAAAGTACCGTGGTCTGCAATATCGTCAAGAATTTCTTGTCTTCTTTCTGGGCCAATCTTACCTGGATTAATATTTATGTTATTTCTAAAGCCTTTTGGAACTGCCATTTTTTTATTTTTAATTTAATTTTTATTACAAAGCGCGAAACTCTGAAGAATCCACAGGTGCACAAAGAATTGTTCTAAATGCACCCTTCCACCCCATTATTGTATGCGCGTTATCAAAATTCTTTTTTCCATCATTTGATACACTAAAATATATTATACTTGTTTCAGTTACTGGATATCCGATATAATCACCATAAAGAATATCAATTTTTTGTTCGGTAAGCTGAGCATCATAAATACCGAATGTTAATGGTCCATCTAGTAAATATCTAGCCGAACCATTTGGGTTATAGGTTCTATTTTCTGGTTCCGCCATTATTGGTATTACCTTAAGCTCAATTGGTGGTAAAAATCTAATACCATCTTTGGTTGCTTCGGTATACAAATCATCATACTGAGTCATCTCTCTATCAACTCTATAAAGAATAACGGTAAAATTACCATCACCTTCAATAGCTTCTCTACTCATACTAACTTCTAGTTCAAAATCTTCACCAGAAAAAAACTTGTTTATTCGCGTTATTGGTGTTATTTTAGAGTTTACCATATCTTTTATTCATAAATATTTAGATTAGGTTAAATATTCTTAAGTACTTGATTTTATTTGATATTTTATTATATTAGTAATATAATATTTATATTAAAATACAGTCAAATTGATTAATTTAGACGATATCAAGGGTCATTCAGCACTTAACTTATTGGAAGAATATTCTGGTATAAATCCGTATATTCGCAAAATGAAAAAGGAATATTTAAAAAATAAAAAAATTACATTAACGGAAACGCAAATAAAATACATTATTGACAACCATCAAAAGGAACCTATACCGATAAATAAAGTTGTAAATATCACACCTTTCTTAGGTGAAGAACTACAAAAAAAAGAAGAACTATCTTTTTTACCTGAAAGAGTATTGATTGAATATATTTTAGCAGAAAACGAAAAAACATTTCACATATATGGTAAGCTAAAAAGAAACCAAACAGAATCAAAAATGTATTGGTTACCAAAAACACAAGTTTTAGACGACCCATATTATGAAAAAATAGATATAGATGTAAATTTTGATAAATATAATGACGTTTTAAAGAAAACAGGAAAACAATTATACAAACATCAAGAAGAAGGTATAAAATTTTTATTATCTAGAAACGGTAGTATCCTAGCTGACGATATGGGATTGGGCAAGTCAATACAATCAATCATTGCAGCGCTAGAAAGCGGTGCTAAAAACATACTTGTTGTTTGCCCCTCAGCTGTTAAAATAAATTGGAAACGAGAAATAAATGTATTTTGTGACGACGTCGCTATCGTTGAGGGTAGAAAATGGCAAAACGCAAAATTTACTATCATTAATTATGACATCCTTAAAAACTTTCATACACTAGGTGACGGTAAAAAGAAAAAAGATACCGACCCAGTATTAGAATATAATAGACACATAGTAAATGCAAAGTTTGACCTTGTTATTGTAGATGAAGCACATTACTTAAAAAACAATAAAAGCATTCGTGGTGAAATAATGGTCGACTTGGTTGTTAACCATAATATTGAAAGAGTTTGGTTATTAACAGGAACACCTGTGGCCAATAGACCAATGGACTTCTTTAACTTATTAAAGATAATTAAATCACCAATAGCGGATAATTGGCAATATTTTGCAACCAGATATTGCGATGCAAGAAAATTCTTTAGAACATTAAAAAACGGACAAAGAAAACAAATATGGTTAACAGACGGAGCATCAAACCTAGACGAATTAGCAGCAAAAACAAAAAATTTAATACTTAGAAGATTGAAAGAGAATGTGTTAGATATGCCAGATAAAGTTATTACACCTATGTACCATCAATTATCCGATAAAGGTTGGGACGAGTACGATAGACTTTGGGAAGATTATTTAGATAAAAGAAAAGCTGAAAAGAAAAAAGGTTCAATACAAAGAGATTTGGTTGAACTAATTCTTTTAAGAAAGTTTATTGCTATTGAAGCCATCCCACAAACTATCGAGATGGTTGAAAACATATTAGAAACAGGTAAAAAAGTTATTATATTTACTAGTTTTACCGACGAACTAAATGAACTGGCTGAACATTTTGGTAAATTATGCGTAACACATAATGGGCCCATGAATGATAAACAAAAACAACGTTCGGTTGATGATTTTCAAAACAATGATAAAATTAAAGTATTTATTGGTAATATAAAATCGGCTGGTGTTGGTATCACATTAACAAAAGCTAATTTTGTTGTCTTTAATTCATTTGATTGGGTGCCAGGCAGCAACGAACAAGCCGAAGACAGAGCATATAGAATTGGACAAAATAATAACGTAAATGTTTACTATCAATTATTTGAAGATACAATATCAACTAGAATGTGGGAAACACTTAGAACAAAAAAAGATATCATATCTACAATCATAGGTGATAATCAATTATCTGAAGAAGAAATAATTGAAATAATGACAAATAAATTAATCGATGAAGACAATGGTTAGATTATATACTGTTGAAAACTGCCCATATTGTGCAGAACTAAAAGAAATTTTTATAAATGAAGGTGTTGAATTTGTTGAGGTTGATGTTAACAAACCAGAAAACGAACCTGAATTTAATAAGCTATATGAAGTAGCAAAATGTGATGATGTACCAATGGTTAAAATTGGTCCACAAATTCTTATCCCACATACTAGTTTCAGGTCAATTCGAGAAGCTGCCGATTTAACTAAGAAGTTTTTAGTTTAATTCGTTATTTTCAAATATTTATAAGAAAATAACAAATATGTCAGTTAGCTCAGAAGACCGTGAAAGATTATTCACACAATTTAGACATTCAGTTGGCGCACCTATTCGTCAAATAGAAATGACAGACGACCAACTGTGTACCTTATTGGACATAGCCGTAGAGGATTATGCCCAATATGTTCAAGAATGGCTCGTAGAACATCAATGGTTATCAATACTTGGTAAAAACATCGATACAATCGATATGGCATTTGCTCTTAGCGTTAGGTCATTTGATTTTGTAACACAATATACATACGCGTACTCAAAACAAGTTGGACTACAAGCAGCTGGTCCATGGGAATTAAAAAAGGATTATGTTGAACTTGAAGAAGGTAGACAAGTATATCAAATTCCTGCAAACAGAGAAATAAACGAAGTTCTTTGGTTAACACCAACAGCCATTAGCCAAGCACTATTAGCAAACTATGGTGGTATTGACTACGGTTTTGGTGGTGGTTTTGCACAAATGGGTGGAGGATACGGCACAGCTGGTACAGGTACTGGTGGCGGTAGAAGCGGATACTATATATCCCCAGCTTTTGATATATTATTAACAGCTTCGGATATGAATCTTAAAAATAGAATTGTAAGAAGCGAATTAGTATATAAAATAACCGCTGGCCCTAATGGTACAAAATTATTACATCTCCTAAGTACACCTGGCTCAAGACTATCATTTGGTCAAGGTATTGGTGGTGTCGGAAACTCAATTAACTTATCTGGTTGTCAAGTATGGTATCACTATTATGATACAGATGGCGCAAACGTAGACGAATGCAGAAGAGACAATCCAGATATCATTAAATTACCAAACGAAGTACCACTTTCAAAATTAGATTATTCAACATTTAACGAACCAACTAAAACTCTTATCAGACAATTATTTATTGCTGAAGCAAAGAGAGCGCTAGGTAGAGTAAGAGGTAAGTTTGGCGGTATTGTAGGTCCACCAGAGGCAGAAAGAACAATGGACTATGAAACACTTATTAGTGAAGGTAACGACGAAAGAAAGGCTGTTTTAGAAAGGCTGGACGCAAGACTTGATAGACTTTCATCTACAAAACAACTTGAAAGAGCTGCAAATGAGTCAGAGTTTTTAAATAAACAATTAAAATATAGACCACTAGGTTTCTGGGTGTATTAAAATATTAATGGGAGGCAATGCCTCCCATTTTTTATTAAAAGTTCCATTCATCATCTTCTATTTCATCTCTTTCTGTTTTTAGGCTTTCCATCAGCACTTTAACATAATCAACCTCAGCAGCTGGCTCGGTATCAGGTGTAAAACTTTTCGTTTCGATTTCAAAATGAATCCTTTCAAGTTCTGGAATAAATTCATCTGTAACATCTAATTCTTCGGTATCGTCTTCTTCGTCTTCTTCGTCACCATCATCATCCTCTTCAGTTTCTTTCTTTTGTTTAACGGGTTTTAATTTTAACTGTGTTTCAATCGGTGCTATATTTTCTTTTAATGAAAGGATATCTTCACTAGACAATTGTTCGCCACCCAAACCTATTTCTATCGATTGCTCCGATTTGTATTCCAACCATAATTCGTATCTATTATCAGAATGTTTGTTGGTGTTTTTATACCAATAACTTCTTTCAATCGCCTCATTCTCATATTTAAACATTTCATTAACATGGTATAATTGAGCACCCCATTTTCTAGAAATAAAATATCCACCCTCATTAACCGTTGCGATGATTAATATCTCTTTTGGTAGAATTAACTTTTCGGAAACATCATCTAATTCATTAATTTCCATTTGTTTAAAGATACTATCTAATCTATCTAATTCAAACTTAATACCATTTTCTCTTTCAATAATCATTCTTTGACGATAGTCATCTCTAGTTGCGTACCAATCATTTTCATCCATATTATTTGGTACTTTATTAACAGAATCCCAGAATCTTATTTCTTTATCTTCCATTGTCATAAGTTCTTCGTAGGTATCTTGGTCTGTTGGTTTATTTGGCATACCTGATACAAGCGTACATTGCTCTTCCGTGAATATATTTTTATCTGTTAACTTTTCAAGTTTAGTTTTCTTATCCTTTTTAATTGTCAATAATATCCTATCTCTAATATCAGAATGAAAACAAACTAATAGTGGTTTAACTTTTTTATTAAATGATTCCAAATATTTTGCAACATTATAATCATCAGTTAACAATCCAGATTCAATCTGTTCAATTTGTGAATTGATTTCGTTTATTTTATCTTCATCAGCAACACCTACCAATAACTTTTTAAGTGTTTCAATCTCTTTAATCATTTCTAGGTTTGAATCAACAACTAATGTGTCAATTAATTGACAATTGATTTGTATTTCCGTTTCAAACTTAGGGTAATGACCATTAGCATTAAAATACGTTTCCAATTCTTTTTTTGTCATCTTAGACTTATTCAAAGTCTTTATATCACCCTGCGTTTTACCCTTACCTGTATTAACATAATAAATTGTATCACCAAGATTAACATTTAAATCATGTTTAAGTGCCAATTCCATGTGCGCCTGTTTAGGCATTGGATTGCCAGCTTTATTTTTCTTATTCGCTTTAGCCTTATATTCAGAAATAGAACATTTAACTTTTGATTTAGATGCAATTTTAACTAGCGGTATGTTGAAGTTATAAATCTTATCTACATAGTCATGATAATGGGTGATGAATTCCTTACCCTTACCATCAAGCAATAACCTAATCGCCTTATCTAAAAAATCTTCGATATATACAGGCATCTTTTTAGACTTGATAGAGTTACCAACAAACTTAATTTTACCACCTATATCATTTGCGTAGTTCTTTCTAGAAAAGTTAATCGTTGAATTACAAATATCATCAATATCTAAACCCATCCTACCAATCATATAATTTTCATTAAACTCGGCCAACACTGCCTCTAACCCAACTAATTCAACACCAGCATTTTTTTCTGTTTTCCAATGTGAGCCCCTAGCTAAATATTTAATATCATTAATATTATCAGGGAACGAAAAGTTGAAACCATCCGTATCACCAACAAGCGCTTTAAAACCATATTTCTCACTAAAATGCCTAACCATCAATCTAAGATACTGACGACCACGACAAGTAGTTTCTTCTGCACAGTTTGTATCACCCCAGTTAAAAATATACGGGGCACCATAAGCACCGAACCAAGAGTTAGCTAATATCTTTAACGGCAATTGTTTTTTGTCATAAAGACCAGCCAAAGCTTTGTGTTTTTTGATTTCTTTTGTATGGTTTTCCAAACCATCACCGAGAGTGTTTTCAATAAGTTTTCGAAGCCCTTTAACAATATCTTTTTCTTCTGACGTAAGAAATTTAAACTTATCACGGGTATCAACAATGTATGTTAACAACCCTTCCATAACACCACTAATATCTAAATCTGGAAAAATACCCCATGTTATCTCTGTTTTAGGATAAAGAGCAGCATAATCAAGTTTAACAACATTCCTAGCATAACCCACTTCAAGCAACCTAGAAAGACCACCAGTAAATTCTCTTTTTGGTTCAGTCTCTGGAATTGCCAATTCATTTTCATATGACCAAGCGGCCATGATTAATTTCCACTGACTAGCGGTACCCATAGTAGAACTTCTACTATATGTTGTTGGTAACAGTTTAGAAATCAAAAATGCGGCCTGATTAAATATATTATCAATCTGCTCCGTTTCCCAAAGGTCATCTAATAGATATCTCTTAACAATATAATCACCACCAACCTCTTCATACCCTTCTTTTAACGGCATTCTATCTGATATCTTGTAATAATCTCCGTTGGTATCGTTTAATGCGTATTTGCTTTCTTTGTCAGACCATGTTGAATGTATTTTATCACCAGCGACGTATACCCGATTTGGTTTTGCAACATCAGAATATTTTGTGATGTACTTTAACCCCCAACTTTTAATATCTGAATTAATAGCCTGTGCTCTACGAACAGAGTGAGCAATATCGATGATATTATAACCCCACATGTACGTTTGTTCAAAAGTCTCTTGCTCATTACCTAGCTTAAGCATTGCAGGTTTTCTTTTCAGTGGGGTTTCCCCGTCCAGCGTTATCGCAATATCATTTGCCGATATATACAATCTTTTGCAGGTATCAATAATAAATTTCCAGTCAAAAGACTCTGAGTTATAACCACTAATGATGTCGGGTTTAAGATGATTAATAACTTTAAAAAAAGTTTTTAAATTTTTTCTTTCTGAATCTCTTCTTTCTTTATGTGTATCACCAGTTGTTTCTAACACGTATTCAAAACCCCTATTGTCTTTCATTCCTATTTGGAATATTGCATTTTTAGAACCCAACAACCCCTCTGTCTCCAAGTCAAATTGAAAACGATGTAGGTCATTATAATCTTCCATACCCTTAAACAACCTAATACCTGATTGAATCATAAATTGTTCAACAGGTGAGAACATGAAAAATAGTTTTGAATATTTTTTATCAAAAACATCAATACCACCCTCCTTAAAAAATTGTATTAAATTATTATAAGACCCCTTACATTGAGCAATGTATTTATATCCGTTTTCTAATCTTTGGGGTACATCACCATTATCGTGGTGTGTTCTAAGGGCTTTTATCTTGATATTGTGCTTTTCTCTAGCCGCGATAATTTTACTTCTCTTGCCCTCATACATTATTTCCGTAACATCATGTTTAAACCATAAAAACGGTTGGAACTTATGTTTCTCTATTTTTTTACCCTCATCAGGGTCGTTTATAATAAGGTGTACAAATGGCTGATTGTAACTAGCTTCGATACTTACAACGTATTTTTTAGGGTTACTACCATGTAAAAAATTCTCAATAACTTCAGGGTCTACCTTCTTTTTATTATCACTCATTATAAAATATTTTTACAAATATACAAAGGATATTACACCAAAACAAATTATTTGGGATAAAAAAATTTGAGCCCTTATGTAGGGCTCAACAAATATACGAAATATTTTTTAAAGATACAAATCAAATCCCTCGTCAACATCATTTTTTTCGGATGAATTTTGTGCGGCAACTTTATCAATTTCATCGATGATAAATTTAGCAACATCAGAAATAACTTTTATGTTTGCTAAAATTTTTTCTTTATTAGCTTTCCATAACGCTAGGTATGTTGTTTGATGAGTAACTGGCAATCCATAATGTTTCATTACAATATATGCAACACTTTCTGCTTGTAATTCTTTAATTGCACTATCATATTTAACCTCATCACCTTGATAGTATATTGATGATTTTTTCCAATGCATTAATTCGTGTGCTAATTCATGTATAAGTGTTGACACTTCACCAGCACCCTCAACTTCAGATGACATATTAATATGATTACCAGCGGAATAACCTTTCTCACCAGCTTTTGCATCACCCTTAGTTAATTTAACCCCCATAACATCAAGAATTTCTGATAAGTATTTATATAATTCTTTTGTTCTTTCGGTTGGTTCACTATCTTGAAACCATTTTGGTGTTTCAGGAACATCACCTCTTTCGTCAATTGCCTCTGTATCAGAAATATCAAATACGTATACAGGCATAAACCTAACTGGCATACCCTTTTTAACTTCGTTATCTAATTGTGTATCATTAACTTGGGTATCATCTTTTGCTGTTTTTGACATAACAGGTGCAAATATCATAATTCCTTTTGCACCTTTTTTAACCCTTCTAAATTTCTTTTCCCATTGTCTAAAACCAGCAACTTTTTTTGCGTCTGGTTTTTGAATCCATATAAGTAATGTGTTATAAAAACTATGACCTCTAAACCCAGCAAAAAATGTAAGATATCTTTTAATCTCAGCGGTCATTGCTTTTTCATCGGTGGCATTTGCTAAATCTTGAACATACATGTTGATTTTATCCATAAGATTTCCCTTACCTTTAAAATCTTCTGAATTAGAAACAAATTCTTCTAAGTTTTCAAGTTTATCAATAAATTCACCTGACTTATTAATATCAGACAAAACTTTTTTAGCGTTTTCAAAATTATCCATATCTGTCACCCAAACTGGTGCGGGATAATTAGCACTTGGGCCCCATTTAAAACCAGAAGCTTTAAGTGTTTCTTTATTTCTAAATGTTTCTTGTGATGCTTTTTTTGCGTCAACCTCATTTGATTGAACAACCAGCATATTTTTATCTTTATCAGCCTTAAGTATCAATGCTTCATCAAGCATTTTTTTTATTAAATCTATCATTTTTTATTTCTTTAATAATAAATATATTATTATGGGCAAACAACAACGCTGCTACCCTTAATTGTAACATTAATTGATGAAACCAATCCTTTTGAATCTTTAATAGTACATACATACGTTCCAGCTTTTAACCCTGTATAGCTTGTTGTTGTTGTAAATGCTGAAGTACCAACTTTATACGTATAAGGCGCTGTTCCACCAGAACCACTTAAAGTTATTGTCCCATCATTTCTAGTTTTACATGTTGTGTTTGTTGATGATACCAATACAACATTTGGTGTTGCTGAATATTTGTATAATCCAATATCCATCGTACTAGTTAAAGGTGCACCAGCAAAATCTTTATTAATTCCACTAATCAATGAACCATTACCAATACCATAACTCCCAGGCACCAAAGTAAAATCCCAATTTTCAGGATTTGGTGACGTTGTATTTTTAAATATTTGTTGTGAACCAGTATAAAGCACTTCTCCTGAATTTAAACTTGCGCCATCTCCGAGTCTAGAAACATTATTAAAACTTGTTCCTTGTCCTGTAGGGAATGTATGTGAAAACCCACCATTCACATAATAGATATTGTTTTTTCTTTTTATTCTTGTTCCATTAGAATTTGTGACTCTACTATCAGGATAAATTAATTGTAGTCCAGTCGTACCCCAAATAATATTATTTCTCATGTCGATAAGTGTATCGTAATCATTACCATAACATGCTGGACCTGAAAAGAACGCAAACAATCTATCATTATCTGCATTGTTATCAAAACCACCATAGTAACCACTTGACGATGGATTGTTTGGTTGACTCCACCTAATACCCTTGGTAGATAATGGCGGGAAAGCCAAAAATTCTACATCAACTCCTGTTCTTTGCGGCGCTTTGTCTAGTGTTATTGAATTTACACCTAAAGATGTTACTGTTGCATAATCTCTATCCCCACCAGCAAAATATGGTGGGACCGCTTTTTCAGGTCCGTACACTGTTGACCCCACTTGAATACCATCCATTCTTGATAAGGATGTTATTTGGTTTGAACCTGATGTAAAGGTACCTGTCGGGTCAATATTTCCAGTTGTTAAAAAATTCGCACCCCAAAACCACCATTTAAAATCTTGGCCATCACCATACACATCACCACCAAATCCATTACCTGAAAATCTACTTTTGTCGTTTTCTACAACTATATTATTCCAAATTCTTATATTATATTGCGCTGCGGCAAAAACATCACCACAAGGTAAATGTAAACTAATAACATCCAACGAATTTATTATTAAGTTAAATGCAATTGTATCGTTATTCATACCTGAAGTAATATCATCATTGTCTATGCTTCCTGCTTCAATAAAACTACTACAGTCGATTACTTTATTATATACTATTTTTGAATTTTGTAAATTAAACACGTCTAAAGTTATACCACCCATTCCTTGTGTTGATGAATTTCTACCTGATTTGGCCCAAGCACCTTTAAAATAATTATAACTAATTTCCAGATTTTTACCATTTAAAGCTTCTATTGCGCCAGCTAATACATCATTAATCCCAAACGTATCAACCGTACTTTTAAAGTTGGTGAATACATTTTTAGTAATCTTACTATTAAAAGCACTTACTGAACCAATACCGAATGACATATTACTAAAATAACAGTTTTGAACTGTAAAATTAAATACACTACCTTTTCTATCACCATAATCTCTGTTAGTGCCCCAAATTGTATCGGTACCATTAACTTTAGTGTCTTGGTATTCACCCATTAACATTCCACCGTAACTATACGCAGGATTTTGTTTATCGGCAACAGGAAAACGGGTATCATTAAATTGTAACCCATCTATTATTATATTGCTAACACCACCAAATTGTGCAACCCAGTGAGTGGGACCATCTTTATATGGGGATTCAGCCGTTGGAAAAACAAAATTAGGTAATGGCAAAGACTTGTCACCATAACTTGAAAACACAATCGGTTTTTCAGGTGTTCCACTAGGTGCGGTAAAATCGTCATACGGCCTATCAATATATGAAAAACTCACAAAATTAAAATAACCAAGGGTACCATCATATCCGTTTGCAAACATGTCACCTCTTTTAAACAGTATTGAATCACCAGGCAAGAAAGTAACATTTGGACTTGATGTCATATTTTGAAGAGCAATCAACGTTTTTTTAGGTGTACTTGGTGATAAACCATCATTATCATCGTTACCTGAAGTACTAAAATAGTATTTTTTATTTGGGCCAGCAGCAAGTGTTGTAAATGTAAGTTCATTACCATACGAAGTATCAACAGCATTTATAGCAAACGCTCTGATATAATAAGTTGTTGATGGTAATAATGGCATAATTCCACCACCACCATCTGGATAATTCGGTGGTATAACGGCAACAAAATGATTAACATAAGGACCAGTACCTGTAGAAGGATAACCTAGTCTATAGTATTTAACATAAGGGCTTAATTTTGGATTTGGAGAAGTACTCCAAACAACACCTCTTTTTGTTACTGGAGAACCCCCATCACTTGTTACATTACCACCACTTTCTGCTCTAAGTGCCTCAATACGACTTATCGCATTAGTTGTAACCGTTGGCGCTGTTTGACTAAAACCAAAAATCGTTAATAAACTTAACGTTAATACTAGTAATACTTTTTTCATTTTTTTTATTTTTTTAATTTTTTATTTAACAATTAGTTACATCTATAGTCCATCCACTTGAAACCAGACTTGTATATGCGCTATATCCTAATGTATTGGCAGATAAACAACCATTACCAGTTTGATTAAATAATGTTATTGTATTTGGATTTTGCCAATACGTAGTTGCACTCAATTTAATTAATGTGTTAGTTATACCACTATTAGGCAACGAATTATCGTTCAAATATATATACGAAATAAAATTAGGGAATGGATTACCTAACGACCATGGATTAAATGTTGATATTGAATTATAACTTAAATCTAACACCTGCAATCTGCTAGGTAATGGTTGATACGGTGTAAAATTAGTTATTGAATTATAGCTTAAATTTAATGTTTGAATACTTGGTATTGGTAATGATGGGTCATAATTTGTGATTAAATTATTATTCAAATAAAGATTTGAAATACCCAAAGGAAAAGGAACTGTTGGGGTGAACCCTGTCAATAAATTATTATTTAAATATAAATCAGTCAGCCCTTGTGGTAAACTAGTCGGTGTAAATGCTGTTACACTATTATACGATAAATCCAACGTTTGAACCGAACTAGGTAATGTTGAAATTCTACTATCAAAGTTATTGATTAAGTTACCACTTAAATTTAAATACGTTAAACCACTTAAATTCTCTAAACCTATTATATCCCTTAATCTATTATTACCATACCCTGAAGATATGTCCAAATTGTTAATTAATATTGGGTTGTTAATAGCTGTTGATGCGGTATAGTTACCGTTAATTGAATATGTGTGTGATGGTGTATAGTTATCAGAACTTAAATATGTATTTTGAGAGCCATCACCCCAATTTACTGTCATTGTGAAATTAGAGGAGCCCTGAACAAAAAAGTTTAACGAATTACCTGTTGAATTAAAAACAAATTTTAATTGTCCTTCCGTAGATGCAGATGTTTTATATGATGAGGCTGTTAAACCAATATAAAATAATTTCATATTTTATTTTTTTATGCTCCCTTCTAAGACATTTATAAATAATTCTTCTCTAATTGGAACAACCAACGTTCCACTACCATCTAAAAATTCTATCGTAAAAGTACCAACATATCTTCCAGCCTTTTCAGTATCCCTTTCAGAAAATTGATAAACTAGATAATATTCCTCACCAACACAATCAACAGGTATTACAAGTTGGGTACCAGCAATTTTTCTACCGATTCTTTTAACGCCTGTTGTTACATCAGACATACTAAAATATATTGTTGCATTTTGAATTTGTTCAAAAAATCTTCTGAAATCATTTCTACCATCTTGAATTAGCTCAAGCTTTAGGATAGGTAATGTTGCGCCTTTATTTATAAAAAATTCCATATATTATTTTAATATTAATCATAAACTCTTATTTCTATCACAGTATAATAGGTATCGCCAAATACCCTATCTGAGGTTGCCTTAGCTACTTGTATTTTACTTGAATCTACAAAATTGGTAAACATAAAACCATAAGTAGCTACTGTTATATCACCCCCACCCTTAGATACACCACATGTAGCAAAAATTGCCGTTTTATCAGTAGTAAATGGTGTACCAGTAGATGCGCTAATTGTTATTACTTTTACACTCCTATCGTAAACTACACCAATTGTTGTGTTAAGTTCATTTTCTAAAACAATAGGATAACCAGCAGTCATATTATTTCCAGAATCTATATCAACCGCCGCAACATATCTTTTATAAGGGTTTATTGTTCTCCACATAGTACCATCATACAACTGGAGACCAGCATATCTCCTTGTAGGAGTACTTCCAGAGGCATCTGAATGAACAATAAGTCCTTTTGCTGGACTACTTGGCAAATCTCCACTACCTACTCTTGGTGGTAAAAAACCTTTAGATGTTGATGTTAAATCTAATATCGCACTAGAATTTGGTTTATTAATGCCAATACTTACAGCACTACCAGTAATTGCGGTAAATATTGAACTTGAAACATCGTTTGAATTACATCCAGTCCCAAATAAAACACCACCTATATTAAACGAATTTACTGTACCCGAACTTAATGTTATATTAGTACCAATAATAATATTATTGTTACCAAATCCACCACTAGAAGCAGCTTTACTACCTATTATGATACTTGAGTTAGATGTTGTTCCGCTACCAGCACTAGGGCCAATAATTATTGTGGATGCGGCTGTTTTTACATTCAACCCCGCATTAACACCAATTGCTATCATGTTATCACTAGTACCAACACCAGACCCAGCTAAATTTCCAATAAAAATACCATTAGTTGTACCTGTTACACCTTCACCAGAATTACTACCAATAAAAATACCCCTGTCAGCACCTGTTGAATTCTTACCAGCATCAGCACCAATCATAACTGCATTTGGGGCGATATCACCAGCATTACCAGCATTACTTCCAATCATAACTGCGGTACTAGAACCATTTGCTCCGACACCAGCATTAGTACCAATAAAAACAGAACCACTAGAAGTATGAGCTAATTCACCAGCACTAGTACCAATATACACCCCATTTAGGCTTGTACTACCCGTAATACCCCTAGCTGTTCCATTACCTATGATTACAGATGATGTTGAATTTACCGAGCTTTGACCTGCTTGGTATCCTATATATACACCCTTATCGTTATTTGAGGATGATTTAAGAGCCTCATACCCAATAGCAATACTATATTCTGATTTACCCGTTAAATTGGTGGAATTATCACCAGCACTTCGACCAATAAATGTTGAACCACTAGCACTTGTTGCATTTTTACCAGCGTCCTCACCAATAAATAGTGAGTAGCTAGCGTTAGTTGCACCACTACCAGCATTTTTACCTATAAAAGCCGAACTAGTAACAGAGCTAGCACTCCAACCAGCACCAGAACCAGCAAAGAATGAATAAGTTGCACCAGTAGCACCTTTACCAGCGCTAACGCCAAAAAATTGAGAATTATTAGCAGATGTTGCACCATAACCCGCCTGACTACCAATCATTATTGAGTTATTTGCGCTAGTACCACCTAATCCACTTTGTGTACCAATAAATGTTGAATTACTAGCGCTACTAGCATTAGAACCAGCACCAACACCAATAAATGTTGAATTATTAGCGTTACTGGATTGATAACCAGCTTGGTCACCGATAAATAAAGAATTATCGGCAAAAGTTGCACCAAAACCACTTCTATCACCAATAAATGTTGAACCACTAGCGTTAGTGGCTGATGTACCAGCGCTTAAACCAAATACAAACATACTGCTAGCTAAAGCTTTAGCTCCATTACCAAAAGCTATAGAACCAGTACCTGTAGCTACTGGAATAACAGCAGGTGGTGTATTATTTTCATCGTACCAATAAAGTGTTGCACCAATATTACCAAGAACATTACCACCAGTTATATCAGTAATGCTCTTAAACGAAACACTTCCGTTAGATTCTCTTGTTAATAACTGAGGAGCTGTAGTACCACTAGAAATACCAGATAATGTTAATGTATTTGCAGTTAAACCACTAGTAAATACCGTACCACCACTTACTGTTCCACCACTTAATGGAAGATAAGCACCTGAAGCAGACGACGAACCTGTATACGCAGATAGGCTTATTGTAAATGCTGAATATCCGTCTGTTCTATTTTGAGTTAAGGTTATTGTATTTGATGATAACGTAAACCCTGTTACAAAAGTATCTGCAGTAAGATTACCACCACCTATATCATTAATGTTTTTAAATGAAACATTTCCGTTAGATTCTCTTGTTAATACCTGAGTAGCAGTAGCAGCACTAGAAATACTAGACAATGTTACATCACCACCAAAATATGTTGTACCTGTTTGAACCTTTAACGCATATGTATCACCTGATACATTAGACCCCTTTATTGGTGCACCAGCAATGTATACGTTACTTAAAGCACTATACGTAACACCAGATGTAACACCAGTATAATATGTTGTAGAACCTGTTGTTATACCTGTAAAAAACCCAGGGTCGGTTAAACCTGTTTGAGCAACAATTTGCGAATACGAAACGCCCCTATATCCTGTACTAGTTGCGCTTAATATTTCCCCTAATGACGATGCGGTTCCAGCACTTGATGTGCTCAAACTAGGTAATGCAAACAAACTAGCATTATAAAAATTACTAAGTAAAGAATCGTTTATTGTTATTGATAGAACAGTACCACCAGTAGTAGCAGCTGAATAATACATCAAATAACTTGATAATGTTGTATAATTTTGGGTGCTTGTAATTAATGTTGTATTAGCACTAAATGTTGGAATATTAAAACTATTAGCCACTATCTCACTACGTGTTGCTGGTGTAGCAGTACTATTTGCCTCAGTATATACAGCGCTTTTAATATTAAGAGCGGAACCAGCTGTACCCCAAAAACTCCTTATTGGGTTTGGCGGTCCAACAGTACTAGTTTCATTTATAACCACCTGCCCACCAAAAGCGGCAACTGGTGCGGAAAATGTAAGAACACCGTTACTATTTAAAAACTTAGAATTTGGTCTATCAAGATGCGACATTACCAAATCGTTGTTATATGGTTTATTTCTAAATACAAACATTTTGGAAGGGTCTGGATATTGATTACTAAGACCACCACCACCTGCATTATATGACGTTTCAAAATATAGTCCTAATGGGGCAGCTGGAGAGTAAATAACAGCCCTAGAAGTACCAAAATTTATCGCTGGGAATGAAGAAGGTAAAAATAAAGTACCCGTACCCGAAGCACCTTGTGAATATGTAAAATCAGCGTTAGTTGTAATTTGATTAGAACTAAAAAATGGTATCCTACCAGTTGTAGCAGAAAATGCACGTAATACACCATTTGTATCAACACTCGTAAGATACGTATCAGCTGATATACCCGCTAATCCTTGAAATCTAACTGGGTTTGTTGTTGCGGTTACATGTAGTGTATTGGTTCCCGATAAAACACCAATACCAACAGTTCCACCAGTACTAACCGTTAAAGCATTTGGTATTGTCGAAGAACTAAAGTTTAATGTTTTTTGATTTAAATCAACAACCCTATTACCGTTTAAAGCACCGTCACTAGTATATAAGGTATTAATGCTTGAAGCGACTGTTGAAGTAAGTGAAGCAACAGAAATTGAATGTACCACACCAACATTGTCAATTGTTAAAACATTTGAATCAGAAGAACCTCCTATACCCTCAATTCTAATTGGGTCAGTAGCTGCCGAAATATGTAATTTTGTACTAGCCGATAAAACACCAATACCAACTGTACCACCAGTACTAATTGTTAAACTGTTTGGCGCTGTTGATGAACTAAAATTTAATGTTTTTTGGTTTAAGTCAACACGCCTATCTGATTTTATTGAATCATCTTTACCATACAGTGTTGTTATACCTGTAATACTTAAATTTTTACTTGGGTCAGTAAAATCTAGCGCAATTGAAGCACCTGTTTGATTATATGTTGCAGCTGTTGTATATATGTTTGTATAACCTGCAGTAAATCCAGTAACAATAAATACACCACGAGAACTAATTGGCCTCCAATTAGCTGTATCCCCACTAGGTGGTGTTGGGTTTGCACTAACATTTGCGATTGAGTAGTAATCTAAATTATTAACAGTATATGTAACAACAGTACTAGCTGTGTATGCAGAAGATGCGTTCCAGTTACCAGCATAAAATAAACCAGTACGGGTATTTGTTGTGCTTGATGAAAACGTAACAATACCGTTTAAAGAATTATAAGTACCACCTGTAACGGTCACGTCTGAAGCCAACGAGCTAAGATTTTTTGTTATCCCACCACCAAATGTGTTTAATGTCAAATCATAACTCCCAAGGTCCCAAGTTAATCCTGTAACCATTTGTATTTGACTCCATGTTGTGTTACCACTATTTAATACGTAATAATCATTAAATGCGCCATTTTTAACACCAACAATCATTCCCGCTCTTCTTCTTTCAGAAGGTATTTCATTCCTAGCAGTAATATCATTAACATTTCTTAAACTATCAACACCATAAACTGGGTCAATAACCGCATAAGTATCTTGGGTATCTGTTGGTGATATAAATCCAGTTATGCGTACTCCGCCATCTATAGTTGCCATATATTTCTTTTTTTATTTTTTATTTTTTAAGAGCACAACCACGCATTTAATGAACCTGCAAAAGCGTTTGTCGTTCTGTATACATTATATGTTGTTGATATACCATATATATTACCAAATGATAATGTTCCAACTACAGAGTACGGTATATTACCTATACCACTACAACCAGCTGTAGAATCTTTTAAATTAGTTGGTTGTGATAAACTTTGTGGTATAACTAAATAACCATATTCAGGGCTTGCTGTTGACGGCCAAGTAATATAATTATTTGTAACATTAGCAACCAAAGCAGTATTAGTAAGACCACTTGCTTGTGCTGCAGTTATGCTAGTATTAGGTGACTTGCCATAATACCACCTATTTCTCCAAAAAGCTGTTATATTTCTTGTAAATGTTGTACCTTGACTATTAGTTGCTGTGATTTTATACAAATCAAGTGCTGTAACAGTAGCCGTTGAACTTGAAATATTAATTGATAATGTTACAGGTTGCGTTCCGTCATTTGCCGAACCACTAACCAATGTTGTTGTACTTGGTGATAACTGCTCTATAGTTATCGTGTTCGCACTTACATTTGTTGAATTTGATGTGGCCCAAGTAAATGTTTGAGAACCAATTGAAATTGGTTGCCCAACTTCATAAACTGTTGTTAAGTTAGTTCTAGCGAATGATGTAAATGCTGGTACTTGATATGGGTATAATAACGCATCAAACATCTGTTGCATTGTTTGGTTTAAAAATGTAGTCGATTGCGGTATCCCACCCAACCCTGCTGTTGTGGGTGTAGAATTTGTGTAAGTGGGTGTACTACCAGTAGAAAAACCATTTATTATGATTGATGAACCATCACTATTATTTAAAGTTAGTGTACCTAATGTACTATCAGCCGAACCACCCGTTATGAACCCATCAACATTAATAGATGAACCATTGGTATTATCCAACGTTAAAATACCTGTAACACTAGAATATGTTGCAGCTGTAACAGAACCAGCACCATCAGCTCCAGCAGCACCAGCAGGACCAGCAGCACCAGCAGGACCTGTAGCACCAGCTTCACCTTCGGGACCCGCAGGACCTCTAAAATCATCTAAGTTAATAGACAATGTATCACCATTAAGTCTATTTAATTGTAGTGTTGTTCCGTTTAAATTGACGTTATCTATATCTAAACCTTTTAGAAATATAAAATTATTGTCAAGTTCGGCTTGACTTAAGACACTACCCTTTGTTTCGTCACCGTATGGACTTGTTTGAGTCCTTAATATTAAATTATTTGACATATTTGTTGATTAGATACTATATTAATAAAAAATACCCAAATATAAATATTCACCAAAATTGTTTTGACAAATAAAATATTTGGGTATTCTTATAATAAACTAAAACACTATTGTTTTACAAATAATATTGATTGATTATATGTAATAGCAACATAACTACCTGAAGTTAAGTTTCTCACACTAACCCAATCACCACCAGACGAATAACTAGAAGTTTTAACTGTAACCCCTAATATATTTTTAATCACCATAGTTCCAGACGTGTTAGAATTTATATATATTGACCTTCTATCTGAATTATAAAAAAACCTTCTAATATTAACTGAAGAACAAGACCTACTTAAACTATCCGTTGACGGAAGACCAATGCAACCTATAGGTTCACTAGTATATGTTCTAGATTGTAAACCATTAATACATGTACTCCATTGACTATAAGTAAATACACATGGTGTTGGAGAAACACATGCTCTTTGAACACTATCCGCAGGAGGAACCCCTGTACAACCTACTGGTGTGGATGTATATGTTCTTGTTTGAGTTCCATTAGCACATGTTGTCCAAATTCCATATGTAAAATTACAAGGTACTATTGGTGATGTACAACTTCTTTGAATACTATCAGTTGGCGGAAATCCCACACATCCAGTTGGAGATGTTACATATGGTCTTGTTTGAACCCCATTATTACACGTTGTCCAAGTTCCGTATGTAAAAATACAAGGTGTTGGAGCAACTGAATTATACTGATATATTCCTATTGAAGGTGTTGCACCAACAATATTTCCTTCAAAATCTCTATTAAGACCTACATTTGTACCATTATTTATGGCATAAGACGTATCACTAGCAATGTGCATATCCCAATTTTGTGGGTATATGCTAGAACTATCAACAATTAATTTACCATTGATAATTCTTTCGCCTATCGCTAATGTGGTATTAGGCCCTAAAGACGTAGGTGTAAATGAACCAACCGCTCCCTGATAACCACTAACTAAGTGATAGATATTATTTCTATAAAACGCTTTAGGTCTTTCAGATTGTGTGTATTTAGCATAAAACCCATTATTAATCCAAAATACATTATTACGAATATCAAATACAGTATCTGCTGCTTGAACACTATGGTCACCTGACGCTATCGGCCTCCAAGCGTTTTGGAAGTTTTCTGATGATGGATAACGAGTTGATTTATTAATAGGGTATGGTGGCCAATAAATGAATCCTGTGTTTGCATATGTTTGACCATCACCCATAGCATCACCACCAGCATTGTTACCACTAAAACGTGACATAGAACCTTCTACAAAAAAGTTATTCCAAAAATGTAAATTTTTAACCTGTGTTGCATATGTTCCTGTAGTATTAACATACGCAATGTTGCTACAATTGATAAATTTATTATAGCAAATTGTATCGTCATCTGGGCCTTGTATACCGCCTGGTAAATTTGTGCCAAACTCCATACCACCGCTACAATCAATGAATGTATTATAGGCAATGAATGAACTATCAAAATTATTAATAGTTTCAACAGCTCCACCTAATAAACCTGAACTAGATGAATTAAAAGGATTGGCATAAGCCCACGAACCTGTAATTCTATTATTTGTTATTCTATATTTACTTCCCGATAATAACATTGGGTCAGCACCTATATCAGCTTGACTTGCAGTATCTGTTATCCAACCTGTAGATTTAAAATTACTAAATGTATTATTTTCAATCTTAAAATCTCTAACAAAGGCAACAATACCATATGCTGTATTACTAAAGTTACAGTTTTTTACCGTGATGTTACTACATTTACAACCATCACTTCCACTACAGTATCCACTATCCCCAAACCAAAGTCCTAGCGTTGTAAAAGCACCCGAACGTTTGTCATTGACAGGGAATCTTGTATCATTAAACTGTATACCGTCTATCACAATGTAACTTACATTAGCAAACGCCAATACACCTTTTTCGTTTGACCTAACTGAACTTGGATAAGGATATAGTAAGTTTGGGCTTTCTAAATTAATATCACCATAATATGTGAATACAATTGGATTAGTAGCAGTACCTGAAGGGAAGCTTAATCCTTCATATCCACCACCATACCATTTTACAGAAGCTACTGTGCTGAACTCGGTACCATTAGCAAATATTTCACCTCTTTTAAAAGCAAATGTATCACCAGCAGTTGCAATACTACTTAAAGTATTTAATTTTGCTAGTGTTTTCCAAGGGGTCAATGGATTCTGTGCTTGTGTAACACTATACGAATCATTACCAATTGAACTAAAATAAAATTTTCTACCTCTTGTTGTTGGGGATGCACATGTTCTTGTTAAACTGTCTGCTGGAGGAACTCCCGTACAATTAGTTGGGGAACTCGTAAACGGTCTTGTTTGTATTCCATTACTACATGTTGTCCAAGTTCCGTATGTGAAAGTGCACGGTACTATCGGTGTTGTACAACTTCTTTGAATACTATCAGTTGGTGGAACCCCAATACAACCTGTCGGTGTAGGTGTATATGGTCTTGTTTGTGTTCCGTTAGAACATGTTGTCCAACTACCATATGTAAAAGTACATGGTGTTGGAGTAACCGAACCACCGTATTGGTATATACCCATCGAAGGTATAGCACCAACACTATTACCAACAAAATCGCTTGTAAGACCTACATTAACTCCAGAATTTATGGCTGGTGATGTACTTGTTAATGTATAATCCCAATTTAAAGGGTTAGAGTTTGTTGTATTTGTCCAAATAATTCCAGATGTGGAAATCTCAGTACCGTCTAATGTGAAATTAGTAACACTACCATTAGATAATTTATATATGTTGTTAGTGTGACTTAAGTTAGCACCATTTAACTGTCCATTTCTTGTTAATGATAAACCATTAGATACCTGAATTATATTATTTTTAAGGATTATAATCCCAGCTGTAGCCTCTGATGTTGACATAGAAAACATAATACCGCTACTACCCCCTGGATTTGTATTAGGAACGGTTTGTAACATTACATTATTATAAAATTGTAAGTTTCTTACCGCAGTTTTATACTGTCCACTATTACTAATATAAACTACTGTGTTGTTATTAATAATCTTGTTGTAATATATTTTATTATTTTGAATTAAATTATTAGCAACACCATCATTATTGCTACCAAATTCAAAAATACCATTACAGTCATAAAATGTATTGTAAGCAATCACGTTATTTTCAATAACAGAACCCTCTTCAAAAAATTCTACACCACCACCATCAAATGTATAATCATAACTAGCGGCATAACAATCGTGAAAGTAGTTGTTAGTAACAATATTATTTGAACTAGATAGTTGAACAGGCACCCCACCATAATCGTCATCTGGATTAACAGATGTTGGTGTGTTTCTAATCATCCTTAAATTTCCAATATCACAAGAATCCACGGTGTTATTATTATTGCCTGGTGGAAAATACACGCCATAACCAGTTCTGTCCATCGTACACTTCCTAATAACTATTCCTGTACATCCTTGATACGTAGCAAATACATTTTGTATCTTAGCTTGAATATATCTATCAGTAGCTGATATTGTTGTATCGCTAATCTTCCAACCATAGAAAGTTAGGTTTGTACAACCATTCAATGTAATTAAAACACTTACTGTAGAGTTTGTCCCCCAGAATAATGGGTCGGCTCCTGTTCCATACACACCAAAATAAATGTTAGATTTATTTGATAATGTTAATGTTCCCGAGAATTTAGAATCTTTTGCAAACAATACAGAATCACCATTAGCAACATTGCTTTGTACTTTAGATAATGTTTGCCAAGGCGTTAATGGATTTTGCGCTTGTGTTGTTGTGTAACTATCACTACCCGCTGAACTAACGTAAAATTTTCTAGCGCTAGCAAATAATGGAATAAATAAAAGAATTGTTAAAAACTTTTTCATTTTAAATTTTTTTTAAAAAATTGTTATATTATAAGTACAATAATATAATAATTAATATATTAATTATATATTAATTATTTATACCGATATATCACCCGATAAATACCAAACGTCCCCAGACTTCTTTATTAATGTTGCAAAACTATACTGGCTTCTCAACTTTAATGCACCTCCAGAGCTTAATATAGTTACACCAGTACCACCACTGATAGATGTTTGACCAGTACCATTTTGAACAATACCAATTTGAACACCAGTGCTAAAATTGGTTGTAGCACTAGGTGGTATGGATACAACATTAGCCGTAGAACTAGTCATTTCAATAATGGTATTATTATTAGCCGCTGAAAGCTGTAAAGTATATGCCGTTCCAATAATAGCACCAAATGACACATTACTACTTGCTGATGTAATTCCTGTGATGGTATTTCCATTTACAGAACCTGTACCTGAAAGAGTGATTGTACCTGTTGCAGAATTATATGTACCACCAGTTACAGCATTTATTGTATATGTAAGTGCTGTACTACCACCTGAAGTAACACTCAACACATTACCTGACAATGTTGTTGCGCTTATATATGTTGGTAAATTAAAATAGGTTGTTGCTGATATTGTTGTTGCTGTTAACCCAGATACAATTGTATTACCAGTTACTGTTAATGTATTTGCTGTCAGGCCAGCTAATCTAGCATTACCAGTCACGTTTAACGTATTTGCAGTTAATCCACTAGTAAATATTGTTGCACCATTTACCGTTCCACCAGAAAATGTAGATGAACTAGCAGTAAACGGGTCAACTTGAACAATTTTTGTAACCCCACTCAATCTAATTCTTAAATCATTATTTTGAATCCATATATCACCATCGTTTGGTGATGTCGGCGCTGTTGAACCAGTAATGAGCCTTAATGAAGCTTGAGTTGCAGTTGCGGCTGGAAGTGTTAATCTAGCAGTAGGTGTTTCTACACCAATACCAATCATACCTGTCGCTGTTGCACCTGTTGATGGATTACCAGTTGTTGTTGCATATGTATTTGAACCAAAAATAACACCACCAATATTAATTCGATTTGATGGTGTTCCAGACAAACCTATATTTGTACCTACGATAATATTATTTGAACCTAAGTTACCACGCCAACCCGTTTGATATCCTAACAATATTGATTGGCTACCACCAGTCATAAAATAGCCAGCTCTATAACCAATAGCCACTAAATCCGATGGTCCGCCAACAATTGACCTACCTGATTCAGAACCCATGATTATTGATGTTGTAACACCTGTCGAGCTAATACCAGCACTTTGACCAACAATTATTGAAGTTGATGACCCCGAAGCGTCCAGCCCAGCATTATTACCAACAAAAACAGAATTTAACGCAGTTGTTGCACCATTACCAGCAGAACTACCAATAAAAATAACGTTTGAAGTTACAAAACCACTAATTGATGAATCAGCACCAGCAGCATTACCAATATAAATTGAGGATGAAGGTGTATAATTTCTAGCACCTGCCGACAATCCAATACCGACAGAGCTACTTAACGTAACACCATTAATACCCGCATTAGAACCAATGTACACTGACGCAGAAGCACCATTTGTATTTAAACCAGCACTATTACCAATAAAAACAGAATTTGTTGAAGTACCTGACAAATCTTTGCCAGCTTGAAAACCAATAACTACTGTATTTGCAAATGTGCTAGCTGTATCAGCAGTATATTGTCTAGATTGAAAACCAGCTTGATTACCAATAATAACCGCACTAGTTGCTTGACCCTTATTAGTTTTATACGCTGATGTCCCAATAACAACACTACTCGATAACCTACTAGATGCACGAGCGGCTTCAGTACCAATAACGACCGTATTTTGCGAATTACCCGAAACAAATGCCCCCGCTAAATTACCTATAAAGGTTGAATTAGCAATTGTACCTGCATTTGTCGAACCAGTTGCTGGAAAATAAGGATTTGTCGCAGCATTTGTTCCAATTGCAATAACATTAGCCGCATTATTTGCTGTTGCCGCACTCAAAAGACCGTTAAAACCTATAACAACACCATATGTTAAACCAGTAGACCTAGAACCAGCATCAGTACCAACTAAAACACTACCATATGACAAATAATTATTAAGACCAGCCCTGTAACCAATATAGTCAGAATAATCATTACCCGTAGCACCACTACCAGCTTGATAACCAATGAAATTAAAAAATTTAGTATTAGTTGTACCACTACCAGCTTCATAGCCAATTATATTACCATATTGTATATTACTAGATAATTGACCAGCTGAAGCACCAATAAGTGTTGTACCTGTTATAGCTGACGCTTGATAACCAGCTTGGTTACCAATAAAATTTAAATCACTATTTACGGTTACATCTGAAAAAAGAACACCCAAACCCGCATTGTAACCAATAAAATTTGAGAAAGTTATACCAGTTGATGATTCACCAGCACTAGTACCAATAAAATTTGAAGCTGATGTGTTTCTAGCACCATCACCAGCAGCAGAACCAATAAAAGATGACCCCCCTATATTCCTAGCACCATTACCAGCACCATACCCCATAAAATTTGAATAACTTGACTCACTTGCACCACCACCAGCATCACTACCAAATAAATTTGAATTAGTAATATCCGTTGCCTCCTTACCAGCATCCTTACCAATAAAATTTGAATTGGTAATACCAGAAGCAGAACTCCCAGCATTTGAACCAATAAAATTTGAAGAGGCTAAATCAGAACCGTTCGATGCTGCATTGTAACCAATAGCATTTATTTTTAATATATTACCAAACCCATCAGTATTATTAATACCATAACCAGCAGTATCACCAATAAAATTTGAACTAGTAACACCCGTTGTAAGTCTACCAGCATTATAACCAATGAAATTTGAACGGCTTGTCGCACTTGCCCCATCACCAACATTACTACCAATAAAATTTGAATATATTGAATCGTTAGCGCTAATTCCAGCAGAATTACCAATAAAATTTGAATATGTTACACCAGTTGCATTTTGACCAGCATCTGAACCAATAAAATTAGAGTCATCTGAGTTAATTGCTTGATACCCAGCACCACCACCAATAAAGTTTGAATTACTAGAACTAGACGCATAAATACCAGCATTTTGACCGATAAAATTTGAACCAGTAACACCAGTTAGTTCAGAACCAGCATAATTGCCAATAAAATTTGAGCTTTGAACATTACTTGCCAAATTACCAGCTCCGATTACAGCAAAAAATGAATTAGTTATACCACTCGAAGAAGCACCAGCTTCGGTACCAATAAAACTAGATTGATATATATCAAATGTGTTAGTACCAGCGTTATCACCAAAAAAATCTGCCAATTGGGAATCAATATTATTTGCCCCAGCATTTTTACCAATAAAGTTCGAGCGAGTAGTGCCCGTACTATTACTACCAGCACCTTGCCCAACAACAAACATATCGTTACCCAAAGCCTCAGCACCAGAACCGATGGCTATTGAATCGCTAGCTGAAACAACTGGTGGTGTTGTTGGATTTGTTGATGGTTCAGCGTAGTATTTTAAAGAAACCGTTGACGCACTGCCTGTTAATCCAGAAACTGGATAAGCATGTAGAACACCATCAGTATCAATACTAACAACAAATGTATCAGCTGTTGTTGCTGTTAATCCTTGAAATCTAACAGGGTTTGTTGCTGCTGATATGTGTAATGTGTTGGTTGCAGCTGTTGTACCAAAACCAGTGTTTCCTGATGCATCAACATATAATCTAATTGTACCAGCACCGTTAGCGATAACGATGCTATTGGTTAAACCACTTGTAAGTTGTGGTATGTTATTACCAATAACAAGGTTATTGCTTCCTGTTATAATACCCTTACCAGCATAATTACCAATATAAATATTATTATCACCACTTGTTTGTCCAGAGCCAGCTAGTAAACCAATTAAAATAGTATTGTTTAAATTAGCAATACCTGTATAACCACTATTTAATACCCCCGTAGCCCACCCAATACTAGTATTACCTGAACCCGTTTGATTATGATACAATGCTCCTTGACCAACACCCGTGTTATTAATACCTGTTGTATTATTATATAACGCGGCGTAACCAATACCTGTATTATAGTTACCTGTTGTGTTAAATCTAAGAGCAACGCTACCAGTACTAGTATTTCCAGTACCAATAGTACTAGTAGCTAATGACGCATAACCAATTGCTGTGTTTGAGTTACCTGTAGTGTTTACAAGTAGAGCACTAGACCCAACAGCTGTATTAAAACTACTACCAGTTGTGTCTCTTAATGTACCATTACCAACACCTGTATTACTACCACCAACAGCAAGTTTACTCAACGAACCGTAACCAATCGCAAAATTTAAATTACCTGTTGTATTTGCAGCTAAAGCACCAGAGCCAATTGCTAAATTTCTAATTCCCGTAGTATTTAATGATAAACTACCCGCACCAATAGCAGTATTTTCATAACCAGTAGTATTGTTAGTTAACGCACTAGTACCAATTGCGTTATTAGTATATCCAATTGTATTTTTTGCTAAAGCTTGATAACCGATTGCAGTATTGCTATAACCACTTGTAACCCCTGATAATGAACCAGCACCAATACCCACATTACCACCAAAATTAACACCAGAATCAATTGTTGTAAAATTACCAGCACTATTACCTAAAAATAAGTTATTGGTACCATATGAATGAATAAATCTATTTGAATTCTGATTAATAACACCAGAACTTGATGATGTGGTACTAGGTATACCAACAGTTGTTGCCGATAAATCACCGTTTACCGTAAACCCACTAACTGTATTAAAGTTTGTTGTAAATGTTCGACCACTAGAATCATTTATTGTAAATGTATTTGCTGAAGATATATATCCAAAACTAGTAATAACCGTATCAGTATATCCACTTGTAAATCCTGAAACATCAAACACACCACGACCACTCAATGCCAACCAATTAAGTGTATCACCTGTTGGTGGTGTAGCACTAGGCCCAGCATTAGCAGATATTACAAAATAATCTTTATTATTACCACTATATGTAACAACCGTATCTGCTGTATATGCAGACACCGCCCTCCAATTACCAGCATAATACAAACCAGTACGGCTATTGCTAACATTTGAATAAAACGTAACAACACCACTGTTTTTATTATAGGTACCACCAGTTACAGTCATATCTGTAGCCAATATACTTAGGCTTACTGTTAATGGTGAGTTATTGTTTTGATTAATGGTTAAATCATAATCACCCTGACTAAATGTAAAACCAGTCACATAAACATCTTGTGGTAACCCATTATATTGTGTTGCCGATATCGTTGTTGCTGAAAAAGTATTTGCTGTTAAACCACTAGTAAATATTGTCGCACCACCAACAGAACCACCAGTAAAAGTATCTACTGGTAAATTAAGATATGTTGTTGCTGATATTGTATTAGCAGATAATCCACCAGTGAATAAAGTAGCCCCATTAACGGTACCACCAGTAAAGTTACCAACTGGCAGATTAAGGTATGTTGTTGCCGATATTGTATTACCACTAAGTCCGTTGGTGAATAAAGTAGCCCCGTTAACGGTACCACCAGTAAAATTACCAACTGGTAAGTTAAGATATGTTGTGGCGCTAATTGTATTTGCGGTTAAACCACTAGTAAATATTGTCGCACCACCAACTGAACCACCAGTAAAGTTACCAACTGGTAGGTTAAGATATGTTGTTGCTGATATTGTATTACCACTAAGTCCGTTGGTAAATAAAGTAGCTCCGCTAACAGTACCACCATCAAAAGGGTCAATGGTTTTTAATACTAAATCATTATCTGCAATACCATTATTATACCAGTATTCAATCACACCAGAACCAGAAAAAATACCAACGGTCAACCCCTTTGTTCTTTGTAATGATAGTATATTAGTATTAGCGTCTGTAACACCACTCCATGGACCGTAACGGTTGTCCAATACTTTTGGTGAGTTACTATTTATATTGTCACTAAGATTTATTCCCATATTATTTAATTATTTCTAAATTCTAATGTTTGTTGCACAGTAGGATAAACACTCCAATGCATTTTATAGTTAATTCCAGACCAATAAGATTCTGGACTTTTAACGGGTTGTAAAACGGCTGTTGTAATAAAACTATTATCAATATTACCAAAATTAAAACCAGTCTCCCACCATAATGTTTTTGTTGTATATCCAGAATAATAAGCAACCCAAATAAATTCACCAGTATTTAGTGTATTATATGGTATTGATATCGTACCAGATGCTGATGATAAAACTTTATTTGCTGTACCAGCAGATATAGTATCCGCAATATCCTGAGCCGTTGGCAATGTATTTGATTTACCCCAGAAATATGGGTATATACCTGTTATAGTAAATGTTGTTGAAGAAAAATTACTACTAGCTGCTTGTGGTGCGTTAACAGAACGCACAGCTGGTGTTCTTGTATCAACAACTCCTTTGTTATTATTTTTAGAAGACCCAGAGGCATAATTACCGTCACCGTTATAAATTGTTGTTGATGAATTACCCACCACAGGTGCTGGTATAACATACGATTCGGAATACGACGGTGTCATTGTGTACCTAAAATTAGGGTTATTAGGATTCGGATAGGTAAATTGATTTGGAACAGCTGTTGTTGAAGATACCGCAAACGTCGTATCGGTAAATAATGAAGAACCATCCCTTAATACCCTTAGCTGTGAAAAAGCACCTGCGTCATTTTTAACACCAAACACACTAATAGTTGGTGAATATGTTACACCAATCTCTAATGTTTGTGTTGATGGACCAGTCATTGTTATTGTTGGTATTGTGTATGTTGGATTAGCAACAGGAAATAAAATATCATCAAACAACTGAACCAATGTTCTACCTGTTAATAATGAAACAGTTGTTCCAGCTGATAACCCACCAATACCCCTATCCATTGCTAACCCTCCATCTAAAGCAGTATTATAAAGAGAATATAACGAATTACCGTTCCTACCTAAACCAGTATTTGCTGATACCGTAATCCCAACGTTTGAAAGATTTGAACCATCACCATAATATGTTGATGCACTAACAGTCGTAGCTGATATGGTACCCATATTAGCAGTTGTTGCTGAAATCAGTCCAGAACTAATAGATACAGCATTTAACGTATTAAATGTTGCAGCACTATTAACGGTTAAATTACCACTAATAGTTAAACCTGTCATACTATTTACCCTCTGCGTAAATGTTGCACCGCTAGAATCAAAAATACTAAATGTATTATTTTGATATGTAAAACCAGTAACACGTATATCCGTATACCCACTTGCAAATCCAACAACAGGAAATGTACCACCACTATTATTAATAAACGTAACAACACCGTTATTTTTGTCATAAGTACCACCAGTTACCCTCATATCTGTAGCTAGTATCGATAAAGATTCCGTTGTTGACCAAGTGTCGTTTCTACTTATGGTTAAGTTATAGTTAGCAACATCAAAAGTTAAACCAGTCACATAAACATCGTCAGATGGTTTAAAAAATCCAGTCACGTCAAACGTTCCACCACTAATATTAGTAAAAGTGATAATACCTGTAGTATCATTATAAGTACCGCCAGTTATTACAGCTTCAACATTCAATCCATCGGTTATAAAATTAGCTAAAGTACTTAATGCAACTTTTTTTGTTTGGTTACCATTAACAATAGGCATTACATCATTATTGGTTAATGATGTGGCAAATGTTAATTGACTAATTTTTTTATTTTCGTTTTGTGCTGGCATCTTTTTTAATTTATTCTTGTTCTATTGCAAAAGAATCTTCCTGTAAAATCCAATAATAATTCTCCAAAAGAATTAGGTTTGCGTTTGATGGATAATACCTAGATACTTCGCTTATATAAATATTCTGTATATCTGTAAAATATAAATCACAGATATTAAATTTAAATTGAGATATACCCCCAATAAACGTTCCAGCAAAATTTTCTTGTATTGGTAAACCTAAATCATTTTGGTCTCTACCATCAAATGTTTGCGTTTCAATTAATCCCTGCGAACCGCCACCTAAACTAATGTTAAACGGAACACCAACTTGCTTTTCCATATGCTCTTCAAGCCTTCTTGCGATAAATTCACTAAAATTATTTACAGTAAATTTAAGCCTACCATTAATATAAAACATCAACCTACCAGTTCTTGGTTTTTTATATTTAAAATCACAATCATCATAGTATTCATCCATTGTATATCGAATAACAACATTTGTCCATGCGTCATTCTGAACCATTCCGCTTGAAGAATAACCCTCTTGTATTGTTATTCCACTAACATAAGTTGTTCCAGAACATTGACCAGTCACACTTAAAAGCCTGTATCCAATACTACCATCATCTTTAATTCTAAACCCTAATGCGTTATCTAGGATATCTAATTTGTAATCTAAATTATCAAATTCAATTGATTCACTAAAACCAGAAAAACTACAAACAGTTTGATTACCAAATCCACTAGGATTAGAATTACCGCATGAATGACATCTTGTTGAACCACTACCAGCCCTACCATATATTAAAAACGGATTTTCTGTGTTAGTTATTACTGTTTTTGGTGTTGTAATAACTAATGGCCCACCAGAATAAGTACAAACAGTTTTGCTACCTAGACCGCTATGATTTACAGCACCGCACGAATGACATCTACTTGGACGCATTCCAGCTCTACCATAGATTAAAAATGGATTTGTAATATATTCGGTATTTACACTATCTGGATATAAAGATATCAACTCACCACTCGCACCAGTAATAAAAATTTCTGGTTCTTTAGGTATTGTACACCAATCACTTAGTGTATCGGTACAACCAGCTGGGACGGTACAACCACTGGTACAACCAGTATCAGCACCCTCAAACAAATTCCAAAATTTATTTTCAGCACGCGTACCCATATAAAAGAAAAATCCTTTATTGTTCGGGTATGTGTCATTTAATATTGTATCTGTATAACCAGAACACTGGTCTTCTTGTTTTTTTAACCAAAATTGTGCGGCCCAAGCCTTATTTACTCTATTTGGTAAAACATCATATGTTGAACCATCTATCTTATAATATCCCTGATAAAAACCACCACACATTTGAGCATAATCGCCACTATCGTCATTTAATATATCTATTGGGTATATATAATCACCTGTTGTACCTGTGACCCTATTAAGATGCAATCTGCTATCACCAGATGGGATAATCAGAGTTGTACCCGTTAATGCAGATAAAATAGCTTGATTTGTTGGGTCTGATGGATTTTTTTCAAAGGTTACCAATCCATTATCAATACCTGTAATACCTATCGTACTAAAAGTATATCCAGTATTTGTTGCACCAGTCCAATAATATAGACTTGAAATCGTATTTGCGGATGTTGAACCTGAAGAATATATTGCTGGTTCATTAAAATCAAACCAAACAACAGCACATTCACCAGTTATGGGAATATTGGGTATCAACGATTGATTATCATCGTCATTTGCTAGATAAAAATCCCAATAATCGCTATTAGATAATCTTAAATCCAGCTTTTTATACTTATAGTTTTTTATGTTTCCCATTATAATATATAAATATCAATTTTTTATCTAGCCTTCAATTCTTTTATTTTTATTTCCAAGTCATTAATTTTAATTAATGCCTCTTGAAGAGATTTTACCGTTAATGCTAAAATACCATCATAATCTAAACCATAAACACCATCCTTTTTTTCACCATCACCCAAAACCAACTCTGGCGTGGTTTCTAAAACGTCTTGTGCTATAAATCCATGTCTTTTAATACCAACATATTTGTTAAATTCAAATTTTGCTGGTTTTAATTGTAAAATAATTGATGAGCTATCACCTGAAATGTATTCAATATTATTTTTTAATCTTTTGTCTGAGGTTCCACCACCTGGTGTACTTAATACGCCAGCATCCGTTAATGAAAAAATAAGACTTTTATACCCATCATCAATGATTTCTATGTCACCAGCAAGATTAAGTCTAAATGTTTTTGATGCCTTTGCCGCACCAAGTGCCGTGTTTGTAACACTTATAAAATCAACATAATCGGTACCACCAATTGTATTACTACCGCTGATATCAATAAATGCGTTTGCAGGACTACCATTAGTTATTACACTACCTTTACCTGATAATATAGTACTAGCAATACCACTAAAACCACCGCTAACAGTATTATTCACATAAGCATCACCTTTTACGACCAATTTAGAGCCGTCCCATGTTAAATTAGCACTAGTTGCTGTTTTGCTAGGTGTAATTTGATAAAGTATTCTATTGTCCGTACCACTTTCACTTACTATGTTAGTTGCTAACGAAGCAGTTCCGTCTAAAGAACCTATCACTGTTGTGGCACTTATTGTATTTGCTGTTAAACCACCAGTAAATATTGTTCGACCACTTACAGTACCCCCACTTAATGGTAGATAAGCACCTGATGCAGATGAACTACCTGTATACGCAGACAGGCTTATTGTAAACGCTGAATATCCATCAGCCCTATTTTGTCTTAACGTTATTGTATTTGAACTTAACGTAAACCCTGTTACAAAAGTATCTGCTGTTACAGGTAAATTAAGATATGTTGTTGCGGATATACTTGCAGCCGTTAAACCACTAACTATTCTTGTATCACCACTAACATCTAGTGTGAACTGAGGTGAAGTGGTTAATATACCCAACCTACCACCACTAGTATTGGTAAACCTAGCTATTGCCGTAGTATGACCCCATATATCCACAAAATTTTGATTGCCACCACCAATCCTTAAAGTACTACTATCAATCGATTTAAGAACAACCATTTGTGCATAGTCTGTTGGCCTTAAAAAAGATATGCCACCAGAATCAGAATTAATTGTTAATCCATCAGGTATATTACCGCCACTATATGAACCAACGGTTGGCGTTGTTCCAATTAATACTCTACCACCAGAACTATTTGCTAATCTAGTTGTTCCAGAAGAAGTTAATTGACCACTAACAGTTAATCCACTCATACTGTTAATAGTTGCTGAGAATGTAACACCACTCTCAACTATTGAAAATGTATTATTTGTTGTCGTATAACTAAAAGAAGTTATTGAACCACCACCTCCACTAGTACTTCCAGAACTAGATACATTACTCCAAAGATTACTACCATTTTTATTGATATATATTGTACCAGTACTTTTATCTGTAAACAAAGTTCCTATTGGCGCTAAATGCGTCGGTACACCAAGTCCACTTTGTATTGAACCTGAATTTAAACCATCCTCTCTTATTTCTATTGCCATTATATATTAAAATGATTCTAAATTTATTCTTTTCCAGCCATTTTCTGTTTTTAAATACAGATAATTCTCATCTCTTGTAAGGTTACCTAAATCACCCGATAAATCTTGTGATGATATTGGTGTAAATGCTGGGATGATTAAACCGTTTGGTTTTAAATTTGTATTTGTTGTCCAATCACCGTTTTCATCTGTTTCTAAAAATGCGTTTTGGTTATCAGCAATTGCATGTAAAACAATAATACCACCACCAATCGATGTTTGATGATTACCATTATAGTTTAATTCAATATTATTATCTTCAGCAACAACGGTTTGTGTGTTTAAACTCTCTCTATTTACATTTATTGTAACATCACCATTTACCAATTCTTTTATTGCTTCAACCAATAATGCTGTAACATCTTTATAATGAACGCTCATATATTTACCATCGTTATGCGTTAACTCTGGAACAACCTCATTTACCTCCTGCGCAATAAAACCTATTTTTGTTGCGTTTCCACCGCTATTTCTATCTTTCCAATTAAATGTTACACCCCTAAGGTTTAACACTTTATTTAATGCATCATCAATATTGTTGATATTTTCTTTTAGACTAACATCTGATGCATTATTCACCAAGAAACCATTTGCATCAATACCAACGTCAATTGTGCCTGGGCCCGAACCTAGATTTGTTATTACCATTCTTTCAGTTCTAGTGATGCCAGAGACATCAACCCAAATTGTCCTACCAGTATAATCTAGTGTACCAGCACTTAAATAAGTCAAAAGTGACGTTGTTACGGTACCTGTAAAAACACCAGCTGACGGACTAACACAAATTTGTGGTGTGATATCAAAACTAACACCTGAATAGTTTAAGTAATATCTATTTCCATCGGTAGTCCCACTTGTATTACCCGTATATACTTGACCAGTATTTTGTGTTAAACCACTATTTGTACTTGTTATTGCTGATATACGCGAGTTAGCAATATTCATTTTTGTATCATACCAAGTAAAAACTGTAACGCCAGTATTACCTGAAAAAGTGCTAAGAACACCAGATACAGTTGAAGTAGCAGCCGTTGTTATTAAATCTGGGCCTGTAGTTAAAGAGCTAAAAGTAACACCAAATGCGGTTCCACCAGATAAAACACTAAATGTTTCTGGTTGTTGTTTTACCTGTCTTGTTGAAAAATCTAATTTTGTTCTAAATTCCATTTTTATTGGTTTTATAATAAATATTCTACGTTTCTAATATATTTATTATAAAAGAATTATTTATGCCTATTATTAAAAAACATGAATTAGAAGAACTTGTTGGCGGCGATGGCGAGGTTATTGGTGGTGATAGAAATGTTACTAGCAATTCAGAAATTGAGACAGGTCCAGTACAAAAACCATGGAACGACAATTCCGATTACGAAAAAGGGATGTCAACGACTACCGATAGAGCTACAAGATATAGACAAAATATCCCATGGTTTGCCGTTTATAGCTATCGCAGCTCAAGTGGTCGTGGATTACCAATAAACGAAACAAATAAAAAAGTCAAAAAAAAGAGTCAAATAGAAGAAGAAATCATGGAAGATTTAGTTAAAAAGTCAAAAAAAGACCATGATATGATAGAAAAAAACTTTGACGCTAAAGTTGAAAAAATGGTTGATACAATAGAAGATATTGATTTAAGCAAGGAACAGTTAAATAAAATAAAAACTGCAATCATTAATAAAATAAAAAATAAAGATGCCTAATTCCGATTTAAAAGATAAAATATATAATGTACCTGCCCAACATCAAAATTTTTTGGGACAGACAATATCATATCATAATCTTAAAATGACAAAAACTAGGCTAAACCAAGCAAAGAAAGATAAAAACCAACAAGAATTTAATAGAAAGGGTGGTGAAAACGTATTACAGTGGGTAAACAATACATTAAAAACTGACCGAGACGCTATTTATAATAAGAAAAAAACTGGTATGGATGCTGGAAGAGAAAACGAGTTTATAAAAGACCACGAAAAAGATAAAAGCGCTAACGCAACAAAAGTTGGTGGTGTACCAAAAATAACAAAAGGTAGCGTGTTTAGAAAAATAATGACTAACAAAGAAGTATATAATGAATCCGTTAATAAAGAAATCAAGGATATTTTATATTTAATGGAGTACATGAATAACAATAAAAAAGAAAATTTATAAATTATGCCAAGTAATTACATTCCAAGACCCGTTCCTGGACAAAATGTCGGAGGTCAATCTGATATGGAATACGCAGCTATTCTTCAAAGAAATACCTTGATTCCTATTAATACTTATAATAGTTATGCTTCCGCAAACCAATACGGTCTTACACACACTAGAGCTATAACTGATAACCAAACACCAAACGCTGGTAGAGGTACTGGCGTTTTTTTAGATATCAATAATTATGGTGCTGGTTTAGATTGGGACAAATTAGGTAACCCACAACCAGGAAGTATCGTAGGTGCTGGTGCTGGCAGATTGCCGTCATTAACATACAATAACGCAACTTGGGGTATGGGACCAGTCGCAATAGGGATGACAAACTATGCACCACCAAATACGGCACTAAACATTGGTCAAGTAATAATATAATATGAAACTTTACAATTTATTTGAAGAGATTATATTAGAAGAGAAAAGGTTATTAGCTGAAAATGTTAGTGACCAAGAAATAAATGATGCAATTAAAGGAAAATACAACATAAATATACTTTATGATGATTATCCAGATGTTGTACCATCAGTCGCACCTAGCAAAAGATATATACAAGTATATAATCTTGCTGAAACAAAAGCTGGTAACAAAGCAATAAGAGCATTTCAAATTTTTGGTGGTTCAAAAACAACACCAAAACAGGGTGCGTGGAAAATATTTAGATTAGACAGAATACGCGGTTGGTTTCCGACAAAAATGAAATTTTATAACCCAGTTTCTGATTTAGACGCAAATATTCCTACGTACAATAAAAATGGTGACAGAGCAATGTCACGCGTTATAAATAAAGTAGAATTTAATAGATAATTTTTATGGATGCACCACAACCAGTAGATTTAAATAAATTAAAAAACATTCTTGGAAATGCCAAGGCTGTAATGAATAAGGTTGAAAACAATAGTTTTAAAACGGGGAATATTAATGGGCGAGCGTTAACAGAAGAAGGCGTAGCTGAATTACAGTCAGAAGGGGTTAGGCCAGTATCTACATCGCCCATGACATATAATGAGGAAATGATTAAGAATTCTAAATTACCAGCAGCAATTAAAAAGGCGATGCTAGAAAACCCAATTCCACAATTATCTGGACCAAGCCATACATTTAATATAAACGACGTATCTGACTTGATTGACGAAAAACCAATGCCATATCCTAAAGCACCTAAAACAAAAGTTGTCAACGAAACATATAGCAATAATAAGTCAGATACAATTACTATAAGCAAATCTGATTTAAAAGAGATGGTTAATGATTTGGTTAATGAAAAATTATTAGAGTTTTTTGTTAAAAACCACAATAAATCAGTTACTGAAGACGCTGTTAAAAGAACAATTACAACCCTGATAAAAGAAGGTAAAATACAACAAAAGAAAAGAACACTATAACAATAAAAAAATATTTTATTAAAAGGGGATTAATTTCCCCTTTTTTTATTGACTAATATTACATATTCATTATTATTAACTCATAATTACATTTAAAAAATTAATATGAGTAAAATTAAAGTTTTAGTAGTACCCTCTGACCGTACTGGTGTCGGATACTTTAGAAGCACAAAACCACACATTGCATTAGAAGAAAAATACCCCGACGAATTTCATGTCGATATCGAGTATGAACCAGAGTTAAACAATGACGAATGGTTAAAACAATACGATGTTATACATTATCATAGAACCCTAGGTGCTTACGAACAACAAGAAGCCCTATTAAATAAATTGGATAATTTAGGTATTGCAACAATAATGGATTTAGATGATTATTGGTCACCTGGCCAACATCATCCAGCTTTTTTATTGATTAAAAATAGCGGTTTAGATAAAATGATTTTGAATAATATTAGAATTGCTAAAAATGTAACAACAACAACTAGTATATTTGCTGAAGAAATTGCAAAATATAACAAAAATGTTTATGTTTTACCAAATGCAATTGACCCGAATGAAAAACAATATACCCCAACGCCAGAAAAAAGCGATAGATTAAGAATTGGATGGCTTGGTGGTAGTAGCCATTTAAAAGATTTAGAAATATTAAAAGGAGTTGTTGGTAGATTGCACAATGACGGATTGTTAGATAAAGTTCAATTTGTTTTGTGTGGTTATGATTTAAGAGGAACAATGACCATTATTGATGAGCAAACTGGTCAACAAACACAAAGACCAATTAAACCAACAGAAAGTGTTTGGTATCATTACGAAAGAATTTTTACAGAAGACTACACAACGGTCAGCCCAGAATATAAAGAATTTTTATTAAAATTCAAAAATGAGGAATATCCTAATGTTGCAAATGAACCATACAGAAGAGTTTGGACAAAACCGATTAGTAGCTACGCCTCAAATTATAATTTATTCGATATATCATTAGCACCAATTGAAGAAAATATTTTTAATAAAGTTAAAAGCCAACTTAAAGTTATCGAAGCTGGGTTTCATAAGAAAGCTTTAATCGCACAAGATTTTGGTCCGTATCAGATAGACGTTAAAAGCGCACATCAATTTGGTGGTGGTTGGGACAAAAATGGCAACGGTATACTGATTGAAACAAATAAAAATCATAAAGATTGGTACAAGTTTATTAAAAAATTAATACTAGAACCAGAATTAGTTCAACAACTAAGTGAAAACCTGCACAATACAATTAAAGATTTATATTCTGTTGGAGCGGTTAGCGATAGCAGACGTGATTTATATAAAAAACTGAAATCACAAATGGATGAAAAACAATCAGCTAAAAAAATGGTTTTAAATTAGACTTTTTAATTTGTTTTTGGTATATTTGTAAAAAATATGAATATGATTAAACAAGAACAAATTGTAAAAAACACTAAAAAGTATTTTCAAACAGCTCAAGAACAAGGATTTATGACTGAAGAGTTAATGTCTTTTTTAGGTGAAAATTTTATAAAAGCTCCAGCATCAACAATGTTGGATTTACATAATGCGTTTGAAGGTGGTCTAATTGACCATCTTTTGCGTGTTACAAAATATGCTGTTTCAATCAATGAAACAATTCTACCCGAAAATCTAAAACTACAGAAGAAAGACATCATTAAAGTTTGCTTTTTACATCAAATAGGTAAAGCACATCTTTATACCCCATGCACTTCTGATTGGCATGTTAAAAATCAAGGAAAAATGTACGACTTTAATGATAACCTAACTTCAATGCGTGTTGGTGAGCGTTCAGCACATTACGCATTAAATAATGGGGTTACACTCACCGAAGAAGAATATCAAGCAATTATAAATTTTGATAAGGATGATAGCGATAAGCAAGCAAAATATCATAATTCTTTATTAGGTGACTTATTAAAGATGGCTAATCAATTGGCGATAACAGAAGAAAAAAATCAAAAAAATTAATATGGACATAGCAGAAAAAATGAGAAAAAAAATTTTTGATATAATTGACCCAAATGTAAATTATACACAAGAAGATTTTGAAAAAGAATTTAGTCGTATTGACTATACTAACACTACTGATTACAAATTAAGTATTCGTTTTGTAAACGAATCAACAAACCCAAACCCAGAATATGCAACCGAAGGTTCATCTGGTTTTGATTTAAGAGCAAACTTACAAAACCCTATTGAAATACCTAGTGGCGGCATTCAAATTATACCAACAGGATTATATTTTGAAATTCCACAGGGTTTAGAAATTCAAGTTAGACCTAGAAGTGGATTAGCTGCAAAAAATGGTGTTACGGTGTTAAACACACCTGGTACGGTTGATTCGGATTATCGTGGTGAGGTTAAGGTTATACTTATTAACCATGGAAAAGAAATTTTTACCATTAACCACGGTGATAGAATAGCGCAGGCTGTCATTGCATCTGTAATGGCTAACAATCTCATCGAGCTAAACAAAGTTTCAAAAATTTCAAATGACACTATTAGGTCATCTAATGGTTTTGGTAGTACAGGTTTACAATAAAAAAAATAAAATGAAATTAGATTTTAACGATTTGTTAATCGTACCAAAAGAAATAACAAATATAAATAGTCGAACTGAAATTAATCCGTACATTTTTGCGATGCTACCATTAATTACCGCACCTATGGACACTGTTGTATCCAAAGAAAATGCGGGGTTATATATTATTAATAATATAAATGTATGCCTACCTAGAAACGTAGACTGTGATTTAGGATTTAAAGCATATTCAATATCTCAGATGAATGATTTATTAAATTCTAATAGAGGTATTTTAGAAAATGGGTATTATTTAATTGATGTTGCTAATGGGCATATGGACTCGGTAATAAACATCACAAAAAAAATAAAACAAAAAAATAAGAAAGTTAAATTAATGGTTGGCAATATCGCTAACCCAGAAACATATCGATTACTGTCTGACGCAGGTGCCGACTATATTAGAGTTGGCATTGGAAATGGTGGTGGATGCCTAACAACGCAAAATACAGGTGTTGGATATCCAATGGCGTCATTGATTAAAGAATGTTATGATATATCTGCTACGTTAGACAACCCCGCATATATAGTTGCCGACGGTGGAATGCAAACATACAGTGACATAATTAAAGCTCTTGCATTAGGTGCTGATTATGTTATGCTTGGTAGCGTTTTAAATAAATCACTTGAATCTGCTGGTGATAATTACCTTTGGAAAAAAATAAAAGTATCACAAACAATGGCTAAGAAAGCGTATAAACTAGGTATACCCGTTTATAAAATGTTTAGAGGTATGAGCACCAAAGAAGTTCAAAAAAAATGGGGTGCCAAAGTCATTAAAACTTCTGAGGGTGTTGTAAGATATCGAAGAGTAGAATACACACTATCTCAATGGTCTGAGAACTTTGAACATTACTTACGTTCAGCAATGAGCTATACAGGCTCACATAAACTAAGCGAATTTATCGGTAAAGCAAATTTAATACAAATAACAAATAACGCATATAAAAGATTTAACAAATGATAACAGTAGTATATTGTACTAGAGAATCAAATCCTAAACACACAGAACACATTATTAAAATGTCTGGTTTAGGTAAACACATTGAAGTGATTGAAATTATAAATAATGGAGAATCATTAACAAAATGTTATAACCGTGGATTAAAAGCTGCGAAAAACGATATTGTTGTGTTTATGCACGACGATGTAATAATTGAAACTTCTGCTTGGGGTAGCAAAGTTATCAAACATTTTGAAAGCAACCCAGAATTTGGAATACTTGGTGTTGCTGGAACAACAGATATGCCATTAAGTGGCAGATGGTGGGACGACAGAACAAAAATGGTCGGTATTGTTAACCACGAAAATGAAGGTAAAAAATGGGAGTCAAAATACTCTAAGAATTGGGCTAATGATATTGTAGAAGTACTTTCTGTTGATGGATTGTTTTTTGCGGTTAATAAAAATAGGGTTAAAAATAATTTTGATGAGAATGTAGAAGGGTTCCACTTTTATGAAATTGATTTTGTATTTTCTAATTATTTAGCAGGTGTTAAAGTTGGTGTTCTTTTTAATGTACGATTAACTCACAAATCAATTGGTATGACAAATGAACAGTGGGAAGAAAATAGACTTAACTTTGTTAAAAAGTTTAATGATGACTTACCAGAAAAATTAGTACCTGAAATGTATCAACCAAAAGAATCTGGTAATAAAAACACCAAGGTTAATATTAAAGTTGTGATACAATCACATGGAGATGTTGCCGTTTTCGAAACAATATACAATAAGATTAAATCATTTAATTATCCTAACTTAACAATTTCATTAATAACAAATGAAAATTCATACGATAAATTTAAAGATTTAAATTATGAAGGTGTTAAAATCTATGAAGGGTTTTACGATACGCTACCAAAAAATTTATCAATATTAAAATTTGAAGATGATTTTGTTACCAATAATGACGATTTAATCTTTTTTATGAATGACAAGATTGAAATCGTGAATAATATATTTTTAAGTTTTTCTAAAATATATACAATAAATAAAAATACTTTTGGTTGTGGATTCCCATTATCGTACAATGATAATAAAACAGTATTTAGCTCTAGTTTAGAAATCTTTGCAAATAAAGAAGGCAAGGTCGCAATCAATATGAGAGATAGTAATACGTATTATAATGTTTATTACGGTACCATTTTAAATAGTTTTGGAAATCTTGCTGATTGTTTTGTAACAACATATACAAACTTAAAATCTTTAGATTGGTTTAAATTAAATTATGAAACACCACTGTACTTTAATGAATTTTCGCTTAGATTATCATTGAAAAATAAATTAACATACAATGATACTAATTCATTAACTGTGCAGAAATCTTTTATGGGCGAATCAAATATCCAACAAGATTTTCAAAACCTTATTAATTTTATTAGTACTGATGAAAAATTAAAAACACTAGTTAAAAATATCGAATGATAAAGATAGCTTCTGGTTATACAAATAAAGGCGGGTCAACGATTGCATTTATTAACTTAACAAATGCATTAAATGATGCTGGTTATGATTGTACATTTTATGGTCCACATGAGTGGCACCTAGATAAATGTAAATCTGGGTTATTAAATCAACTATCTTTTGATAAAGAGGATAGTGTTATATCACATTATTTAAATTTAGAACAAAGGCCAGACGTAAAAAAAATTGTTTTATCGTGCCATGAAAAATGGTGGTTTAGTTTTAGTAAAACTAATAAATACTTTGATACTGCAGTATTTTTACATGAAGCGCACAGAAATTTTCACTCAGATTATTACGGCGATTATACCATAATACCAAATCTAAAAGAAAATTTAATACCAAAAGAAAAATCAGAATTAGATTTAGTTGCTGGTATAATTGGCTCTATTGAAGATAGAAAACAAACTCATGTTTCTATACAAAGAGCTATGAAAGATAAATGTAAAAAAATATATTTATTTGGTTCAATAAATGAAGAAGAATATTTCAACAACTACGTTAAACCACTTTTAAACCCAAAAATAGAAACGCTTGGGCATTCAACAAATAAACAAGAAATGTATGATATGATTGGAAGAGTGTATCATTCATCAAAAGGTGAGGTGGCTTGTTTAGTTAAAGACGAATGCTATCTAACAAATACAAAATTTTTTGGTAATGAAGAAACAGAGAATGAAGTTTCAACGTTAACAAATGAAGAGATAATATTATTATGGAAAAAAACACTTAATTTATGATTATACACGCACACATATTAGCTTGGAATGAAGAAAAAATTCTGCCATTTACGTTAGATTATTATTCACAATTTTGTGAAAAAATTTTTATTCATGACAACATGTCTACTGACGGTTCTGATGAAATATATTCTAGATACCCAAACGTAACTGTTTTAAAATGGAGCAGTAATAATGAAATCAATGAAATTAATTACGTTAAAATAAAGTCAGAAGCCTATAGAAAATATAGCCGAGAATCCGATTGGGTTATCGTATGCGATTGTGATGAAATTTTATATCATCCTAGATTACTTGAAAAATTAGAATATTATAAAGCTAACGGCATTACCGTACCGAAAGTTAATGGTCATGATATGGTAAGTGATAAATTTCCAGAGTATGATGGTGAACTAATAACAAAAAAAGTAAAAACTGGTTCACCAGAGGTCAGCATACCGTTTTCAAAAAATATAATTTTTAACCCAAAAATAGATGTTACTTTTGGTATCGGCGCACATTCGTTTAGTTCAAATAAAACAATTTATTCAAATTCACCAGAATTGAAATTATTACATTATAAATTTTTGGGTGTTGAATATGTTGAAAATCTCTACAAAAGCAGAGTTGAGAGACTTAGTGATTTTAATAAAACAAACAAGCTTGGTGAACATTATTTCAATGTGCCATACGACCACATTAATAGAATACTAAATGAAAAAATTGAAATAATATGAAAAAAATTGGAATCATAATTGTAACATACAACGTATCTGATTTACTAGATAGTCAAATTTTAAGCATACGTAAAAATTGTACCGATAAAGATTATAAAATTATAATTATTGACAATAGTACTAATCCAGTACATATAGATAATATAGAAAAATATTGTGCTAAAAATAATATTATTAGAGCTAAAGTTGATTATAATGTATTTGACCCAAGCACAAATCATGCAATGGCATTAAATTTTGCGTACTACGCTTTCTCCAAAAAGTTTGATTATTTATTTTTTCTAGACCATGACTTATTTCCAATTAAAAAATTTAATGTTAGCGATATAATGGACGGCAAACTAATGGCTGGTAGAGAAGTTAAATTATCAAACACATATCTTTGGCCTGGATGCTTAATGATGGCGAAATTAGAGGAAAAGGTTGACTTTATACCTATAAATGATTTAGACACTGGTGGCCGACTTCATACGGTTGTTTCTAAAGACCCAAATAGTATCGTTGTTTTTGATTTAAAAAATCAGTCATTTGGCGATGATGTAAAATTCAATAATTATTTCATGCATGAATATTATGAATTAATTTTTAATGAAACTTTCATGCATTTTATTAAGGCTAGTAACTGGTGCAATGTAACACCTGAAATTTTTAAAGCTAGACAAGATTTACTCATTAAAACATTAAACGATTATAATAGTGAAAAATAATAAAAAAATATTGATATCCGATTTTACAACTAAAGAAGCGCCACATGGTGGTTCAGAGTGGGTTAATGAAGTCCTAATTAAAAAATTTAATTTAGATTTTGAATATTCCTCACAGCTACAATCGTGGGACCCTGAAAATTTTTATATTATATCAAATATTTCATTGATGAATCCAACATTGGTTAGAGAAATACCAAAATTAAATTATATTATCATTGAAAACGATTACAAGATATGCGAAAGTAGACACCCTTGGCGTTATCCAAATTCAATCGTCCCAAAAAACCAAAGAATAAACTACGATATTTACAAAAATGCTAAAGCTGTATTTGTTCAAACAACAGACCATTTTAATGTCTATAAATCAAATCAGGTTGATGGTAATTTTATAAACCTAAATTGTTCTATATGGTCTGATGAAGATTTAGAAATGTTAAACAATTTTTTAATTAACAAACCAATAAAAAATGGCAAAACAGCCGTATATTACACCAACAATTGGATAAAAAATAGTGAAGGTGCTATTAATTATTGTAATGATAACGGGTTAACACCTGAACTTATTGAAAACAACCCAAACAGAAAAGATTTTTTAGATAAATTATCTAATTGTTCACAATTAGTTTTTTTACCAATTGCTAGAGAAACCTTTTGTCGTTTAGTTGTTGAGGCTAGATGTATGGGGTTAGAAGTAATAACAACTAAAAATTATGGTGCTTCTTTAGAGAATTGGTTTGATATGAAAGGTGCTGACATGTTAAAGTTTTTAAAGTTTAAAACCGATAAGAATTTAAAAATAATAGAAAACTATATAAATAACTAAAATGTTTTTAAAAAAATGGATTAAGAAAAATATAGCTGCGCTATCAATTGCGTTTTCAAATGTTGAAAAAAATGTTTTTGGTCAAAAAGGTGATGACATGACATTAGATACGGAAAAACAACAAAGACATACGCAAGGCATGTTAGCTGATTCTTTATTAAATGGTAAAATTACCGAAGAAGTTAAAAGATTAAGGTGGAGAACATATAAGGTGTTAAAAGCTGCTTATGGCAATACAGTAATTCTTGAAGGTTATGACGAAAATGATAATCCAATATATAAGTTAACTAATAAAAATGATAAAACGCTTTTAAAAAAAATAAATATTGATACTTCTGATGATTTTGATTTAGAAATGGTTTTTGAAAATAAAGCTATTGAGAATGGTATTAATGATACTATTAGTGTATTAGACGACGAAAATAGTATTAATTTAATCGAATATTTAATTAAAAATAAAGTCGAAAAACCCTTACTTATAGACAGGAAAGACTACCCAAGGTTTTACATTGAAAATTATACAAAAAAAATAAATATTCGTCGAATAACGGATGATGAAAAAATGCTAGAGTTTTATATTAGCGAGTACCCCGATGAGTACAATAAAAATAGTGTGATTTTTTTAAACCAAATTAAAAAATTAATTAATTCGGAATTAAAAAATACTAAATTTTTAGATTTTGATGAAGTTTCATTTATAACAAACAACACACTCGGAGCTCAAGATTTTTTACTTTTTAGTTACGGTGAAATTAAATTTGACAAAATAATTGAATTTGATGGTAACTATGTAATTAAATTTAAATCCAAGATAATAAAAAACGGGGAAGATATATTAATCAACTATATCGATTCAGAATTAGAAAAAAAATATAATAATAAAGAAAAAAAATAATTTTTTATGATTACAGCGATATTAAACGGATATAAAAGACCACAATTTTTAAAAGAACAAATCGATGCAATTAAAAATCAAACAATACCACCTGAAGAAATAATGTTGTGGCAAAACCACACTGAAGGGTTTGATGCTGAGCTAACTAGCCAACTAACAACTGCATCTTGTAATAAAAATATGGGTGTGTGGGCTAGATTTGCATTTGCATTAAACGCTAAAACAGAGTATATTTGCATATTTGATGACGATACAATACCAGGCTCAATGTGGTTTGAAAATTGTATTAGTACTATGAAAACACATGAAGGCCTACTTGGAACTGTAGGACTAATTTATGAAACTCCAAATTCGTATCGCCCAAATACTAGATACGGTTGGACAGAAATAAATAATCCCAAGACGATTAGGGTTGATATCGTAGGGCATGCGTGGTTTTTTAAACGTGAATGGCTATCAGCATTCTGGAGAGAATTACCACCACCAGATTTAACAACTGTTGGGGAAGATATGCACTTCTCATATATGTTGCAAAAATATTTAGGTTTAAATACATATGTCCCACCACACCCAGAACATTTTAAAGAAATGTGGGGAAGCACTAAAGGTTGGGAAATGGGGACCGAGAAAAATGCGCTATCCTTCAATGAAGGTAATATCCTTAAAATGGATAAGTATCATAAAGACCTTATAAATAGAGGATTTAAATTAGTAAAACATGGATAAATTTACATTAGATTTTGACAATTTTTGGTCAATGATTGAAAATAATATAAATTTTACGTTTGCAAGATATGCCGACGGAGAGGTTATGTTGATGGGTGGCGAAGCTGTTGGCAAAATAACACAAGCATTTAAAGTAGATAAATGGGAGGCACCAAATACTTTAACAAGAGCGGGTAAAGAATTACTAGAAACAATAAATCATACTGAAGATAATTACCATTATGCTATCTCAGGTGTTAATGACAATATTAATGATTATAGGTTTTTAAAAAATAAAATAAAACATAAAGAAAGTAATATAACATTTGTTAATCTTTGGATTAATGCAAATTACAGGAAATCGTTTAAAAAATATGCATCTTTAAAAAGAGATGTTATTTTAATATGTAACCAAGACGCAAAAAAAGAAAACTTCCCATTTAATGTGGTTGATATCCACCCATTTCCAAATGACTGCATAACTTTTTGGGAAGAAAATTCGGATAAATTTATTAATGAATTACTAGAAAAATATGGTAGTTTAAATGACCAGTTATTTTTTATTTCATGTGGTCCAATATCTGAAATAATAATACATAAACTATATCAAAATAATCCTAATAACACATATATGGATGTTGGTTCATCAATCGATGAATTTGTACATGGCGAAATAACAAGGCCATACATGGACCCATCATCAATATATTCAAAATTTAAATCTAATTTTTAATGGTACAAGTAGCTTATTCAAACTCTAACTGCATTGACTTATGGGAAGCGTTTCAAAAACAAATGTTTAAACACTCAAAATTAAAACTTTATTTAATATCAGATAAAGAACCTGTCGATTTTGGTCTTGCTGGTGTTAGTATATATGATAATAGTGAACCATACTATAAAGTTTGGGTGGATGGATTAAATAAATTCAATGAAGACTATTTCATATATTTACAAGAAGACTTTTTCCTATACGACGACATAAACGAAAGCAAGTTAAACGAATATCTTGATTTTTTAAAAAATAACCCAAAGTATTCTTTTGTCAGATTGTTTAAATGCGGACATGTAAACAATAATAAAATTACTGAAACACTTTACGAAATTGAATCAAAAAATCATGATATTTTTTCAATGCAAACCACAATATGGCGAACATCTGATTACATCAAATTAATGGAGTATGTTAAAGATGATAAATGGTTAGAAAACGATAAATATAGAAAAGCCGCTATCGAATTAAATTTAAATGGTGTTTATCATTATGATAACGAACAGAAAAGAGGGTGGACACATTATGATTCAAGCATATATCCTTGCATTTCAACAGCGTTAAATAAAGGTCAATGGAATCTTAGTGAATACCCAAAAGAATTAAAACCAATTTTAGACGAATATTGTATCGATATATTAAAAAGAGGTGCCGTTTAATTAAATAATAAATATCAAATTGAAATTATGAAAGTTTTTTTATGTTTTTATACAAACGAAAAATTTAGGTCGCGTGAAGATTGGTTAATTAATGAATATTCAAAATCTGGATTTTCAAACATAATATCGTATCGTTCCGAAAATGTTAAAACTGGTGTTTTTTACGAAGAAAATAAGGAAATTTTAGATTGTAAAACTGGTGACGGATACTGGTTATGGAAACCAAAAATAATATTAGACACATTTGAAAAAATGGAATACGGTGACGTATTGGTATATGTAGATGCTGGAGATTTTGTTAATGTAAATGAGAACGAAATATTTGATTTTGCTAAAATTAATGATTACTATTTTACAAATTGGAATGGTGTTAGGTGGCCTCAAAAAATATGTACTAAAAGGGATTGTTTTATATTAATGGATTGTGATACAGAAATTTATCATGAGACATCACAAATGGAAGCTGGATTTTTAATCTTTAAAAAAACGGACCAAGTCATTCTATTACTTAACGATTATTTATATTATTGTAAAAACAAAAACATTGTCGATAACGAACCTAATATACATGGAGATAATTTTCCTAATTGGCAATTCCATAGAAATGACCAAAGTATTTTAACAAATTTAATTGTAAAACATGGTTTAACATTTAATAGTACTCTTGACAATAAAATAAAATGTAATATTTTTATACCATGAAATTTATAGCACTTAATTATAACTACGATTTGGATAAAATGTCAGATATTGGTAGAAAATGGGCTTACGATGTCTATAAAAATAATGACTTTATTTCCGAATATTCATCTGCTTCATACGCAACATTTATTGATAAAAATCCATCACATAAACTACATCTTTATACTGATAATGTAGATTATATGAAGACAAAAATGGATAAATACAATATCGACCAAAGTCGAATTATATATATCGATTATTCAGAAAACTTAAAACAATATGATAAAAATTTAAAATATAGTTTTACAATTTTAAATGATTTTATTAACTTTGCAAAATCTGATACAGAATATACAATTAAAATAGACAACGATTTAATATTCACAAAAGAATTAAAACTTCCAGATTTAAATAGTATATTAGTTTGGAAGTATGAAAGAATTGTTAAACACGGCGATACTAGGTGGGGTGAAATAAAAATATGTAACGAAGTATTAAACAATACCGATTTTAAAGTATACAATTTAGGTATTTTTGGTCTACCACCAGAATATCAAACGGTAGAAGCAAAAGAAATAATGGACAGAATGATTTCAGTTGACATTTCTGATGTAACTGACGTAGATTCAAAAATTTACCATTGTTGTGAGCAGACAGCAAACAATTGGATATTTAACAAATATAATTATAATATCATAGAAGCACATACACAAGTTGACCATCTATTTGACAATAAAGGAATGTGTATAGAAAGAGCTAAATACTTATTAAAATGAAAACTACCTGTTTATTAACAATCCATAATAAAGAATTTTTAGCTGAAAGGGTTTGTCAATCGTTAGTTAATAATCTATCAGAGAATAACGACCAAATTATTGTTGTTTTTGATGGTTGTACAGACAATAGTGAAGCATTGGCTAGAAATGTTTTAGATAGCGTAACCAATAAAAAAATTGATTATGTATATACCAACGATGTTTATGAGACAAAAGCTAATAATGCTGGTTTAAAATTAGTTCAAAACGATTACGTTGTACTTATTCAAGACGACATGGTTGTAAATGAAAATAATTTTGATACGCGAATGCTAGAACCTTTTTTAAAATTTAATGATGTGTTTGCTGTCACGTCATTTGTTGCTCATAATAACATATACAATGAAATAACAAAACAAATAAACTATATTGATGTAGCAGCAAAAGATTCTTCGGAGAGAGATATTTTTTATGCTAGAGAATATGCTAATAGAGGACCTTTAATGTATAATTTTAATGATGTTGTTAAACTTAATTTTTTGGATGAATATTTTGCACCACAAAATTATGATGATATGGACATCTCAATGAGAGCGTTTAAAGAACTTGGTAAAGTATCTGGATTATATTGGGTTGACTATACATCTGACCCTAGTTGGGGAACGACTAGACAAAAGAAAACATCATTATATAATGATTTAGTTTATATTAACGCCGCAAAAATACTTGAAAAACATAAAGATTTGTTATACAGTAACAAATTTGTAGAAAATAGAAAAATGTAATTATGAAAATTAAACCATCAGACGATACACAATGGAGAGCCGAAAATGGTGATAATACTTATCGAATAAACTATAATTTAAATAATGAATCTGTTATTGTTGATTTAGGGGCTAGACATGGAGACTGGTCAGACCTAATTAAACAAAAATACAACCCAAAAATTTATTGTTTTGAAGTGGTTCCAGAGTTTTGTAATCAATTAAAACACAAAGGGTATAATACTTTTTGTTCTGCCGTTTCAAATAAAAAAGAAAAAATAAAATTAGGTGTTTTTGAATCTGAAGCTTCTATATTCTATACTGAATCAGACTTTGAATGTGATGCTATTTCGGCTAGTGAAATTTTTAATCTTATCAAAAAAAATCATATAGATTTAATGAAAATAAATGTTGAGGGTGCTGAATATAAAATACTTAATGAATTAATTGATAACAAAAATATAGATAAAGTCGATAACATACAAGTACAATTCCATTTATTTGACAATTCTGAAAATGATGAATATGAAAAATTATCTGAAAAACTATCAAAAACACATGAGATATCTTGGAGATTTCCATTTGTCTGGGAAAATTGGACATTAAAAAAATAAAAAAATATGATAAAAACACCAATTAAAAAAGAAAAATGGGTTGAAGCCCAAATAGAAGAAAAAATACATCACATGCACGAAAATGTTGATGCCTCAGTAAATAGATGGGGTGAAATATATAATTTTTATTTTAGATATTTAGACATTGATACTAATCTTGAAAATAAGACTATTTTAGAAATAGGTCCAGCTAAAATTGCTGCATTAATTTATTGTAATAATTATGGTCCTTCATTTATTGTTGAACCAACTAAATATGAAGATACTGAACATTTGTATGTTGATAAACCAATTACTTTTATTAGAGATACATATGAAGATTGCGAATCACCTGTTGTTGATGAAATTTGGCTTTTTAATGTTTTACAACACATTGTAGACCCTGATTTGTTTATTGAAAAATGTAAAAAAAGTGCTAAAATAATTAAATTTTTTGAACCGATAAACACACCAATAGAAGTACATCACCCACATTCATTTACTTTTGATGAATATGTTAAATATTTTGGTGATTCTGTTAAATTATATAACGGGTCCACAGAAATTTACCATACAGCAGATTGCGTATATGGTATTTATAAATGCCAATAAAAAATAAAATAAAATGAAAACATATTCACAGTGTGGGCAAGATTTATTTGTCCTAAATCTTTTAAAAATTAAAAATGGTACTTTTTTAGATTTAGGTTGCTACTTGCCTAAAAATATCAATAACACATTTTTACTAGAACAAAATGGTTGGGTTGGTATCTCATTAGATATTAACGATTATTCGAATGAATGGTCGGTTAGAAAAAATAAATTTATTCAATGTGATTGTTTAAATCAAGATTATAATGAATTGTTAAGTAAGAATTATGATAGTAACGTAATCGATTATTTAACATTAGATATGGAGGCCTTAGGTGACAGATATGCATTATTAGATATTATTTTAAAAACTAATTATGAATTTAAAATAATCACAATTGAACACGATTCACATTTAGGTCAACAATATGTTAATAATGAAAAAATACCGCAAAGAGAATTACTAACAAAAATGGGTTACGACCTTGTTTGTGCCGATGTTTCACATAAGGATTACCCTAATGATTTTTACGAAGATTGGTGGGTCAATAAAAAATATTTTACAGAAAATGAATATAAGTCTTGGATTTCAAACAAAGAAAGTTTTGATAAAATCCTAAATAAAAATAATATAAATCATGAAAGTACTACCGAATCAATGTCGTGGTATTAATTAAAATTAACAATAAATAAAATGAAAAGAATATTAGTACTAGGTGGTGGAGGATTTATTGGTGGACACTTAGCAAAAAAATTAAAAGATGCGGGTCATTGGGTTAGAGTTGTTGACATTAAAAAACATGAATACTTTAAAACTGAAGAGTTCTGTAGTGAATTTATAATAGGTGATTTAAAAGATAGGATGCTAGTGTCTAGAGTTATGCTAAGCCCAACACAAACATCGTTAAACGATGCTGAAAATGCTTTTGATGAAGTATACCAGCTTGCTGCTGATATGGGTGGTGCTGGTTATATATTCACTGGTGAAAACGACTTTAACGTTATGCATAATTCATGTATGATTAATTTAAATGTTGTTGAGCATGCGGTTAAATTTAATGTTAAAAAATTATTTTATTCTTCATCAGCATGTATGTATCCAGAACATAATCAACTAGACCCAAATAACCCAAATTGCGAAGAAAGTTCAGCATATCCAGCAAATCCAGATTCTGAATATGGTTGGGAAAAATTATTTAGTGAAAGAATATATTTAACAGCTAATCGTAATTATAATTTAAATGTTAGAATTGCAAGATTTCATAATATATTCGGTCCTCAGGGTACTTGGAAAGGTGGTAAAGAAAAGGCACCTGCAGCTATGTGTAGAAAAGCTTGCGAAACACCTGATGGTGGTACTTTAGAAGTTTGGGGTGATGGAAGTCAAACACGCTCATTTTTATATATTGATGAATGTGTTGAGGCAGTATTACGATTAATGGACAGCGATTTTATCGGACCTGTAAATATTGGTTCTGAAGAAAAAGTTACAATTAATGAACTAGCTGAAATGGCGATTAAACTATCTGGTAAAAATATCCATATTAAAAACATATATGGTGAAGAGTTTATTCAAAAATACGGACACAAATGTCCACTTGGTGTAAAAGGAAGAAATTCTGACAATAAATTATACAAAGAAAAAATTGGATGGTCAGTAAACGAACCGTTAATTAATGGGTTAACTAAAACATACCAATGGATAAAGACAATGAATTAAAACAAAAATTTGCAATTGTAGTACAAGGGCCATCGAATCATGTTGAAGAAATAAAAAAAGCTTGGGATGGATTTACAATTATTTGGTCAACTTGGATTGGTGAAGAAAGTAAGTATAATTTTAATGATATTGTAATTTTTAACGAATACCCACAAGACCGAGGTGTTAATAATTTAGGATTGCAAAAAATATCAACAATTGAAGGTATTAAAAAAGCAAAAGAATTAGGCTTTAAACATGTTTTAAAATGGAGAAGTGATTTAATACCAAATAATTCTAATGAATTAATAAAATCTTTTAAAGACAACCATTTGAATTTTTTATCTTGGCATATTGAAGGTGAATATTTTATTGATTACTTTTTAGGTGGTGGTATTGATGATGTCTATGAAGCATGGAATTTAAATACGACATCTGGTCCATTTCCTGAAAGAGTTATAACAGATAATATTCTTGATAAGAAATTTAAAAATTTTAATTTTATTGCTAACGAATTATCTAAAGATAATGAAGTTTTTTGGCCAAAATATAATGTGTATCTTTCTAGTTATAATGGCCTACCAGGTAGCAATGTAGATGTTGTTAAATATAAAATTTTAGAATGATGATTAAATTAATTATTTTTGATTTAGATGGTGTTTTATTTGATGGTAAAGATATACATTTTGATACACTAAACGAAGCATTAGGTCCAGAATATTATATTGATTGGGGTGAACATTTAAGTAAATATGACGGACTTAAAACAATCCAAAAGCTTGAAATGTTAACAAAAGAAAAGGGGTTACCAATAAATAAATACGATGAAATTTGGAAAAATAAACAACGGCTCACCATTGAAAAAATAAAAAATATTAAGTCATCAACACAACTAAAAGTCTGCATCGATACTTTATCAAAAAAAGGTTATAAATTAGTTTGTTGTAGTAATAGTATTAGAAAAACAATATTAACTGTACTATCAAAATTAGAAATTATTGAATATTTTGATTTGATTCTTTCAAACGAAGATGTTAAAAATAGCAAACCACATCCAGAAATTTATTGGAAAGCAATATCAATAATGGGTGTTATACCAGAAGAAACATTAATTATTGAAGATTCACCATATGGTTTATTGGCGGCAAGTAGAAGCAATTCTCATGTTATGAGAGTATCATCACCAAAAGATGTAACATATGATAATATATTTAAAAACTTAAATAAAGAAAAAATGAATATAATACCAAAATGGAAAGACGAAAAATTAAATATATTAATACCTATGGCTGGAGCTGGGAGTAGATTTGAAAATGCTGGTTACACATTTCCAAAACCACTTATTGATGTCAATGGAAAACCAATGATTCAATTAGTTGTTGAAAACCTAAATTTAGACGCGAACTATATTTACATTGTTCAAAAATCACATCGTCAAAAATACAATTTGGATACTTTATTAAATTTAATAACGCCAAATTGTAAAATAATTGATGTTGATGGGTTAACAGAAGGCGCAGCTTGCACCGCATTATTAGCTAAAGATTATATAAATAATCAAAACCCTTTATTTTTTGCTAATTCAGACCAATTTGTTGAATGGGATTCAAATGAATTTATGTATAAAATGCAAGAGACAAATACCGATGGTGGTATTGTTACATTTAAATCAACGCATCCAAAATGGTCATTTGTTAAATTAAATACAAATACTAATTTAGTTGAAGAAGTTGCAGAAAAAAATCCAATATCTGATAATGCGACTGTTGGTTATTATTATTGGAAACATGGTAGTGATTTTGTAAATTATGCCGAAAAAATGATTCAAAAAAACATACGTGTTAATAATGAATTTTATGTTTGCCCTGTATTTAATCAAGCAATCGAAGATAATAAAAAAATAAGAATTTTTAATGCCACAAAAATGTGGGGACTAGGTACACCAGAAGATTTAAAATATTTTTTAGAAAATAATAAATAAAACAAAACAAAACAAAAAAAAATGGAAAAAAAGATTTATGTAGAAGTTGGTTCAAATACTGGAACCGATACACAACGATTTGTTAACGATGATTCAATAGTTTATTGCTTTGAGCCATCAATGGAATTATCGTTTAATTTATGGGAGCGATATAAACATCACGATAATGTAATTGTATTACCTTTTGCTATTGATATTGAAAACAGTATTAAAAAATTTAACGTTGCTGGTACATCAAATTGGGGTTGCAGTAGTTTAAATAATTTTGATAGTAATATTGCACATAAATGGCCAGGTAGACCTGATTTTATGTTTACCCATTCATATGTGGTACCAACAATAACACTTTACGATTTTATTAATTTATATAATATTGAACACATTGATTATCTGTGGATAGATGCCCAAGGTCATGATTTTAATGTTATTAAAAGCCTTAAAGATAAAATTAATATAGTAAAAGAAGGCAGATGCGAAGCCGCTCATAATGTTACGTTGTACGAAGGTGTTAATAACAATTATCAAGATATTATCGATTATTTAAGTAACTTTGGATTTGAATCAGAAATTGAATTAGACCGTTCTGGATTTGGTGCTGAATGTGATGTTTCATTTAAAAAAAGAATATGATATTAATATCACATAGAGGAAATACCATTGGGCCAATACCTAATTTGGAAAATGAACCAAAATATATAGATAATGCAATTTCTGATGGTTTTGATGTTGAAGTTGATGTTTGGTGTATAAAAAATAAAGAAGATAATTGGCAATTATTTTTAGGTCATGATGAACCACAATATGGTATAAATTATGATTGGCTTTCTGATAGAATTGCAAATCTTTGGGTACATTGTAAAAATATCGAAGCTATTGAATTTTTTAAAAATACAAAAATTAATTATTTTTGGCATCAATATGATACATTAACACTAACATCAAACAAATATATTTGGGCGTATCCTGGAAAACAACCAATAAGTGGTAGCATTGCTGTTATGCCTGAAATTAATTCTGATAACATAACTAAATGTATTGGTGTTTGCTCTGATTATATAAAAAATTATAAAAAATGATATTATTAACTTACGGGACTAGACCAGAATATATAAAAATTAAACCATTAATTAACGAAATGGTGAAACAAAATATATCATTTAAAACATTATTTACAGGTCAACATAAAGACATAGTAAATAATGATGCTGATTTTGTTTTAGATATGAAAAATTATGGTGAAAATAGATTGGATAATATTATACAAAATTGTATGAATATGCCGTCAAGCTGGTTTGATGGGATTGACTATATTTTAGTTCAAGGCGATACAACATCGGTTACTGGATTAGCGCTAGCGGCACTACATAGAAAAATAAAATTAATACATCTAGAAGCTGGCCTTAGAACATATGACACCGAAAATCCTTACCCCGAAGAAAATAATAGACGAATCGTTTCAACAATTGCTGACATACATCTATGTCCAACAGAGCAAAATAAAATTAATTTATTAAACGAAAACATTCCTGAGAATAAAATATATGTTGTTGGTAATACTGGTTTAGATAATTTATTAAATTTAAACTATGAAATAAAATACGATAATAAAATTTTAATAACTCTTCATAGACGTGAAAATCATGAAAAAATGGATGAGTGGTTTATTGCTTTAAACAATATTGCAAAAAGATACAAAGATTACGAATTTATATTACCAATACATCCAAACCCAAATGTTCAAAAACATAAACATTTGTTAACAGACATTAAAGTTATCAACCCATTAAATCATGAAGAACTTATAAAATATTTATTTACTATAAAATTAGTTATTACCGATAGCGGTGGTATACAAGAAGAATGTAGTTTTTTAAACAAAAAATGTTTGGTTTGTCGAAAAATAACAGAAAGACCAGAATCGGTAGGTTTAACCAGTTTTTTAGTTGATGAACCAGAAAATTTATATGGGCTGTTTGAAGAACATATTAAATCAGCAACATCAATGGATGACCAAAAATGTCCATTCGGTGACGGAAAATCATCCGAAAGAATTTGTAATATTTTTAGATATTTATAGTAAAAATACATGAACAAAAAAAGCACAGATAGAAAACCAAAAACAAGAAGAAATGCTGATATTGAACTATCAGCATTTTCTGAATCTAACGGTGAAACAACCCCAAAAAAAGAAGTCTTATCAACAATTAGACTTGAAATAAAACATAAAAACGAGACACAAAAAAAGTTAACACAAGCAATAAAAAAGAACGATGTTACAATATGCGCTGGACCCGCTGGTACAGGCAAAACCCTGCTTAGTGTATTTGAAGCTTTGCTATTGTTGAAAACCTATCCAGAAAAATATAAAGAAATCAAGTTGGTTAAATCAATAACACAACTTAAAAATGAAGACCTTGGTATACTGCCTGGTGATGAGAAAGAAAAAATGAAATTTCTCATGATGTCTTATTTAGATGCTTTTTATAAAATTATTGGCGAAGGTCTTACAAATAAACTAATTGATTCTGGGTTAATTAAAATGGAGGTTTTTGGTGCTATACGTGGAAGGTCTTTTACAAACTGCATTATATTAGTTGACGAATTTCAAAACATTACCCACGATAATGCAAAAACATTCCTAACTAGATTTTCAGACGATACAAAGGTTATTGTTTTAGGTGATACGGGTCAAATTGATTTAAAAAATAAAAAAGATAGTTCATTAGAAAGATTAATTGAAAGGGTAAATTTAACACCAATCGAAGGCGTTGGAGTTGTTGAATTTAATGAATCAGAAACTGTTAGACACAGACTTACTAGCTACTTTATTAACGTATTTAAAGAACCAGAACAACCCAAACAAGAACAGCAACAAAACAAAAAAAATACAAAAAAATCTATTTTTAAAAGTTTTATCGATTTATTTAAAAAATAACTTGACTTTATTCTTATAATTACTATCATTCTACCATGAATATAGGTATATCAATAAATGAAGTTTTAAGAGATTTTTTAGGTCAGTTATTATACACATACGACAAGTATATTGAAAAAACTGATATTAAAGAAACAGAAATTACCAGTCTAAACTTAACAGAATTTTTAAAATTCGAGAGCGTAGACGAATGTAATAAGTTTTTATATTTAGAAGCACCCCTAGAAATCTTTGGCCATGCAGATTTAAAATTTGATGGCGTAATGGCTCACTTTAATAATCTTTTAATGGACATTAAAGATGAGGAAGAACACCAAATTATTTTGGTTGGTAAAGAAATAAACAAAAGCATCCCATCAACATTTTTCTTTTTATCCAAAACTGGATGTAGAGCAGAAAAAATAAATTTTGTTCAAAACGCAATAAACGAATGGGATAATGTTGATTTATTAATTACCGCAAACCCAGATGCGCTTCAAAATAAACCGAACGGTAAAATTAGCGTAAAGGTTAAAGCACCATACAACGAAAATGTATCCGCCGATTACGAAATCGATTCTATTTTAGATTTTATTAAAGACCAAGACTTAAGAGATAAAATCATAAATTCAAAAATAACAACTTACGAAGAAATTTAAACTATGTTAGAATTTGGTGACTCAGTCTTTTATATAGACTTAAAAGCTTTTGACAAAGCCATTACTATTATTGATGGTAAAAACCCAGAAGATTTAAATGTAGAAACAGAAACAAAAACAACACTAAATGAAAAAGGTGAAATTTTAATGAGTGAAGTGTTTCAAAGAACAAGCCAAAGAGGTAAAGAAATTGATGCAACAAAATATGATTTACTTAAAACATTTATTGAGTACATTATAGATTATGAAGACGAAAGCGACGACACACTAGGTGCCGACAGAGCGCTATCTCAAACACCTCTAGGATATAAAATAGTATTTAATACCTTATTAAAGGAGAATATATTAAAAGAAAAACCATAATAAAAAATAAAAATAAAAAAAAAAGAAATGGTAGACGAAAAAGTAAAACAAGTTAATGAGATTATTGAAAAATTAGACAAAAAAGATTTTAGTCTATATTTTTTCACACTTGACACAAAGGGAAACCCAACAGCAGGAATTGCAAACATTTATGAGCACGTAAAAGTATTAAATGAATTGGGTTACAATGCAAAAATTTTGCATGAGAAAAATGATTACAAATTAAGAGGTGATGAAAGTGGTATGGGTATTGCAGATTGGTTAGGTGAAGAATATGCTGCACTACCACACGCATCAATCGAAAATCAAAATTTAAATGTTTCACCAGCTGACTTTATTGTCATCCCAGAAATATTTCCAACACTAATGGACCAAATTAAAGGATTTCCATGTAGAAAAATTGTATTATCTCAGTGTTATGATTATTTATTGGACCTTTTACCAATCGGAAAAAGATGGGAAGCCGATTATGGTTTTGGACATGTGATTACAACTAGCGATAAACAAGCTAATTATCTAAGAAATCTTTTTCCGTCTATTAAAACACATACAATACCTGTATCAATACCAAGTTATTTCAAACCAAATGAAAAACCAAAAGTTCCAGTTATTGCAATCTTAACAAGAAATCAAGGTGATGCGGCTAAAATGGCAAAATCATTTTATTTACAATATCCAATTTACAAATGGGTTAGTTTTAAAGAATTAAGAGGTCTATCTAGACAACAATTTGCTGAGGAATTATCTAAATGTTGTTTAGCTGTATGGATTGACGATAATTCTGGATTTGGAACATTCCCAATTGAAGCTATGGAGTGCGGAACGCCTGTTATTGGTAAAATACCAAACATGGTTCCTGAGTGGATGGAAACAATTGACGAGACTGGTAATCAAGCTATCAATAATAACGGAGTTTGGACAAACACAACACTTAATATCCCAGAATTAATTGCAACATACATGAAGGTTTGGTTTGAAGATTCAGTACCATCTGATTTAATCGAATCAATTAAAAAATCTACTGGTTTATATTCACCTGAAAAACAAAAAGAAACAATTGAACGCGTATACGGTCAACTAATTGAAGAAAGAATACAAGAATTTAATAACATTTTAAAAGCTCAAACAGCTGTAGAAGAAAGTAAATAATTTAAAAATATGAAAAAAAGTAACTCAAATATCTCGGTAATCTTACCTGTACACGAATTAACCGAAGAAACAAAACCAATGTTTTTAAACGCCATTAAAAGCGTTGAACAACAAACTGTAAAACCTGATGAATTAGTTATTGTAATTCCAAAAGGTAGCGGTATTGCTAAATATATCAAAACCGTAGATTTCGGCGAAATAAAAGAAATCGTGTCGGTTGTTGAAAATGACGGTGAAACTGATTTTGCTAGCCAAATAAATTACGGTGTATCTAAAGCAAAATCTGAATGGGTTTCATTCTTAGAATTAGATGACGAATATGCTAACATCTGGTTTAAAAATGTTTTAGAATACACAAAGGCTCATACCAATGTTGAATTGTTTATGCCACTTGTTGTTGATGTAGATGCAAATGGCTCATTTGTTGGGTTTACTAACGAAGCTGTTTGGGCAACTGGATTCTCAGACGAATTAGGTGTGTTAGATTTAAACGCATTATTAATGTATCAGAATTTTAATATTGATGGTATTGTTGTTAAAAAATCTATATTTGAATCATATGGTGGATTTAAACCTAGTATTAAATTAACATTTATATATGAATTCTTATTAAGAATGACATTTAAAGATGTTAAGGTAATGACAATTCCTAGATTTGGATACAAACACGTAAATCAAAGACCTGGTTCTTTATTTGATAATTACAAAAATACAATTGACCCAGCTGAAGCTAGATGGTGGTTAAGTCAAGCAAAAAAAGAATATTATTTCGATAAAGATAGAAAAATAACGTATGAAACACAAAAAGTGTAAATGGTTAGCAAAAGAGGACGCAAAAGAAAGAATGAAATGTATTTTGGTCCAGACGAAGAAAATGCCGTTAACGAATACTTAGCATCAACTGATGATACCGAAAGAAACTTGATTTACAACAAATGGTTAAAAGAGCCATTGGATAAAATGATAGAATCTATTATTAGAAAATATAAATTATATAGAAAGGGTGAAACGTTTGAAGATTTACACAGCGACACCCTTTCATTTCTAATGACAAAAGCACATAAGTTTGAACATGGTAGAGGTAAAAAAGCATATTCTTACTATGGCACGATATGTAAACATTATATTTTAGGATTATTAATCAAGGATGAAAAGTATATTAAACAAACAGCATCCTATGAAGATATATCTTCCGACTTAGAAGAACGTAAAGAGTTAAGCTATGTTATTGATGAAGATGATTTTCAAATGGATGAGTTTTTTAAAAAACTTACAAATGGTATCAAGGATGAATTAGACGATGAGAACTTACCACCAAAAAAACGATTAACCGAAAATGAAAAAAAAGTAGGTCAATCCCTGATTGAAATATTACAAAATTGGGAAACATCGTTTGATGCTATGAGTGGTGGTTCTAAATATAATAAAAACTCCGTACTAGAAACCATGCGAAACTACACCAATCTATCAACCAAAGATATAAGATTGGCTATGAGAAGATTTAAAGAGTTATACGAATTTTTAAAATTCAAAACCCTGTAAACGTATTTAAAAATCTTTTACTTAATATTTATATAAAAATATATTATCATGCCAAGGAAAAAAAAACAAGATGTAAAAGTAAATGACGTTGAAAGCTTAGAGGGTTTAATGCAAGAAACTTACAATGATGCGTGTCTACAAATAAATGATGCTCAACGAAGCATAAATGAATTAGCATCAAGCGCCACACCACAAGATGTAGACGATTTAACAAAAATAGCTAAAGAAAAAGGTGGTCTTTTAAAGGTAAAAGATTCTGCGATTAGAATTAAACTAGAATTAGCAAAACTACAAAGCGATATACTTAAAAATAGAGGCGATGCCGAAACAGCAATTCAAGAAAGAACTGATGGCAAAGCGTCTTTAAATGATTTTAAATCAATTAGGGAAATGCTTAAAAACGATAAGGATATTGAGAACCAACAAGATTAATAATGTCTAATTTAGTCAAAAAAAAGCAAATATTTGGTAACATTGCGGCAGACAGGACGATTACTGAGGGTATGCCAAAATTAAAGACTACCTCATCAATGCCATCAATTAATAACACTGGCAATGTGGTTGCTTTTTTAACAGATTTAATCAAGGCGCTTGATGGTTATGAAGAACTAGTAGATACTGTAATTGATACAATCACAAAATATCTTGGTACAATTGAAACCGAGATAAAAAATGCGCTTCAACTAGAATTAAAAGCTATCGTAAGCTGTGGTGTCAACCCTAGCCTACCCGATTATATTAAATCAACAGGTAACGGGATAAAATTTACTGTTGATAAGATAGATTTTACAAACATATTAAAAATTGACCCAAGTTCAACTGCTGGTGGACTTATTTATACCGATTTAACACCAAATCTAATTGATAGCAAAGATTTTAATACTTTTTTATACCAAGTAATACAAAATGATGGGTCTGTTAATGGATGGGGTCATCAAACAACGGGTGCTGACATATTAACGTTTCAGTTTAAATCTGTTGACATTGCGGGTATAGACCCAAACAATACTCTAACTATTAAAGCGGCTCAATCATATGATAATAAATCATTAAGCGACATAAACAATAATTTTATAAATAGTGTGACACTATTTGATTCAGCAAAACTATTAACAAAACTAGTTGATAATATATTTGGTACTGTATCTAACCTAGCAAAAACATCAAAAAACTTTTTAGAGAGTAAATCAAAAACAAATTTTATTATTAATAAAATTACAAATACCGAGGGTAATGATATACTTTCAGACAATTTTTTTGATTTTTCAAATAAAGATAAAAAATTTTTTGAAGACGAAGCTAATTTATGGAAACAAGGAAAAGCCATATATAAAACATCTGGCGAATTCACTTCACAAATATCAGATGTATCATTAAAAAATATGACCAAATCTGTTTCTGGTGCAACAACCGAAGCAGCAAAAAAAGATGCGATAAAAAAATCTTTAAACGACTTAACAAATCAAATTACAAAAGCGTCAAATGATGCAACCAAATTGATTAACAATAGAAACAATCAATTAAAAAAATTAAGTAATAAACTTGATTCTTTTAGTAAAATTAAAATTGACCATAAAGCATTAAGCTTAAATTTTATTCAACAAATTATAAATGATTTTGTTAAAGTTATTGTTAATGTTTTATTATCGCCAAAGATTGTTACAATATTTCTTTTAAATTTTAAAATTATATACGGCCCAAACGAAACATTTTCAGACCCAATTGATTTTATCAAAAAAAATAGAAATTTAGTTAAAAATGTTGTAAAAAGAGTAAGTGGTATTATAATAAAAATATTATTAAAAAAAGTAATAAAAAGAATAACAAAGTTAATTGCAGAATCTAGACTTAAAAAAGAAATTGATAAAAACAAAGCAAAAGTAACACAATTGTTAAGTTTAGTTGGCGTTCCGCAAGATGTACTTAGACAAATAAACGGACTTATATGAGTGATGCTAACACAGAAAAAAAATCAGAATTTTCAACTGATGATTTAAATTTTAACTCTATTGGTAGTGTACTAGATTTAATATTATCAGCCTTTAAATTACAAAAACCTCCAATCGAGGCATTACCACCACCATTATTATTAGCTGGCGGTCAATTACGCCCAGGCGTAACCGCAACCGAAGTAGCCGCTAGAATAATATCTAGACAATCCGAATCGGGTGCGCTTGTTGGTGATGTTTTTGCTGATGGAGATAATATTGCTCAAGCAATGGAGTTAATTAGAATTCAAGAAATAATGGACTCCCTATTAACCGAAGGCAAAATAGAAGTTATAATACCACCTGGGATACCTGTACAAACACTTGGAATTGGTAATCTCGGTGCACCAGTCGCTTCATTTGGCGCAACTACAACATTTGCATCTGGATGGGGTGTTTTACGTTAAAAAAATTTTTATGGAAAAAAATGAAAAAAAATCTTTGTTTGAAGAATTAGAAGAAAAATCTAATAATGAAATTTTATTTGAAATCAAACAAATGGAGGCTGACCACGAAGCCTTAAAATTAAAAATGATAAAAGATTACGATAAATTAATCGAAATCGAAAAAAAATTTGAAAGAGCAAATTTAATATTACTTAAAAGATTAAAAGGGGAATAATATGGGTGCCGAAAATAAATATATTACCAACCTACCAACCGTACTATCCGAAGTAAGCAAAGTCAGAACGGTTCAACTAGGTATTGTTGCAAGTGTTGAAGACCCAAATGGGTTAGGTAGAATAAAAATTAGAATTCCAGGCCAACCAAACGTTGGCGGTGACGCTGATTCAACAATTGACGAATTACCGTGGGCAACCCCAATGGAATCAAAATTTTTTACCAGCCAACCAAAAGTTGGTGAAGGTGTTTTTGTATTAACATTTAGTAATCAAAAAGCCCATTCTGATAGATTATATTTTGGGCCGATAATATCACAGCTAGACAAATTAAATTTTGATTCATTAAATGTAACTGGTTTAAATTCTTTTACATTTGGTACAACAACCCCAAATGTTTCAATGAATAGAATTCCAGCAATAAAGGGTGTTTTCCCAAAACAAGATGATATCTCGGTACAGGGTAGATACAACACTGATATTATACTAAGAAAAAATGAAATATTAATACGCGCTGGTAAATTTGTTGAATCAAAAGCCGATATAAATAATCCATACCCATTTCAATTTAATAATACAACACAAGGATTTATTCAAATTAAAAATAATGTTAATTTAGTTAGGGATGGTCAAGATTTGGGTAGCGTAACAAATATTGTTGGTAGTAAAATCAATTTAATCACACATAAAGATGGTACCCCTAGATTTAATGTTATGAATCAAGATTCACAAGTTAGTGATGAAGAAATTCTAAACATTCTTGAAAATGCACACCCACTACCATTTGGCGATTTACTTGTTGAATATTTAAGACTCCTAAAAAATGCGTTTTTAAACCACGTACACAATTACCATGGCATACCACCAACCGATTTAACCGTCGGAGTAACACTTCCAGTTAAAGAATTTAATGATAAAGCTGAAGACCTAGAAAGTAGAATGTTATCGAAGAATATCCGCATAAATTAATATTACCAGATATTTATTAATAAAAAGAAATGGTAATTAGAACATTTTTCGACAAGAATAATACCATAGTTAGAAATGAAGTTGTTAATACAGCTAGAAACCCAGTAACCGAATTATTTTACGGTGGGCCTACTGGTGAAAACAAATATAGCCGTTACTTATTTCATTTTGATGAAACTAGATTAGTCAACATGTATGATAATGGTACATTTACTGATTTAACTAAACTAAAACACACATTAAAACTAACTAATACAGCGTCATTTGACGAAGGGTTATTAAATGGTTCGTATCAATCAAAAGAAAGAGCGTGCTCATTCGACCTAATTGTTTTTAAAGTGGGTCAAGAGTGGGACGAAGGTGTTGGTTATGACTATTTATCCTGTAACCTGCTAACTGGCGATTGTGCTATATCAACAAAACCATCAACATGGGTTAATCCACAAACTGGTATAGTTTGGACTGGCGGTTCTGGTGTCTACTCAGGTTCACCAAGTGGGTTAACAATTGCAACACAACATTTTGATTTAGGTAATGAAAACCTAGAAGTTGATATTACAGATTACGTTAATGGTGTTATGACAGGAAACACAAATAATGGACTAGGTATAGCATACGCTCTCCCGTTTGAAATAACAAGTACACAAAATATGCAATACGTTGGTTTTTTTACCAAATATACACAAACATTTTACGAGCCATACATTGAAACCATATATAGCAATTACATAACAGACGATAGAAATAATTTCTTTTTGGATAAACCAAATAAACTTTATCTATACGTTAACGTAGCTGGAAACCCAACAAATTTAGATAACCTACCAACAGTATCAATACTTGACGAAAACGGTGTAGCGTATACCTTTATTGAATCATCTGGTGTAACGCACGTAACAAAAGGTGTTTATTCAGTTGATTTAACAATTCCATCTGGGGATGGTGAAATAGGAACATTATTTAATGATGTTTGGCAGGATTTAGTAATCAACGGGGTTTCTAGACCAGATGTTAATCTCTATTTTGAATTAAAAGATAGTTTTGGTTATTATAACCTAGGCGACAGTGATTCGTTACCGAAAAAAGTAGCTGTATCGATATCTGGGGTTAGAAACCAAGAAAAAATAAAAAGGGGTGACACTAGAAAAGTAATTGTATCAACTAGAATACCATATACCATAGAACAAACACAAAACATATCAAATATAAAATATAGAATATATGTAACCGAAGGTAAAAATGAACTAACCGTAGTTGATTTTCAACCTGTTGAACTAGCATCTAATTATAATTATTTCTTATTAGACACCCTAAGCCTAATTCCAAATGTATATTATTTAGATATGTTAGTTGAATCTAATTTAGAGGTAACAACGTTAAAAAATGTTTTAAATTTTACTATTGTTAGCGAATCAAACTTAAGACAATCACAATGATGAAAGAATTTATAAGAGAAAACTTAAGACTTAATACCCTTATTACAGAGAAAATAATTGACGGCCAAAAAATGAATCCGCAATTACAAACATTATGTAACACAATGAGTGTGAGAAGTTACCATGAAGTTTTGGGTAGACTCATTGCTGCTATTGGACACCCAGAAGAAAACCATGAATTATGGGCTAAGATAAAAAAACCCCTAGATATGCTTGAAAAAGCTAGCAAAGATTTAAATAAAGAAAAAAAAGAAAATGGTATGACAGGTGATTCAGAAGTAGACGAAGCAAATACTTGGTGGTCCGCAATACAATCAACTCTTTGTGAACAAGGTCCAGAATTTCAATAATTAACTTTACATTTTTTTATTTTTTATTATATTTATTTTATACGTTAACTCACGTATTGGTATCGAGCTATAAGCTTTAGAGTTGTCTAGGCAACAAAGATATTAGTACATAATAACAAAAATTAAAAGTTAAAAAAAAATGAAAAGAAGAATCTCTATCGGGGAACCGATATCTAATCCTACAGCACAAATCTGTATCAACAAATCCAGACTTAAAGTCTACAACAAAGAAACCTCACCAACTTATTATTTAGAAAAAGGACAAGAGTTTCAAATCGAATTATTCAATCCAACAAAAAACACACTTTTAGCAAAAATCCAATTAAATGGAAAAGCTATATCACAAGGTGGTTTGGTGTTAAAGCCTGGCCAACGCGTGTTTTTAGAACGCTATTTAGATGTTGCTAAAAAATTCATGTTTGACACATACGAAGTATCAAATACAGAAGAAGTTAAAAAAGCCATCGAAGACAACGGCGATTTTAAAGTTGAATTTTATAAAGAATCTAATCCAACCCTTGTATATGGTACGGTAACAACATATAATACAAACAATCGATTTACACTAACTGATAATTTTAATACTACAGCTCCTAATAATTACCTTAATCTTACTGGTAATATTACAAATACAACTTCGACGTATAGCTCTGGTATTGTAAATTGTAGTAATAGCTTTACTAATAATGTAACCAATGATAGCTTTGAACCTATACAACAAAAACCAAGACTTAGAAAAAGCTTAACCAAAAGCATAGAAACTGGTCGTGTTGAAGCTGGAAGTAGTTCAGACCAAAAATTTGAATATGTAAACAAAAGTTTTGATTACTACGCATTTCACACCGTAGAATGTAAACTACTACCAATATCACAAAAAATAAATACGGCAGAAGATATCAACGTAAAAAGATATTGCACAAACTGTGGGACAAAACAAAAACCAGAATTTAAATTTTGTCCTAGCTGCGGAGAAAAATGCTAAAATAATAACTAGAGTTAACGTATTAAAAAAGCCCAGATTGTCTGGGCTTTATTTATTTGGATATCTAATCATTGTATTTCTAAACCTGAAATCTTTATACTTACCAGTATTTGAACCAAAACCAAATCGTTTATAGAAGCGTAATAAGCCTGTTTTAGAGCTTTCTGTGTCTTCTGGGGTTAATACACATAATAAATCATATTTATCACACAGCGCTGTTATTTCCGTCATCAATGCCGTTCCTAACCCCTGTCTTCTTTGCGCCTTGTCTTTTACCTTGATTGAGGCTACTTCAATTGCATCATTACCTTTCAAATATATCCAACAAGCCATACCCAATGCATCATATTTTTGTATGATACCATCTAATTCTGCTTGAATTTTAAATCTTGCATCATCTTCAACAACCTCTTGTAATATTTGTAATATTTTCATATATTAATTTCTCATATTTTTACCCAGCAAACCTTCTCTATGCATTCTAAGTTTTAATTCTTTACGCCATTTGGCCCTTGTTTCACCTGTAAACTTATTATTAACACTATGCAATGATGGCGATAACTCTAACATATCTTGGAATGTCATCTCATCCCACATATCTTTATGTTTATTATACACTTGTTTAACATTATGAATTTGAGCTTGAATTTCCATTCTTGTTGCGTCTACAGGTATACCACCTAAACTTGTTGTATTACGCTCCCTTGCTTTATCAACTCTTGCCTCAATATGTTTATTATTTAAAGTATCATCAATCCAATGTGCTAATTCATGATGTATACTACCTTTGATTCTTGCCTCGGTAAACTCTTTAATCAAGCTTTTTCTTTGTTTTTCATCGCTTAATTCGTCCAATGCCTTTTCTATATTGCCTTTAGCATAATTCATAACAAAACTAATAGCGTTTTTAAATGCGCCAATACCAATTATTTTATGTTTTGGGTTATAGAAATTAAGGCCTGGGTTTATTTTTATAACGCATGGATTTAATTCATGACACTTAATTGAATCAGGTGACATTAAAATCGAAGTATCCGTTTCAGCCTCTTCAAACATTGAGCTAGTAACAAATCCTGTTCTTTCAATAGCATCAACATCATCCTTAAAATATTTATCATACAACATATCAACATCGCTATCAACTTCTGTTAATTTTTCTGACAAAAGATTTTCACGTAATAATTTTTTAATAAATGATTTCATATTATTTTACCAAAAATTTAGAATAGTCCATAGTCGATGGTTTATCATTTTTAAAATAATACTTTTCAACTTTATTACCGTACTTGATTGTTTTATAATAACCATCTGGAATTGTCGCACCTGTACTTAACTTAATTGATGATTTTGAAAAAACACATTGTATCTCAACATTAACAATTTTATTTTCATTTGCCAATAATCTTTCACGCGCTTCTAATAATCGCCATGTTGTTCTATTTAAATCTTGATTTTGAAGTGAACAGTTTAAATAACTAAATGTTTTATACAGCATCTCTTTAGTACAATTAAAATCAGCTGCTGGTGCCATATGACCCTTATCATATATATTATTCACATAATCCATGTGGTCAGATGTTTTAACACTATCTATGGTATAAAAATCCATACCCTTTCTAGACGCGTCGCCATTAGGACACTTTACAGTATATTTAACCCACACAGGTTGTTCCAAAACTTCAGAATATATTACCTCGTAGATATCGGTTTTAATATGAACCTTATCTCTTAATTTTTGTGAAAATATACTTAACGGTATAATACCAATTAGTATAATTAATAACATTTTTTTCATACTAATAAATATCTTGAACCCTTAGAAAGATTTTCAGTTCCCCATAGAGGTTGAAGATTACATAAATCCCAACATTCCTTAAACTCTGGGTCATCCAATGATGTAAAATTAAAACTAGACATTGGTCTTATATGGTCAACATGCCATTGACCATAATTATCCCATGTCATACCTTCAGTAAATTGTTTTTCCAAATGCTGCATCAACTCTTCAATTGTATAACCAAGTAATGCAAATGTAGAGCGATACTTAGCGACATTTTTTTCTTTTAAACATGTCCATAGCGCTGTTCGTGTATTTCTACTTAACCTATATCTAGGGTCAATAGCGCATTTATTTTTATTGTATTCTCTAGAATATGCATTTACGTGCTCTCTATTTTCTTCCCTCCATTTAGTGTGTTGTTTGCGCACATAATTCCTATTTTTTTTAGACCATTTTTTATAAAATTCACTTCTTTTTAATCTTGTACCCACTTTAGTCTCATATTTTTTTTGTGCGACGGACCTACCACCAATGTTACGTCTTCCAGATGGACCAATCACAACCCCATTTTCTTTTAATGTTCTTATTATAATTGTTTTATGTATACCCATATGTTCACTTATAGTTGTGGAGCCTAATAATTCCTTAGTATACATTCTTATACACTCATCTACTTGCTCTTTTGTTAATTCAATTTTTTTACTCATAATTATAAATATACAAACAACCTATATAAAAGTCAAGTTATTAAAACAAAAAAGGTGGAAATTATTCCACCTTTTAAGTTTATAGTTTTAGAAATGATTATCTCAATTCAGCAACATTAAATGTTGGAATACCATCTACTCTTACATGTCCGTAAAATCTATTATTGACACTCTTCTTAGCGTAACGAGTCATGATACCTTTAACTGGAGCAAAGTTAAATGGATTGTACATGGTTGGAGTTAATTGCAACGGCACGTATGGTGCGTAGATGTAACCTGTATCCAACAATGACTTACCTTTATGTCCAATAATTATAGAGTATGATGGAGAATACGGGTCACGATAAACTTGATATCTACCGCCTAATGTACCGATTCTTTCAATACCCATGTTATATTGGTCTTGCTCAGGATTAGCATCACTTACGTGGAAATATTCTAAATCATCGAATACTGCAGATACTTCTGAAGATACAACGATAAAGTTAGCACCACCACGAAGAGTTGACTTGTGGATTTGAGCAGAAATTTGGTTAACTTTAGTTATTAAAGTTTGGTTCCAATCTTTCTGTGTGTAAGGACTAGAAGATGAAGAAGCTTTTCTCCAACCGTTATAATCCCAACGTAATTGCCATGCAGCAACTTTACGCAAATCTCTCAAGATTTCTCTATCGATTTCCGCAGCAACTTGCTCAGATAACATTGCTGTTAATTCAGCTTCAGCATCGATGTTGTGGAATGCACTAACGTCTTGCGCTAATTCTGGAGACCAAGTAGCTCTTAATTTTCTTTCTTCTACAGAAACTACAACGTCAGTTAAAGTGAAAGAAACTTCACCCATTTCAGTTTCAAGTTCCAATGTAGCGTATTCAGCCCAAGCAGCAGTAAGTGCAGAGAATGAAGCTAATGTAGTTGCAGAAGCACCAACATAACCATCAAAAGTAGCCGTACCAGCAGCAGCAGAACCAGATGCAGTTGTACCAACTGGGTGAGTTAAGTCAAGACCCAAGAAGATATAACCAGTGTTATCAGTTAAATTTGTGTAATTAACGATACCTTGACCATATACTTGAGTAATAACACGGAAAGGAATAGCTCTGTTAGCAGCAACAATAACATTACCAGCATTATCTAAAATGTTAGAGCTAGTAACAACTTGTAAAGAAGCTAAGAAAGATTCTGTATCCATTGGGTTACCATCAGGACCAGTTAATACTTGTTTGTTAGAAGCACCACCTGTAAAACCAGATACAGCAACAACTAATTGTCTTAACGAACCATCAGCAGCAACAGGACCTACAACAGCTGTAGAAACCGCAGCAACACGTGTGTATGAACCATCGCCGTTACCAGAGAAAACTGGAACATTACTCATAGTACGGATAGTCAATGTACCTTTTGAGTTATCAAATAAACCATCATCATAGAATAAATCATAAAGATTTTTTGCTAAGAATGGTGTAACTACGCAAGTACCAGCAGCTGGTAATACGCAACTAGGAATACCAGAAGATGCAAAGCTAGTATGAGCTGAGAATGTTGTACCGTAAACATCAGAACCAGGTTGGTTTTGTGTATAGTCATTACCAGCAACACCAGAACCGTCTACACGACTAGAAGTCTGAGGTACGAAATAGAACAATTTACCAATTGGCATGTTCATAGCTTGTACAGACACGATGTCATTAGCTAATAATTTAGAGAATACTCTTCTCACGATAGGGAATACAACAGTTTCGAATGAACCTGAAGAGGTTGAAGTTGTTGATTCAGTTAATAATGAAGAAGCTTGGTTCTCATATAATTGAGCGATGTTTTCTTTTACGTGTCCTTTAAGACCTTCAAGAAAACCTAAGCTTTCCCATTTTGCTTGGGTTTCTTTACGGATAGCCTTCATGTGGTTTAATCCGATGTTCCCAACTTGTCCAGATGTTAATAAATGTGACATAATTTTTTTAGGTTTTTATTTTTTAATATTTATCTTTATTTTCAACTCTATTAATTAAATCTTTAATTCTTTGAGTCGAAGGGTCAACATACGCAGTAGCTTCGTTTAATTGTTTTGAGCTACCTGTTGCAACCTCTTTGATTATTTTACTACCGATTGATTCGTTAACTGGCTTTCTGCTAGATAATTCGTTAATGATAGTTTTGTATAACTTTTTAGACTCTTTAAGGTTAGTTACTTCCTCATCAAATCTTTGAATTATTTTTTTCTTTTCTTCTTTAGTAGTAGAATGTTCCATGAATAACTTAGTTACGTAACTTAAATTCGAATTGAAAACTACAGTTTCTACCAACATGCCTCTGAATTTCTTAAGAGCTTTTCTAAAGTCTTCATTTTCGGCTTTTAATTGTGTTGCTTCGTTTAACAATTTCTTGTACTTAACCTCAGCTTCAATGATAACATTTTTAGAAGACACGGATTCTTTTTTTACGCCTGGACCTTTTGTGTAAATGTCTGGAAGATTAGAATGACCACCAACGCTTTTACCAACACCAGATTTAATTTTTTCTTGTACAGGGTTTTCGTCAGTTTCTTCTACTTCAGCAACAACTTCGTCAGATTCGTCAGACTCTTCTAAATTAGCATCATCTTTGTCTTCATCTTCCATCATTGTTGAATCTTCACCCATAGCTATTTCATAAGTTAACTCTTCTATTCCCTCATAGCCTTCTTCCATCTCATATCCTTCCTCTTCCATAGACTCATCGCCCATTTCAGATTGGCCGCCCATTCCAAGTGCACCTTTTTTAACGATGTACTCGCCTGGTTCTGAGATGTTAAGGTGGATTTCATCACCAACAATTTCGATTTCATCATCACCACTCAATTTCTTGTAAATAGCGATAACGTCATCATCTGATGCGTCAGTCATATCCAAATCATCTCCTCCTAGTGCATCGTCTGCACTCGTGCCTATTTCTTGGTCGTCTTCTGGACCAACTTCTGGAGACATTTCGTCGTCGTCATCAGATTCGTCGTCTCCGATTTCAATATCAGTATCATCATCTTCAGTACCTTCAACATCATCACCTTCTGGTGAATCAGTTTCGTCTCCTTCAGAATCAGAACCTTCAATCTCATCTTCAACGGCTTCTTCTTCGTAGCCAGCTTCTTCAAGCGACTCTTTCACCATACCATCAATTTCTTCTCTCGCAACGGAGCGAAGTATTTCTTTGGTGTTGGCATTTAAAGCTTCTTGGATAACTTTGATATCCAAAAGAGCTCCTTCATAAATTGATTTTTTTTCTGCCATTGTATTTTTTTTGTTATTTTAATTATTATTAAATAATAAATAGTGAGTACACCCCACGTACATAATAAATATGTAATTATTTATGAAAAATTCTTTTTTGCTAAAAAATTTAGAAATATAATTAACCGATTAAGAAATTATCTAAACCCTCATTAAGATTTGATTTTTGTATGATTTTGTTTTCAACAAAGGGTTTTGCTTCTTCTCTGTTTTTAAACATCCAAGAGCCTGGGGTACTAGGCGCAGTAACAACGTCCCAACATATTAATTCAAAGTCGTCTTGAACAATGAAATCACCCTTGATTTCTTTTAATGAACCTACACCTCTAGAAGACACACCAATCATGATATTATTTCTTAATAAGTTTGCAACTTCGTCACCCTTTGTTGAAACAATACCGTAATTAATATACCCCTTGGTCATTAGGATTTCCATTTTACCCATTAGGGTTTTTCCTTCCCACCATGTTTGTATGATATTATGGGATACTCTATCACCAGCAATAACGCTAGATTCAGGGTGGTCTAATTCTCCAATCGCCCTTCTTTCCCTGATGGCTTGTTGATAAATTTCGTTTTGTGTTTTAAGTATTTCTTCTGGATAAATCCTTCCGTTTCTATTTTTTACACCATATTTTTGGAGCACCACATAAACAACTAGGCTATCTGAGTCATCTTGACCCATTTCTAATTTTTTAAACTCTCTTATAAGAGATTGGTTTTTAGGGTCACTAGGTGATATGAATCCAGCGTCATTTTCAATCAAATAACCTGTACCAACTTGACCAGCCTTTATTACTTTTAAATCCATATTTATCATTTATTACAATAAATATGTTAAAAGAATAAAAAACCCCGAATTAATCGGGGCTTTATTTATCTTTTAATTTTATCATTTTTGTGAAAGGAATCAATTAACTCATTAATTGATATTAGTTTATCTTCAGTACTTAACGATGAATTTTGTAATATTTCACTTATTGGTAAAATGCAGTTATAGTACATTTCAGTTCTTGTGTATACTAAATAGTTCATATTATTTTTTTCTTTTGTAAAACTTAAAATACTCGTTATTTTCAAATACCGAATTAATAGATGTTTCGATTAGGTTATATATTGTTGGCTTTAACGCATCCGAATTTACTGGAATCTCATTTTTCATGTAAAGCGTCACTTCACAGTTTGTAAAACTTCTTTTACCATACTTAACCCCCGATTCTCTAATATCAAAATCTACGATTGTTTTATCTTTAAAAAAAGGTACTAAAGTATTCGATTCAATCGAATTATAGACCGTTTGTCTTAAATTTTTATCGGTGTCTCGTATAACTCTATTATAATTTGATAACCCCTCTATTTTTGGTTCGGCCCACGCTGAAATATTAATATAAATTGCTTTTGGGTTTTTATTGTTTACACTACCATAAACAACATTGTAGTTTTTAAATTCGTTGACTTTTAATTCTTTTCCTTTTTTCATATACCTGGTGTTTTTTATTCAAGTATAGTAAAAAATAATTAACCTGTCAATACCCCTAACCCTATTTTTTAAGGAAAAATATAACAAATCCTAGAACAATTTGTAAAAATGTGACAATAGCAACCGTAGCTACCCATTTATTTTTTTGACTATAAATTTCGTCTTTGGCTTCTTTCATTTGCTGCGGTGACCAAACGTCATTAACTTTTTCAATCCAAGCCTTGTGGTCAGAAACTAATCTTTCGGTATTTTTAAAATCTGATAACGTATTTTGCATTTCTTGAAAACGAGAATCTATATCTAGTCTCATTTTTTCATAGTTATCATTTAATCTTTCTAGTTCTTTAAGAACTAATTTACTATAATCACCCCAAGTTTCGTTTTGTGTGCTCATCTTTAACAAAATTTAAATTGACTCACCATTATTTTTAAATTTTGAAACATTTTTTCGTAACATTTTACTTTCTCGTCAACATCTTTTTGGTCACTAATTTTTGACGCTTCCAAATCTATTATTTTATTGATTTCAGACGCAATAATTTTATTATTATTGTCATCAGTTTCTTCTTCAAAACTATTTAAACAAAGTTTATCACTTAGTTCTTTAAGTTTATTTAAATTTGAACTTGTTTCAATAGAACTATTCATTTTAATTATGAATTAAATTGTCTTAATTATCAATTAAGTTATTTTTCAATTCCATAAGTTTAGAAATCTTATCAAGAAATTTATCGTTGTCAATTTCTTGGTCTTCTAATAACTTAGCTTTAACCTTTAATAATTTTTCTTTAGCTTCACCTGATTCTTCAGTTAACAACGTATCAATTATCTTAACACACTCATTAACTTCTTTTTGGTATAACTCTTTTTTCGCGTCAACATCTGGATTGATTAAAACCTTGATTACTTCTTTGTCAGCCTCGCTTAATGATGAATATTTGTCATTATATTTCTCAACCATTAATTTTGATAACATACTTAACGGTAAATCAAAACTCTCGTTGACTTCTTTTGGTTTATTGGCTAAAATATAATCTGTTATATTTTTAACCTCGGTCATAACGCTCTCAATATTTTGAGGTGTTTTATTAATAAACGTTAATTTTGTGATTGATTCGTGTAAATTCGATAAATTATATTTATCATCAACATTGTGTTTAATACCAATCAACATTGATGCCAATTTTGAATTTTCTTTCAAAATATCTTTTTGATTATACTTTTCTAATAATCTTAAGTTTTCTGAAACAAAAGAAAAAACAGATAATGAATCATCACCTATTTTATTTTCTATATTACTATAAATTAAAAATTGAGTTCTTAATATTTCACTTTCTTTAATTGTTTTAATGTATTTTTTAAACAACTTTTTAGTGTTTTCATCTTTTTTTGCAATAGCCTCAACTAGTAAATTATTGAACGTATTTTTAATTTTACCAAAATTTTGCATTAGTACTATTTTACTTTATAAATATCATTATTTGTATGAAAAAAAATAAATTATTTGTTTAACATGTCATCAATATCGTTAATCATATTGTTAATACCCTCATTTATTTTTAAATTTTTATTGTAAATTTTGGTATTTTCTATTGGTTTAGGTTCGTTATCAACCATAGTGATTAACCTGTCAACAAATATAGATTTATATTTTTCAGCCCTTTCGTTTAATTTATTTTGAATTTTTTTCTTTTCCTCAACTAATAAATTATCAATTCTTTTAATTTCTTCAGCGGTTGTTTCAGCTGCGGTCTCTTCAGCACCAGCAACTTCACCAGCAGCCGCTGCTTCACCACCAGCTTCAGTAGAAGCTGCCGCTTCTTCACCCTCAGCACCAGCTTCACCACCACTAAAATCTAAATCAGTTTCAGTTGTACCACCACCACCAAATCCGCCACCTAATCCAGCTGTGCTACCACCGCCTCCACCTCCACCCGCAGGGGCTGCACCACCATCAGCTGCCGCACCACCGCCACCTTCCATTGCAGCATTAATATCACCATAAATTCTATCAACAGTATCAAACATACCAGTATGCTTGATAACTTGTGCTGTATTTGCAATTTCTGCAGCTGCTGCTTTTTCCATTCTTTGCTCTAGAAGGTCTTGCTTGATATCGTCATCAGACCAACCAAGAATTTCTCTCTTAGCTCTTGTCATTGACATAGCACCAAAACCATTACCAGCATCAGAAACAGCATCTTTGTACAACGTAACTTTTAATTGCGTATGTTCAACCTTAAGCATTTCGGCCTGTGTTGATGGGTTATTTAATGTTAATGTAAAATTATCCAAATCATCCTCAAAACCCAATACGTATAAGTGAATGATAACAATTTTATTTAATTCTTGTAACATTGCTTGCTGTATTCTATTAACGGTTCTAGAGAATCTGATATCCTGAAGCGCTAGGTTTTTACCCTCACCAGTTGTTTCATCAAAACCTAAAAATGGTTTAGGAACTCTTAGTGCTGTAAATAATTTTTTCTGTAAGTATTCAATATCGGCTATCTGGTCTAGATTAGCAGCACCAGGCAACGTATCAATCGGATTTGGTGCGTCCTCGGTTCTTACTGGAATGAAGTAATCTTGGTCGTTTGATAATTGATTGTATCTTAAATCAATTTGACCTGTTGCGGGGTCAACAATAGGTGCTCTTTTAAATCTATTGGCAATTTCATTTACGTATGCTTCAACATCCTTATCATCAATATTACCAACATAAATTTTATATATCCTTCTTTCTGGTGCTCTAGTAACACGATATACCAACATAGCATCTTCAGAAAGAATTAGTTGTTTCCAAATTCTTCTAGCCTTTTCCAAAACAGATGTACCGTATGGTAATCTTCTATCATCACCTAACAATCTAAAGTGCGCCATTTGCCAAGAATTAAACTCAACGTCACGACCTCTCCAGTAAAATTTAACCTTGTCTGATATATAATTTTCATCTGTTTTTTGTGTTAGCATATCAAATAAGCCACCATCACGTCTTTCCATTTCATAGTTTGGCATTTGTTTAACACCAACAACACCATTCTCATCGTCAATGTTAAGGTACACAAAATTATCACCATATTTACAAGTATTTCTTGTCCACATTGGTAACGATGTATGTATATCAAGTCTATTAAACAATAAATCCTCAACTATACCCTTAACTCTTTTGCTTTCAGAATAAACATTAACCATTCTACCGCTAGAATTTAATGTTGTTGATTCCTCCATCATGATATCCAAAGCAGCAGCAATTTCTGGATAAAATTCCATTGCTTCAAAATCAGAATAAGAACCAATTCTAGTTGTTTCATAATTTACAGCTTGTTGAAATAACCCAGTCTCAACTTTTTTCCATACTTGTCCTAAGTATCTATTTTGTTGCGCTTGTAATTTTGCTGTTTCGTATTCTTGCTTATCTGTTGTCTTTAGTAAGACATCCTTATTAATATTAAACCTTTGAGGTGCAGGTTCATTAATTTTAAATCCTTCAGGTCCTAATATTTTGCCTAGTTTCTGAAATATGGTTAAATTATTTTTTGCCATTTTTTTTATTTAATTATAACGATTTTTTAATTTAAATCAAGTTTATTTTACATAATCACATTCTACATATGCCAATCTTTGTTGTTCACCATTAAATACTGATATGTCATAAACATAAGTACAAATCCAATCTTGACCTTGTGAGCCTGGTAAAGCGTCACAATATGATTTTTTATCACCCGTATTTTTTCCTTTGCTATATGTTGGGGTTTGGGGTGTCCAAGTATATAAATAATTGCCATAAGTTTTTATGGCGTATTTACCTCTAGATTCTGGTTTAGTACTCATATTATATTTTTTTATTTTGAACCGCTAAATAACCACATATACTGACCTTTTGGGTCCTGCATATTTTTAGCAACAACTGGGCTAAAATTTGGTTTCGGTGCGGCTGTTTTATGTCTATTTTCTTTCGATACAAACCCATTACCTCTCTGCGCATCAGTATCAACTTGGGTTGTACTTGCTACCCAACTATTTAACATAGCTTTAGTTTGTTTTTCTAACTTCTCAAGATTTTTAAATGAATGCTCTATAACCCATAAACACATTGCCATTGACATAATTAAATCATCATGATACCCGTCCATATGGTCAGCGCGGCCATTTTTATAAATAAACGTTTTCATTTCTGAAATCATTCTAGCCGACCTTATCTTAACAATGTTGTTTCTAATCTTTTCTTCAAAGTTTGAAACCATTTGTGTTCGGATTGAACTTACCTGAAGGCCAGGCACCTTGTTATCTTTTTTATAAGCATCCATTTGTCTTTGCTTGGTTGACAATATTTTACCGTTAGGTGTATCATAATGCAAACGTTTGTAATCAAATTCCAATAATTTTAACACCGTTGAAACACCCATACCACCAGTTATATCGACAACCGTATATGCTTTGTATAGCTCGCCATACTCCTCAACCAATTGAGCTAATAAATCTGGCTGTATTTTACCCTGATATTCCATAACTTGCTCCATTGTTGTAAAATCCAACATAACTATTGTGGACGAATCCTCGCTATCACCTCTAGATACATCGACACCCATTATATATTGGTGCCCTTCCTCAGGTTGTTTCCAAATCCAAACTTCATTTTCAGCCCCACTAACAAATTCTGGTTCCATAACATTTAATCTATCCTGCTCTTGAATAATGTCCTCGCTGATAACGTTACCACCAGAACCAATAAATGATACGTCCAATTCCTGCGCTATCATTCTAGAATCATTATTCATACCCCTACACATTTCTTCATACCAAGATGACGTAGGTTTAAACCCCCCATCAATCATTCTAGTATATGAATCAAAACAAAACTCAATCTCATCAAATATCTCATCACCCTTAACCCATTTAAGGTCTTTATTATACCTTAAATCTTCATACCATTTCATTTCAATGATATTAAAGTTGTTCTTTTTTGCTTTTGATTGGGCGTATGTTTCATAATAAAGTTTATCCATACCATTTGGTGTTGATATAAGCGTGGCCTTACCACCAGTACCAAGCGCTGTTAACGCAGCACCAAACACAATAGCACCATTATCAATATATGCGGCCTCATCCATAACAAGATATGTCGGCGTAAAACCTCTAAGGGCATCTTTTGAAGTTGCAACCGCTTTTACACGGCTACCGTTTGGTAATTTTATTTCTTTTTTGGAATCTGTAATGAAAATACTTTTTGATTCATTTTTGTGTGAACCATAATACTCTGGGCCCCAAACCCATCTAGGTAATTGTGAAACAAAATCTTTAATTTTGGCCAAGAATTCAAAAGCCAATTCTTGCTTATTTGCGATGATAAGAACCGCTTCTGGATTCTCTTCATCGGCAAAACCTACCTTAATTGATAGATAAGCTGCTGTTGTTGTAGATACACCCGCCTGTCTAGGTTTAGTTATTAAATTAAACCTATGATGCTCATAAGCGTGGCAAATTTCTTTTTGTCTTGGGAATAGTTTAAATTGAACAAAGCCTTCTTGGGTTTTATCAAATGTTTCTAAATAAGTCTCAATAGCGTATATTGGGCTAGATAAACATTTTGCATACTCCTTCATTATTTCTTGTCTTGTCAACATATTCTTTTTACTAATAAATATGCTAGTAGACGATTAAAACCGTATTTTAATGTTTTTTGAAATATTTAACCCATGCTTTTGTTGCAACCTCACCAGTCATGATAAGCCCTAATTTATTTAATTTTTGAAAATTAAATCTTCTAAACCTGTAAGCAAATTTCATTTTTTTTACGATATCATCACTTGATGTTTGGTTAGCTTTATAAAAACAACTTAACCAATTAATCTCATTAGAACCAACAATTGGTATATTATTAGAAACAAAATCAGCGGCAACAATATTAAATGTTTCGTTTAACGATACTTGTAATCCAATGTCCATTTTACGGATAACATCATTAAAATCTTCATGGCTATACCACGGATGTTCAACTAACGTATGAACTTCTTGGTTCTCAAATAACGCTCTAATATTTCTTAAAGCGCTATCACCCTTTTCAATCCTTTCACTGTTTATATGAAAGTGAACTGGTTTGGTAATTTTATTCCCAAAATCAATAGCGGACACTGCTTGTATTAGTTGATTTTTCATTGGTCTTATCGCACCAAAACAACCTATATCAACATGATTCTTATCTTTAAAAATATTTTTGTCAGCCCCTACCACAGGATAATAGTTTGGTAAAAAAATCATATTTTTAACACCAGCTTTTTTCAAATCACCATACATTTTTTCAGTATTTGGGGCGATATGAATTTTGTTCCTCTTACCCATTTTATCATATATAAAAATCCATTCCATTGCCATACCCTCATTTGCTATGAACGGCATTTCGGAGTGTAATCTAATAATCCAATTTACTTTTGGATGTAATTTATGTAACGCATCAAATTTTTCTGGTATCACCCAAAGAGCTTCGATAATAACATGTGTTGGTTTATATTTTGAAACTTCTCTATCAATACAATTGTTATCATCAACTTGTACTAAGTTAGATTCAATGCCATTACGATTAAGCATTTCGTTTACAAACGTTGCGCTATTAAAAAGACCTGAATGCAACGTTTTTGCTGTTGGCATGTTATACAGTCTTCTCTTTTTTAAAACAAATAAAATTTTTGGGGTTGTCATGTGAGGCTTTTTTAATAAATATAACTTACCCCCGCATTTTATAAACTATTTTTTAAAAAAAATGTAAAAAAAAACACTCATTTTTGAGTGTCTTAATTTTTATAAAAATTCTTCAAAACCATCGTTGTTTTCTTCCCAATCATTACCCATATTCAGTTCATTTATTGCTTGGTTAAACTCATCTTCTTGCAACCCTCTTTTAACACCATGTAATATTTCATCTATAACTTTTTGACCTCTCTTGGTACCTGCCATAATCTCTCTCATTTGATTATGAAATTCTTTTGCTGGCAATGATGCTAGTTCAGAATATACATGATGTTTTAAACCAAAATCATCAGCAGGTATTTTGTCTGTAAATTTACCCCAAACGGCTGGACCTAATCTCATGTCCCATGGTTCTGCTGCTAAGAAATCTGCTTTATTAACAACATAGTTTGCCATGCTTTTATCTTTTGGTAAACCATGTGCTGAAAGCAATTCCATAACCCCCTTAACAATTTCATGGATTAACACAGGGAATACCATAGCCTGTGCATGTATTTTAGCTTTAGGATTTTCAGCTGTTGGAAATTCAACTCTAACAACACCACCATTAACTTGATTTTCCATTTTAGGTATAACATAATACATATAATCGGCTGCCGACATCATCTTGTTATACTTATTTGGTAATTTAGGGTCCATATCAGTTAATTCGTCATCAGCCATATGAAACATGTGATTACATTTTTTAGCGGCACCCTGTGTCATAGCGTTTAAAAATCTTCTTTTATAAACTTCATCAGTCGCATTAACCATATCATCATGAGACTCAAATTCCATACCTTCAACTGGCATTGGTTTTGCGTTTTTCTTGGTTCCTTCTATATTAATATTTGGTGTTAACTCAGCAATAATTTCAACCGCATCTTCACCCATATCATACTCTTGCCTAATCATCTTTATTGCCAAATCCTCAAGCTTTTTCTTATGCTTAGATTCTAATGCAATAGTTTCATAAACCATTGGCATCATTTCCATCATAACACTTTGATTGTCTATATTATCAACATCAAATGCTCTTTTATAACGCTTACAAACTTCATTAAAACGCTCACCCATGATTTTTTGGGTAAATGAATGCTCGTCACCTTCAGGTATAGCTGGATGTTTACCTATGGATGTTTTATCATTAGCCAATTCCTCTTCTAAACTCGGATGCATCCTTTCGGTTAACCCTTCTGGATACATAACAGCCTCGTTTAATACTTTTTTTTCTTTTGACTTAGCCAAAGCTTTTTCTGCTAATTTTTTAAATTCGCTCATAGTTTTATTTTATATCTTTTACTTTAATTATTCTTTTTTCTGTAACGGCTGCAGGTTCTTCAGCTGGTTTTCCTTGTGTTTGTTGTTGACTCTTTGCAATATCTTTAATACCAGTAATCAACGCTGACAATCCGTTTCTAGGTACACCTATCAATTCGGCAAAAGCCGCAATAACTTCTCTTTGCGCAACTTTATTTGTTTTAATAGTATCAATTATGGTTGTAGGTATTCTTTTACCTATCATCTTCATTAGTTTCTGAGCCTTAGCATTCATTTCTTCATCTGTCTCTTGACCTGTTGGTGTTACTTCATTAACAACACCCATACCTCTACCACTAGCACCAAATAAAGCTTCATCAACAAACTTTTTGAATTCTCTAATACCCATATATTTTTCATCTTCACCCATTTGAGCCTTAGCTAATTCTTCAATAGACTTAAACTTTCTAGCTTTACCAGTTTTTTCGTTTACAATAAAGTGTTTATGGCCTGCAAAACTATTTTCTTTTTTTTCTTCTAACCCCATTAACGTTGCCATTTCAGGACCATCAGGTTCTACAACACCAGTTTCTTGAATTGCTTTTTTTGCTATATTTTCTTCAAAATGCTTAACATCATGTATGATATTATTACCCTCGTCATCAACTTCATCCATGCAATACACACCCATAACCTTTTGTCTATCGGGTGTCATTGCTCTAACCATTTGATATTTTTTATCAGCTATTGTGAACGGTTTAGATACTTCACCAGTTTCAAAGTCTTTAATTTCGGATAGATATTCTAATTTCATAGGTGTATTCATTTCAGATTCATTAACTATTTTAACGTCCATCTTATCTTGTTTTGCTTTTTCTATCGCTTTTTTTACTTTAGTCTTATTCATCTCAGCTCCACTAAAATAAAGAGTTCCCTCAGGACTTGGTTTTGCTGAAATTGATTTGCTAGGTGAACTAGTATCAGTTGTTGAGCTAGTATCATCCGTTGATGGCGAATCCCCAGTTCCGTCACTTCCCTTGGTTACATCTTCTTCTTTTATTTTATTTTTGTTTTTCATATTTGTCAAAATTTACCAATATTAAATCTTTTTCATAAAGCTTATCTTCAACTTCTTTTACTGATTCACCAAACTTAAAACACAATCTGTGTTCTGGATACGAATCATAAGCGTTTACATTCTCCCAAGCCAACGCAATAACTCCGTCAACCGCGTCCCAAACAGCAAATGTATCACTATTTTGAACAACATCCAATTTTAAATTAGAATCTAGTTTACCAACGTATTTTATAAATATTTCATGCGGCGGTTCAGGTCTTCCAGATGCGGGAAATGTATCCCACTCTTCACCATCAATACCACTTGTTGTATCGGAAAAAAGGAACTCATAGATATGGTTTCCTTTATAATTTTTCCCTACATGATTTACATATATTAAATACAAATCTTTCATTATACTTTAGCCTTAGGGTCTGTTTTGATTCCTGGGGCAACTTCTGGTAAAAATGGTTTATTTTTTCTACTTGGTTGCGCAGGTTTGTTTGGTTCAGTAGTTCTTGGTTTTGTTTCAGGTACCAATGGTTTTGTTGTTGGTTGTGTCATATTTTCATTTTTAACAAAGATACGACTATTTTCATCAAAACCAAAATTTTCTCCAACTATTTTAGAAACAGGTTTTTTAGACCACATTCTACAAGACCAATACTTAGGACTTGTTCTATCTTTAGCTTGAGCACATTTATGTCTAGCCCTAAATGATTTTCTTCTTTTTGGGTTATCACGCTTGATTTCCATATTCTTATCACCAAAGTTAACCTTTACAACTTTACCCTTTGCATTTTTAACAAATACTTTGTATTTTTTAACATCACCTCTGGTTGGCTTACCCAATTGAACTTTTCTACCCTTATATTCGGCTTCATTCATAGGTACGTTATCAACACTACCATACTCATCTTCATAACCACCTTCTGTTTCGCCGTCATAAGAATCTGGCTCATGCTCACCTAACGTCGCGCTTAAGAAATGATAAACCTCATCAATATCATCCGCTGATGTAGCCAAATGGTCAGTAGCCCAATTATGACCATCTGATAATAATTGGTCAACAGCATGGGCATCCATTTGAAGAATTTCGTCAATTGCATCTTTGATTGTTTTTAAGTTATTAAAGAACATATAGTTTTGGAATTCACCATGTCCTTCTTCTACCATTTCGTGTAATTTTTGTGTAATTAAGTTTTTCATGTTTTCTTCTTTTAAGTCTTCAGTGTTAAAATATTTTTTTAAATCTATTTTATTATTTATAGCATCTTTTACCGTAATAGTTTCTGGCATCTCACCTTCTACCCATTTGGTATTAGGAACCGCTAATACTATATCTTCTAGTTTTATTATTTCAGCTTTTATTTCTGGTATACCACCAATTTTAAAAGCCCCTAATCTATGGTTACCATCTATAACTAAATATTTTCCATTCATTAATGGATGTTCTAAAGCTATAATTGGTGGAAATGATTCAATACCTTTTTCTTTTGCTGATTTAATTATTTTTTCAACATAATCTTTTTTTTCTGTATTGAAATAATTTAACCCTTTGTTTGGTTCATTTCCAAAACAATCACTAACGTTTAAAATTTTATTATCGCCAGTTATATTGTCTTCATAATCAACACCTTGAAAATCTGGATAAACTATTACTTTGTTTTCAAAATTTTCATTTTCATTTTCATTAGTGCTCTTTTTACCCCATTTTTTACCCTTGCCTCTTGTACCACAAGAAGCTGGTGTTGGTCTACAAGCTGGGTATTTTCTTTTTTCACCATCTTGTCTACCACATGGTTTACATTTTTTCCTACCTGTTTTAGGGTTTTTTCTACATGTGTTGCAATCTACCCAACCACTACTTCCGCCACCACCTTTTCTAGCAAACCAACCATGCAAACCCTGTGATTTTTCTTTTGAATAATCAGTTTTTTTAGCCTCATTCATGTGCTCATTACTAAATGATAATTTAAGATTATCATTAATATAAACATCAACTTCTCCCAATGCTTTGCCTGCTTGAATTAACCTTTTTTCGTTTTCATCATCGTATGAATGGTCAAAAAATCCAGAGCCGTGACCATTTCTAGTAAACCATATATCATGACCTAATCTTTCCAACCCTTTTGTTTCTATCGCCTCTATTACGCTATCACCAGCCAAGTCTAAAAATTTTTTTATTTCGGTATATGCTTTTATTAGTGAATCTGGCTCAATATCCTCTCTGGTAAAATTTTCAAATGATTTTTTATTTAAATTAGCTGATAATTTAACTAATTTTTCTAATTCATCATCTTCGTCATCATCTTCGTCATCTTCATCATAACCATATTCTGATTGATAGTCATCCTTCAATCGCTCTTCTTCAGTCCAAAGAGCGGCGTCGATGTAGCCTTTTAATATTTGATTAATATCGTTTGGTTTTAACGTCATTACTTACTTTTTTCTACCTTGACAATGCGCCTTTTGGCTAAATCCCTTTGGGTTATTACAATCTATGCTTTTTTTATATTTTGCTGACCACTTTTCTTTTAGTGCTTCCATATCAACAGATTCATCTGTACTATTTCCCCAGTTGGCAGCGCCAGCTTTTCTACACTTAACCAAAGCCCCAGAAGCATAAGCCGATGGCCATACATCATATCTAGCTCTTACTTTATGGTAACAAGCATCTTTTTTTGTTTTCTTTTTTTTCTTTTTACCCTCTTCTACTACTTCATATATTTCATATTCATCTAAGATGTCATTAGAACCTTCTTGGAACATGTTATTTTTTTTAATGTTTTTTAATATAAATGCATTTTCAAACATTTTGTTATAATCAACTTCTTCTTCATATGATTCAACATCAACACCTAAATTTTTTAATTTATCTAAGATATAATACATTTCCTCATTATCAGAAATTTCGGACTGAACGTCTTGTATGAATTCTTCTCGATTTATTTTATCACTAAAAGAAACCAATCTAGTTAAAATATGTAAAATTTTAGTATTTTCTTGTTTAAGATTATCATCATATATTTTGATTAACATCTTAGATTTCCAATCATCCAACGACATTTCGGCTAACATTGACGATTTCTCGAATTCATCTTGGTCAATTTCTCCACTTTTATATTTTTGTGTTATATCTCCTATTTTTTTACCATGCTCACCACTCAATCTTTGAAATTCGGCTTTCCAACCAGTTTTCATTGGTGTATTATCTTTTAATTTTTCAAAAGTATTTGGGTTAGCCAATTCGTTTACTTTAACGATTTCTTTTTCGTAAATCATTGATTTGAAAATATTATCATTTAACTTACGATTTTCACTACGAGTTCTATGCCACGTTACGAAAAAAAGTATACTATTTGATTTCCAATCAACTTTAGTTACTGTATAGTTACAATCCCTATTTTTGTCGTAATATATATCACCTTCTTGTACCCATAAATCTGCCCATGGTGCCGATTCCCCATCCTCAAATAAATTTTCTGAATCATCAGTTTCTTCAGTATCTTTAGTTTCGGTATCAGTTGTTTCACCGTCATCAGTGGTTTCGGTATCCGTAGTTTCTGTGTCAGTTGTTTCGGTATCGGTGTCATCAGTAGTTTCGGTGTCATCCGTTGATTCTTCATCGCCGTCACCCTTTCCAGAACTTTTTACTTTCTTTATGATATCTTTTTGGTCTTCAGCATCCATCTCACCAGTATGCGTTGCTGACAATAAAGAATTTACAGCAAATTTTTCTAAATCAAAATCTGGCTGACCTTGGTCTTCATTATATTTTCTAAGAGATTGTCCTAATTTACCTGTAAGTTGTTCTATGAATTTTTTAGGGTCTGACTCTTCGTCAGCTTCAACACCAGCATCAAACGGTTCGTCGTCAAATGGTTTATCACTTGAACCGCTATCATCAGTTGCTGTATCATCAGTTGGAGTTTCTTCAGACGATGTATCTGCTTGGTCTTCTGTACCAGCATCATCTGTACTAAAATCTAAATCATCTGTAGGTTCTTCAGCGGGCGCTGAATCGGTTGGGGGTTCAGCTGGAGCTGGGGCCGCTTTAGCCCCTAGCTTCAACTTGTATTTTACTTCTTCTAATGGAGCTTCAAAAGACTCAATTAGATTTTTTTTTTACTTCTAGACTCTTGTAACTCATCAATCATCTCATCCATCATACCCATTGCTCTTTCGATTGATAATTTACCTTCATTTTTTTTATTCATTTTACCAGCTCTTAAAGCAGCTAAATCATCAGCGCCAATCTCATCAGGGTCACCAGCTAATTTAGCAATCTTTTCTTGTGCTGGGCTTAAGTCTTTTTCCATCATTCCATGAACAGCAGCCATTTCTGGCATTAAATCTTCATCAACCCCATGAACATCAACCCAATCATCACTCATACCTTCATTTTTTTCAAATGTTTCTGGGTCACGGTCTTGTTTATTAGCTGTAGCGTAATAAACTTTTTCACCCTTCTCGTCACCGTATTGTTTTTTCATGCTACCCATAGCTGGTTTGTCATACTCTTCCATTCCACCACCCATACCATAGGCTGAACCACCACATTCTAAACACATGCCCTCCATTGTCTGCGCTCCGCAACATTCGCTTGTCATATGACCTTCCATATTACCCTCTGCTTTAAAACCAGAACCTGACATTGATTCAAAAGCTGCATAATCTTCAGTTAAAAGTTTATCATCCAAGAAAACATTAACCTGTCCAGATTTACCATAAGCCTCGTTAAGGCTATGAAACTTAAGATTTAAGTGCTTTAGAGCTTTAGCATAAGAAGGATATACCTCTTGTTTCTTATTTTGAAGACCACCCATGTATTGGAAATCTTCAACAACAAGATTGTTTTGCTTTTTAGTTATTTTAATATAATATTCGTGATTTTCTCTTACGATACCGTAAACATTACCATCTGGTCCTTTTTTTGTTAATTCAACAACCGATGTTTTTTTGTTTTCATTAATAGGCTTAATACCCATCAACTCTTTCATGCGCTCGGTTACTTGATAACCTTTAAGCCCAACTGGATTTATTTTTTCGTTCATAATTTTATTTATTTAATAAATATCTTAATTTTATGCAAAATAGCCACCTAAATAAGGTGTGCCAAGTACGGTATTTATATTCTCACCTAAAAGGTAAGTGCCTGTTCCGTTAGAAATACTTCTAACCACAATTTTTATAGATGTTCCAGCTACCATTGACACCGAAACACCATTAATTATTGGTGTTACCGTCGTCGCAGCATATACTTCAGTATAACTGTGAGCTGAAAAATTAGGACTTCCACCTGAAACTATAATACTATGTATATCATTTAATAATGGCATAATGTTTTTTATTATAAATATTCGTAAAAAATAAAAAAAGCACTAACTTATAGCGCTTTTCTATTTTAATTTCTTTATTTTGTCTATTTTACCATCTTTCCAATGATAAACCATCCAACCGTCGCCATCTATATAAACCATAGGTAGGTCATTACCCCAAGTATCTTTCTCAATTTGCTTTCTAAACGCTTCTTTAAACTCCTTAGATTCAAAAGCTTCTTTTACACGATTATTATTTTCGATATTATCTAAACTTTCTTTTTTCATATTTTTTATAATCTACCACCATTTAAGTATATTCTTTTATAAAATGAATCGTTTAAATCACTAATCATCACATTTCTACCCTTGCCTGAAGCATGTACAAATTTATCATCACCCAAAAAAACACCAACATGCCAACCAGAACCCCTTTTGGTTCTAAAAAATATCAAGTCACCTAACTCTAAACATTCTTTTTTTACTTTCTTTACTATTTGATATTGGTAAATACAAGTTCTGGGTAATGAAACGTCATAAACAGATTTATATAATCTACGAACAAAAGCAGAACAGTCAATACCCTTTCTACTATCACCACCAAAAACATACCTAACCCCCATCCAATTGTTTATAAAATCTTTTAATTTATCTTCGGTTTCAGGAATTTCTTTTTTCGGTGCTTCTGGCTCAATAATAACCATTTTTGCTGAGCTATCAACCACTTTATTTTCAATAACAGGTTGTTTTTTAGGTTCTACCTTAGAAACACTTTGTGGTTTTGGCCTATTCCAATTTATTCTAATCTTATATTGTGAATAGCATGTATTAATTAAAAAAACAGATATAAAAAGTGATATCAATTTTTTCATGGGTATTTTTTTATATAAATACTCAAAAATTAAGCCGAAATAGCGTCACCATTTAATTCTTTGAAAAATTCATCAATAGTTGTTTTAAGCACAATTAAGTTTTCTAAAAATAACGTATCCCACTCATTAGTTTTTTGTTTGGTGTCATTGATATGTGCTAAATAATTAATTTTATTTACCACTTCTAATTTTTTTGCCTCGATAAGCGCTGCCTTTTCTTGATGTTTTAAATCATCAGCCTCAATTGAAATCTTAGAAGTATCAATATCGTCTAATTTTACATATGAATACTTCTTAATATGGGTGTTAAAAACTTTACCTTGACTTTCAGCAATCTCAAATCTCATGTAATCTGATTTGGAAACACCATTATATTTGTATTGGGTTCCAGCTTTAAAAATTAAAGTCAAATCACCAGTATTTGAATCATACGTTGACCCTAATATATTGGATGAGTCATAAAGTGCTTTAATTTTGTTTTCTTTTTCTTTTCTTTTTAATATCATAAATTTATTTTTTTAAACGGCGTGTGTTTTATATGCAATAACATTGTCAAGATGAAAAATCTTGCCAGTGCTAGTCAGTGTGTTATTTAATTCATCTTTCTCGTCAATTACTACGATAATATGGTTACCTGTTATCATCAATCCAGAATCTAAAAATTCAATTCGTTTTGATGGTTGAATATCTTTATCTCTAGTATGTGGTTGTTTTAATAATAACTCTATTTTTCCAAATTTTGGTGCTCTATTCATTATTTACATTTTACCCAAATATACAAATATTTATCTTAAGAGTCAAGTTGACAAGTTTCAAAATAAAATGTATATTTGCTAAAAGGTTATAAAATGAATAGAGAGATATATCCAAAAGTTAAATTAATAATGAGGGAAGCAATGAAAGAGGCAAAAACTTTTGATGATATAAAAGTTAGGCCAGAACATATTGCTTTATCAATGATTAATGACAACGATAATGAGAGCATTACAATCTTAAATAAATTAAAGGTTGATACCGCTGAATTACACGACAAAATAAGTGATTACCTTAGAAAAAACGACCTTAATCCTAGGATAACACAAACTAGCAGAGGTAAATTACCGTTATCCGAGGAAACAAAATTGGTTTTTAGAAACGTTGATAGTGAATCTGAAAAATTAAATGACAATATGATAGATACAACACATGTCATGTTATCAATTTTAGCCAGCAAGACACCAACAACAAAAATAATGTCTGACATGGGAATTAATTATAAAAGTTTTAAAAAAGTAGCAATGGATATTAGAAACAACACAAAAAACATGGGCGGCCTAGATGAAGAACAATTCAATGACGACTTCAGCGAACAAGACCGCTTTAAGAAAAACAAAAAAAAGAACGACTTGTCAAAAACACCTGTTTTAGATAACTTTTGTAGAGATATCAGCAAAGCAGTTGAAAAAAATGAGATTGACCCTGTCGTTGGTAGAACAAATGAAATTAAAAGAATTTCACAAATTCTTTCTAGAAGAAAGAAAAACAATCCAGTTCTTATCGGTGAACCAGGCGTAGGTAAAACCTCAATTGTTGAAGGGTTAACACAATTAATTAAAGACGGTAATGCACCAAGAACAATTGCAAACAAAAAGGTATACAGCCTAGACCTAGCATCAATTGTCGCTGGTACAAAATATCGCGGACAATTTGAAGAAAGAATGAAAGCAATCTTAGAAGAGTGCAAAGCAAATCCAGATATCATTCTTTTTATTGATGAATTACATACAATCATTGGTGCGGGCAACGCATCTGGTTCGTTAGATGCCTCAAACATCTTTAAACCAGCATTAGCGCGTGGAGAAATTCAAATCATTGGTGCCACAACTCTTGATGAATATCGTGAACACATTGAAAAAGATGGTGCATTAACTAGAAGGTTCCAACAAGTCCTTGTTGAAGAACCAACACTAGAGGAAACCAAAATCATCCTTACCAACATCAAAGAAAAATACGAAAAGCACCATAAAGTTCAATATACTGACGACGCCATCGAAGAATGTGTAAAATTATCACATAGATATATAATGGATAGGTCAATGCCAGATAAAGCTATTGACGTATTGGATGAAGCTGGCGCCGCAACAAATGTTACCATCGAAAAACCACAATCAATTAAAGATTTGGAGGCTAAAAGAAACCAAATCTTAGATAAGAAAAAAGATGTTGTTAGCAAACAAAAATATGAAGAGGCTGCTAAGCTTCGTGATGAAGAAAGAAAAATTGAAGAGCAATTAGCTAACGCTTTAACTGATTGGGCGAATAAATTAGAGAAAAAAATCACAACTGTTGGTGTTGAGCAAATTTCAGAAGTTGTATCTATGATGACTGGAATACCGCTAACAAAAATCTCAACCCAAGAAAGCAAACGCTTGATGAATCTTGATAAAGAATTGATGGGTAGGGTAATTGGTCAAGACCCAGCGGTTACAAAGGTTGTTAAAGCAATCAAAAGAAATCGTATTGGTATTAAAGATAAAAACAAACCCATTGGTTCATTTATATTCTTAGGTCCAACAGGTGTTGGTAAAACATACCTTGCTAAATTACTTGCTGAACATGTGTTTGGTGATGAAGAAGCTCTTGTTAGAATCGATATGAGTGAATATATGGAAAAACACTCTGTATCTAGATTAATCGGACCCCCACCAGGCTACGTCGGGTACGACCAAGGTGGTCAATTAACCGAAAAAGTTAGAAGAAAACCACACTGTGTTATTTTATTTGATGAAATTGAAAAAGCACACGATGACGTATTTAATTTATTGCTTCAATTATTGGATGAAGGACAATTAACCGACGGATTAGGTAGAAAGATTAATTTTAAGAACTCTTTAATCATCATGACATCAAATATTGGTGTTAGAGAATTAAGTTCTTTCGGTAAATCAATGGGCTTTGACACTGGCGCATCAATTGCTGATGAAGAAGCTAGGGCTCGTGCTATCATCGAGAAAGCACTTAAGAAAAAATTCAAACCTGAATTCTTAAATCGTATTGATGAATCAATTGTGTTTAATGGTCTAAAACAAGAGGACATCCATAAAATTATCTATATGGAAATTGAAAAACTTGAGTCTAGAATTTCAGAAGTTGGGTACAAACTTAAAATAAACAAATCAGCTATTGAGTATTTAGCCAAAGAGGGATACGATGAAGCATACGGCGCCAGACCACTCGCCAGAACAATCCAACGGTTCATAGAAGACCCTGTCGCAGATGAAATACTAAGTGGCAATGTTAAAGATGGTGATACAATTAAAATAACACTAGATAAAACAACCAACCAAATAGTACTAAAATCCGATAAAACGGTAAAAATAGAAGAATAACAATAAAACCCACATTTTTGTGGGTTTTATAATATTTATTTGATATGAAAAAGTCATTATTAAAAGAACATCTATTTGACAGGGATTCTGAACCGCAAATAAAGCTGTTAAAATTATTCCTTAATTTTACCTGTAAGTTCTTGGGTATTAAATGCCCAAAAATAAATCTAAGGTTTAATAGAGATGGACTGACAACAACTGCAAGTTATAGTACTAACAATGTTATCATATATGCTAAGGATAGAGCTTTGGTCGATATCATGAGGTCAATTGCTCACGAACTAGTACACCTAAAACAAGATGTTGAGGGTAGACTAGAACAAACTGAACATGACAAAAATAACGAAGCTGGCTCACCAATTGAAAACGAAGCAAATGCTGTAGCTGGACAGATAATAAGAAAATTTGGTGAAGAACACCCAGAAATATATGTATAATATTAAAAAAATATTAAACGAAGAACTCTTACTGAATAGTAGAAAAAATCTATTGTCAGAACAATCTCTTATTTTAATCAACGACCATAGTCATATAAACCACGTTCTAGGTATAAAAACACCTATCAATGAAATTTACTCATTAGCATTAAGAAAACAAATCATAGAAGAACAATTAATGTTGGAAGACCTTTTAGGTTCGATAAGCAAATTTGTTGGTTCAGCTGTTGAAAAAGGAAAAGAAAAAGTTATATCTGTTGTAGACTCAATAAAAAATGTTAAAGATATTGCTTTATTATTTAAAGACTTGATACTATCACCAGAATACATGGCAAAAGCTACAACCGTTATGGGTAAAACCTGTAATAATATTGCTGATAGATTAAAAAACAAACTAGTAACAATAGGAACCAAACTAGGCGATGCAGCTGGAAATATGTTAGATAAATTTAATGCGTTGATTCAAAAAGCTATTGACCTTCTGATTAAACTAGCTAATGGTACTGGATGGAAAGGATTTTTAACAATGTTAGGGTTTAGTATTTTAATGACACTACTCGAAACAAAAATACTTGATATGATTATTAATCAAGGTATTAAAATTTTAGATAAATTCACAAATATCATTGATGGAGCAACAGACATGCTGAACGGTTTTAAAGAATTCGCAACTAGCATTATTTCAACTCTAGAAATCTCACCGATAATATCTTGGATTACAGATAACGTAATCAAAACAACGTTGGGTAGTTTTTTTAGTGGTGTTAATATAATTAATGTTATAGGACTTATTTTGATTCCAGTAATCAAAGCAATCGATTGGTCAAAAAAATTAGTAAAAAAATAAAAAATGAATAGAGAAGAACTTATTGCAAAAGCTAGAGATATCGTTAATCAAGACGTTGTTAAAGGATTTACAGCAGATTTTTTAAAAATGGCAGCTAATGATACCGTTAACCCAAATAGATTTGAAACATATTTAAAAAATATCTCAGAACAAGCTTGGGACCCAGGCACTGAAGAAAATACTATCTTTACATATAGTCAAGAATTGGTTGATATTGTAAAAGAATTATTCCCCAAAAATCTAGATTATCCATATCTTCAAGAAAGCGGCGTAAATACAGTTACAACAACACATATAAAAAGTAAAAAAAAAATCGAAAAAGGTCCTAATGAGATGAAAACATTTATTAAAAGTTCATTACGCGAATCTATCGTACCCCAAGAACCATTAACACCAAAAGAAGCGGCTATAAAAGTATTAAAAATGACCAAGGCAAGAGAGTTTCCAACGAAACCGCTACATAAGCTAATGGTAAATATGATAGAGCATATTGAAGGTTTAGAGGATGTTAAACTTATTGAAGAATACCTATTAGAAAAACTTAGAGATAAAAAAATATCACACGCTGTAAGAGTTTATGTTATTAATAAGGCTAGAATGGCACTTATTGATGCCAATACACCGCCACCCTCAATAAACGAAGGTAGAGAACACACCGATGACGAAATTGTAGATTTTAATGAGATTGACCTTCAACAAGAATACAATAAATTAAATCAGCTGCTATTTAATGGTAATCTTCAGCCAGTAACAATGTTATGGAATAAAAGAAAAGGAGCACACGGCGTTGTTAAAGGTACTAGAAGCAGAGCTACAGGTAAAATAACCCTTAAATCCCTTAGCATGTCCCAATTCCTTAAAGTACCATATAGATTCTTTAAAGATGTCTTAGCACATGAAATGATTCACGTATTCTGGATGCAACAAGATGTCAATGCTAAACATGGTCCTTTGTTTGTCCAACAAATGAACAGAATTAACTCAATGGGGTTAGGATTTAACGTTAGTGTAAGGTCTGATTCATCAGAAACATCTAAGTTTGAAATGTCTTCAGACGTTGTAAAGGAAGGTATGGAACTTGTTTTTCTATTAATGAAGACAGATAAAGATGATAATATGTTTTCGGTTATGAAATATGATGCATATAAATCACAAGGATATAGAATTATTGATATCTACAATTACTTAGTTAACAAAAAACCTAAGTATAGATTTGCCGATGGTGAATTCTTTTTATCAACAAATCCAAGACTACAAGCTTCAAAAATACAAAGAAGCTTTGGTAGCGTAAGTTATTCAAGGATAGATAATGCTGTGGCTAATGAACTTAAGCAAAACGCTAAATTTTTGTGTAAATTTGAAATTAATAATTCAAATGACGAACCACAGTTGTCTGGCCCTGACCAACCAAATCCAGCACCACCAAAAAGCTTATTAGGATTTTAAATATAAAAATAAACCCCGATTAAATCGGGGTTTTATATTACCAAAATCTATACCAGTACATGTCAACAATTATTTAATGTAAAATTCACCATTTTTCATTAACCACTTATGAAAATCAACATCTCCGTTCTCTAATGGGGAGATAATATATTCAGTAAATATTTCACTTTCATAGTTACCTATTATACCCTGATGAATTTTATTAATAATATCGTTATCTTCATTTTCAACATCATTCATAGCATCTAAAAACAATTTGTTAATTTCAGATTCTTCAAATAAATCTTTATCACACAACCAAAAATTATGTATCATATATCTATCTAAACTAATTGGCTCAACATAAACAATGTTAATTTGCTGTGCCCATAAATCAATAAAAACATTAGGAAATATGTTTAACCATGTAACAGCATAATCATTAACACCATCATTTTTAATACTAAAACCTAAAGATTTTAATTTTTTAAAATATTCAGTAAACCTGTTGTTTTTTTTATTTTCCCAGTTAGAGCTAAATTTTAGTCTATGTGCTGAGTAATCTACCCCAAACTCCCATTCTATTGATGTTTCATCAATAACTTCATTCATTTCTGGATGAAAAAACTTAATATGATTTGAATCGTTAAATACAATACCATATTCTTTCCAATTACCTCTTTGCTCATAACTGTTTTTTTCTAAAATTTCATATTTTGAAAAATCAAAGTCTTTTAAAAATTTTGATTTTTTTAATTCATCCGCTAAACTTTCACTACTAAATAAAAACATTTCGTATTCAAAAATTTCTTTTTTACTTTTTATAGATAAATTTTTTGATTTACAATCAAAATTACTACAAGGGGCTACTAACAATTTACCATCCAAATCATATGTCCAAAAATGTACAGGACAAATTAATTTATCTTTTTTAACATCTTTTTCGCTTGAAATTAACTTGGCATTTTTATGAAGACAAGAATTATTTAATAAATTATATTTATCTGTTTTTGTTATAATATATCTTTCTGACAAAAAATCAACAACGTAAAAGTTCCTATCATTAACTAATTGCTTTAAACCTATAAAATTAGAAGGTGAAAAAAAATTTACAATTTCATTATAAAAAATATCATAATTTGTAAAATTTTTTTTATTCCAGTTAATCTCAAACATTTCTATTTTTTATATAAATATCACACCTCCCCAATAAATTCATGGCTAAAACAAATTCTCCTATTGTCAAAGTAATGTTCTTTATACATGTTTTTTATGGAAACATCTTTTCTAAGTTTTTTATTTTTACTTGTTGCAACCCACAATGGCGAATTTTCTCGATAATACCCCATCTTAGGGTGCGCGGTTCTTGAAAAGAATCTAAGACCTTGTTCCACGTGGATTTCACCTATTCCATTAGAAAATCTAACACCCATACCCATACCTTGATAATCTGGGAGAATAACCGTCCTATGACTACGCCATGCATCCTTTAGTGTACCACTCGGCATTGCAATACTAGCACAAAACGCAACAATCTCATCTTCCCATACACCTAAATAACACCTAGCTGCTTTATTTATGTTACCATCTAAATAATGATAGTCTTTAAACATGGGCCAGATATTATGGCTTGTTCGATATATCTCGAGATTGATTTTTGGGCGGGCAAAAAAAAACCCTGATGGAATTCACCAGTATCAGTATCTATAACCCAATCAGGTTCTAACCAATCTAGTATATCGCGGTGACATGTAGCTAAAACAATATTGTTTATATCATTATTTTTAACATATTTACTCAAAGACACGCTAGCAGCTTTTGCTACATTCCTATCTACAACGCTTGTAAACTCATCAATGACAGCATTTGACTTTAATTTTCTAGCTAAATCAGCTCTAAACTTTTCACCGTTTGATAATACATGATATGGTTTATACCAAGAAGGTATTGTATTTAACCCAACGGCACCTAACTTGTTTATTGATTCATCTGGAGATTCAAAATGTGATACGATTGATTTTGTACCATCCCATTCTGGTGAATCTTCAACACCAAAGTTTTTTAGTAATGTTGACTTACCAGAACCGCTGGAACCAACAATTACACCAATCTTAAATTGTTTTGGAATGTTACTTGGAAGAATCCAAGGATAAAATTTAGATGTACCGTCAAATATACAATCAAATGCTCTTTCACTGGCTTTGATAAAATCATCTCTATCTACTGTAGAGATTAAAGGGGTTGAAGTTTTAATTAATTTTTCCATCTATGATAAATATAGATATCTACCATACGATGTAAAGTATATAAAATACAATAGCTATTGGGTCTCTCAACCCAATAGCCTTTAATATTTTTAAAACTTAATTTAGATTACTTACCTTCAGTAAGTTTGTTGATTTTAGCTTCCAAAGCAGCTAATTTTGTTTCTAAAATAGAGTTTTTGTTACCTTTAGATGCTTGTTCTGCTAACCATTCTGTTTTCTTGATTTGAACCGCTTCACTAACGATATTGTCGATTAAGTTAACTAAATCGCTTTCAGAAATTTTAACTGTTTTTGTTGTTTTAGACATATGCATAAGTTTTTTAAAAAGATAGATTATCTTAATATATAAATATATTAAATTTTATAAAAAGATAAAAAAAATTACTTGGCATATTTATCGCCGCAATAACTTGCAGCCCACGCACTCGGCTTTACCTTAAACTCATAACCCATACCCAATATATAACCAATGGCTTGACTTAACGATTTGCTAGATTCCCATTTTGGGTCTGGGTTTATATCAGCATGAATCTCCATGCTTATACCATACAATTCAAGCAATGGCGCAATCTCATAAGCAACCTCAATTGATTTGCCAACTTCTGTTAACATCCTTTCATTCACGCCCTCTTTATCTTTACCAAAAACATTGATATTATATGTTGCAGATATAATCTTCCCACCCCTACCAACTGTTACACCACCACCAATATCTTCTCTAACGGTAATCAAGATAACTGTTGCAAACTTATAACCCCTACTATTTTTTTGTGAGTCGGTACCAACAGAAACCCTTAACTCATGTTTCAATTCTAATTCTTCCTTGATTAAAGATTCTAAATACTCTAACAATGGAACATTAATTTTTTTACCAGCTCTTTCCCATTTCATAACTTTTAATTTTTTAAAATATTTATGTATAACATTTAGTTTTTATATGACGATAAAACAAATACAGTCTGTTAATAATACAATAATATGTATTATTATAAACCCTATTATCGCTATAATAGATACTAAACAAAAGTCCCCATTTCTGGGGACTTTTTTATAATTTAACTGAAGGCAACAACTTTTTGAGCCTTTCATAATTATTTTCCCCTATTTGTTCTTTTTTAACTGCTAAACGAAATAACGAACCACCATTTGATTTATCTAATTTAGAAATCTCATCAGGAATCTCCGTTATCGGATTACCAATTAGATTTAAAAACGTTAGATTTTTTAAATTACCTATTTCTCTTGGTAATGCTTTAATTTTATTTTCCGACAATACCAACATCTCTAGGTTTTCAAGCGCCCCAATTGACGGATGCAATTCAACCATACCCGCGTTTGTTATTATCAACTGGTCAACATCTTTAAACTTACTAATATCTGGCATTCTAGGAATTTCCCTAGTCATAAATCTAATAACAGGTGTTTTTTCATCCAACAACTCAAATAAACTCTCACAAAAGCCAAATTTAATTAAGAAATCTAAGTATTTGTTATTATCTAATCCTGTTGAAACCATTTTAGCCATTTCCATCAACTCATCATGAAAAAAACTTGAAAGGTTTTCACTTTGGTTAATTACATTTTCAAAAATACTAACATTTTGTGAATTATGCCTGTCCTTTATCTGACCAGTTTCAAAATGAATTTGATAGATTTCATTTGATTCATTTTCAAAAAACTTATTGTTTATGATAATGTAAATCTTAGATTTATCACCATTTGGTTTTCTATTGTTTTCGGTATAACTCTTAAACATACCATTCTCTGGTTTAGCCGTACACCAGTTAGCAAACTTATCAAACACAACATTAGCATCCCTTACTTTTGGTATAAACAACGTAAACTTTCTATCTCTGACTGGTATCTCTGCTTGACCTAAATTAACAAACCTTTCCATCATGCTCTCAACTTCACTTGGTTTACGTTCAATAAACGGGTCAACAGCATCAAATAATTGCGCTAATGAAACATACTGATTAATATCCGTTGGGTCTTTAATATGTTTTAATATATGAGAAGAGCTGCAAAAATCTTTAAACTTTTTCTTCCTTTTGTTCGATTCAAATAGCGTAATATATGAACTAGCCTGCGGTAAATCTTCAACAACAAATCTAATAGCTACATGGGTGTTACTACCACCAGATTTAATCAATCTAGTAAAAACATTTAACATCCATTGAACACATGATTTGTTTGGTGTCGGGTCTGCTTCAATTATTTTGGTGAAAATATCAAAAGATATGCTGACATTTTTCTGTATACGACCTTCATTTTTTTTATATGAAACTAAACATAGCAACACATCTGATGAAGTTATATTACTAACTTCAAACTCATCATCATTTAACTTTTTTATCTTACGCTCCACAGCTTTGGCGTCTTCTGTCTCGAAAACATCAAATTTTTCAGCTAAAAATGTTAACCTATCTTTTACTATATTTTTTTTGTCGTCAAACATATAACCGTATTTATTACAAATATACAAAAACTAAATTGATTATACAAACTATTCAAAAAATCTTTTGTAAAAATCATCCTCAGCGTATTCTTCAAGTCTTCGTTTAAGATTCCAAACTAAATAACTTAAATCAGATTCTTTATATCTAGAAATAACATCTAATATGACATGATTTGGGTCCTCGCCATCGGTTATCCTGTATTTTATTTCTTGGAAATATTTACCCCCGTCGGTATCACATAACTCACTTATTATTAAATTGTAAGTTTCCCATCTAATCTCCTTATCTTCATCATTTGTTAAAATGACATTATTGATTATTTTTCTGTATTCATTATCTAATGTCGTATGTTTACCCGTCCCAGCTTTTACGATAAAATTAAAAATCTCCATAGGTCTAGTTTTTAATAAACGTTATATACATAAATATCTTTTAAATCTTCATAGGACTAACCCAAATAAAGCTAAAAGGTTAAATTTAAATTTTTTCAAAATTTTTTAAATGAAATTAATTATTTTGTAATATAGTCTCTCTAATTCGGGTGAACGATGTTTAACATCTTCCATCACCTCTATACAGACCTCATTCGGGTCAAGATTGTCGGTTAGTTTATATTGTAGTTCTTTGACTTTTAGATTATCTTTAATTGAATGCTTGAGCTCTAAAATGACTTGATTGTAGGTGAGCCAAGCTTTCTTATTTTTCATGTTACCACCAATTAAAATATCGGTCACCTTATCTTCGTATATGTGCTCTAAATGAGTTTTAAAATCACCATATTCCGTTCTCAAAGTTTCTTTTATCTTATTCTTGATGTTCATACCATCTTAATTTATAGGCACATTTTTGGTTAGCTGGTTGTTTTTAATATTACCAAACATCCAATCTTGAATTACTTGTTGGGTAAATGAATCACCCAATTTATATTTCTTTTTAAAATATTCAAATAACTCTTTAGGTGTTATCCCCTCGCCATCAACTTTAATTTTAATCATTGGTTCTTCCTTATATTCACCGTTCTCCCTCACCACACCAAGCATAGGCTCATAATTCATATCTAAATCAGAAACCAATTCCGCAACCAATTTTTGGTGGGTATTGCTCTCATTGATATGATTTAGTATTTTTTTATACTGATTTTCCGTTATAATTAATTTAACACTCATATACCATAAATATCTTTATAAATAAAAAAGAGCTGTCAAGCAGCTCTTTAATTTAATTTTTAAATTCGTCTATAACGCTTTGTAGAGCTGATTTAGGTACCGCACCCTTTTGTCTGTAAACCTCAGCACCATCTTTTAAAAAGATAATTGTTGGGATGCTGGTAACACCGTATTTTGCCGATGCTTCTGGGTTGCTAGTAACATCTACCTTGCCAATAACAACGTCAGTGTTTTCATTAGCTAATTCGTTAATGATAGGTCCTATCATTCTGCATGGGCCGCACCAAGCCGCCCAAAAATCCATAACAACAAGTTTTTCACTTGTTAAAACCTCACCAATGTTCTGGTCTGTAATCTCTAATGCCATAATTTAATTTTTGTTTAATATAATTTTATTGTTCTGAAAATAAATACCTCAATTTAATGAGTTTTTAAAATATTCGTTGATTAACCTTATAGGTCTTTCAAATTCTCTAAATTTTTCCTCTATAAAGTATTCCTTGATATAATCACCACTCTCGTTGTATTCCAACCCGTATATTTTTCTGATATAATCAAATATATCCATAATTCTATGACTATCCGCATAATCCATTTCTTCCAATAAAATAGAATTCTTTATACCGTTACAAAAAGCGGTATACGTCATATAGTTTGTTTTTTCAAACAATTCATATGATTTCTCACATATACTATAATAAATATAATTTTTTAAATTGTCCATTTTATATTAGATAAATATTTATCATATATGATAGAATTGCAAGAACAAGAATTAATGCTAAAATTTCTTAAAAAGAATTTTCCTGTTTATAGGTTAAAAAATGGTCTAAGATTTAAAAGGACAATAATACTTGAAACTGGAGAATCGTACTTATTAAGCAACAAGGATTCGGTTAATGACCTGTATTTTAAATTATACGATGTACTTAGAACCGTATTTAATACCGATAAAAATACGAATAAATTTGTTTTAGATAAATTTTTAAACGTAAAATAATATTAGTTCTAATAAAACTAACTAGTGGTATTATACCTAAAAAGTACAATATATTTGGGTGTCCATCTCCGCACAGCCCAAATGAATGCTTTAAAATTTCTATCATTTTATTTTTTTGCAACAAAGATACAAATTTTTGACACAAAAAACAAATTTTTTCTTAAATTTCTAGCGGTTTAATATTATTAAACTGAGCCGTTATATTGAAATCTTCTTGGTAATCTTGAATCTCTTCCAATTTGTCTAATATTAATGTAAGGTTTGTAGCTTTATCCGTAACAACATCTGCCATATCATATATTGCCGATTCTATTTCGCCATCATCGTCCTGTCCGTACATGCTCATGAACTGTTTTCTTGCTTTATACATAAAATCCTCAATACTATACACAATCTTGCCAAGATTTTTTATGTTTATGTTCATAGATAAGATATCACCAACACTCTCAAATGTAATTTTTGAATATATTTTATCCAGTTCAGCAGATTTTTCATTACACAATTGCTTAAATTTGGCTAATTGGTCTTCGCTCTCCTTTATAAGCCTAATTTTATTATACTGATTTTCAGTTACTTTTATTTTCATTTTCTTTATTTTAATATAAATATATTTGACAATCACAAAAATATTTAGTATATTTTAGCATATGGCTAATTACAATTTTAATAAAGACCTTATACTAGGTGAAGAAGGTGAAGAAGTTATAATAAAAGACCTGCTAACGATGGGCGCTAATTATGACTCAAACAATAAAAATAACACACATGACGTTATCGTTACCTATTTAGGTAGAAAAATTAGTTATGAGTGTAAAACAGATTTCTTTGATGATACTGGTAATATGTTTATTGAAACATCTTGTCGTGGTAAAGAATCAGGTATATCGGTAACAAAAGCCGATTGGTTTGTAACATACTTTAAAGTATTAAATGAAATCTGGTACATCAAAACGGCTAAATTAAAAGAAATCTTAAGTAGCCATGACCATAAAAAAGCTACCCAAAGCGGTGACCTTGGTAGCGATACCGAAGGTGTCCTTCTAAATAAAAACATGTTTCGTGACGATTTTATTGTTAGACATGCGACAAAACATATTGAAATCATTAAAAAATGGCAAAAAAAGTACAAGAGCCAAAACTAATCGTAGAACTAATACCTAAAACTTGCCAATACTCAAATGTCAGAACCACACTCAAAAAAAAAGAATGGGATAAAATACGATTAATCGTATACGAAAAAGCTGGACATAAATGTGAAATATGTCACCAAACTGGTTTAGAACAAGGTTATCGACATAAATTAGAATGTCACGAAATCTGGAAATATAACGACACAAAAAAAATACAAAAACTTGTTGGTCTTATAGCACTATGCCCACTATGCCACCAAGTAAAACATATCGGAAGAACCTCATTCATTGGCAAACAAAAAATAGCGCTAGATAGACTATCCAATATAAACAAATGGAATCTAGAAGAAGTTACACAACACGTAGCTGAAGCCTATGAAAAAAATAAAGAAAGGTCCAATTTTGATTGGACCCTTGATATATCTTTATTGAAAAAATCACCCTATAATATTGTTATCAATTCAACAGAAACTCGTAAATACGAAAAAGTTAAATACAAAAAACGTAAATATATAAAAAAGAAAACCGCTAAAAGAAAAAGACCAAAGAAAAAAAATTAGCCTTTATTGCTAGCAGGTATGCTCTTAAATAATATACCAAAAAGGGTATAAAGTGCAAACGATTCCCAATAGCTAATTGCTGGCAATTGGAAAATATCTACAATAACCCAATTCCATAACCACATCACTGGAAAGGCCAACAATAACGCCGCGCCAAATAATCCAATGGTAACAAGCGCTAACGCACCTAAAAAAACTCCTAAATACTGTAATAAATTTCTTTTCATTTTTTTAATTTTATTTTTTATCATTATTAATAATTGATTTATATCTAATACTGTCTTCTTTTGTAAATTCCACAATTTTCCACACTTTTGGATTAAATGTAAAATTTATATTTTCTTTTTTAACTGTTGTCATTGATGGTTTACATGCTGTAAACAACAAAGCAATTAATAATAATTTTTTCATAATTTTTTTTATAAATGTGTAAAGCAAAACCCTACTAATATGTAAACTCGTATTCAGAATTACCAGTTTTAAACTTAACGTAGCCATCCCGCTCCTCCAATATCTCAGTAACTGTTGTTGTTAGCCAATAATCTTGACCCGAATAACTTCTAGCCGTTACAGCGCCAACCAATAAACTACACCCAATCGTTGGTCTGTTGCCAACAACCTCTTTAAATGTGCCATCTTCATTCCAAGATATTGCTTCAACCCTAGAACCAGAATCACCAGCACCATCTCGTAAACGTTTTAAATTTGCCATGATATAATTTTTGTGTAAATATACGCACTTTCTTTATAAAATGCAAATATTTATAATAAAAACTGTGATATTTTATAAAAACATATTATTAGAAGCTGACGACGTTATTAAACGCCCAATATTTCATTTTACGGAATTAACAGGTATGTATGAAACGGCTATGAAAGGGTTGGATACAGAACTAAACATTCCAAAGGATGTGTTTAAAAGTTTCCAAATAAAAGATGAACTATACCCAAAAATGTGGGCAAATGAACAACTTAAACCAGAAATTAGAAAACAATTACTCAAAATAGCTGTAGATTTTTTTACAAAATTAGAATTACCAGATGAAATAAAACTAAAAGATGTCTTGTTGGTCGGCAGCCTAGCTAATTATAATTGGTCCGAATACTCAGATGTTGATATGCATCTTGTTGTTGATTTCTCACAATTTAAAGAAGATGAAGAATTTATAAAAAAATTCTTTGACGCACAAAAAAATCTTTATAATATAAAACACGACATCAAAATCGCTGGCCATGACGTAGAAGTCTACGTACAAGACAAAAACGACAAGGTACACGCTGGCGGCATATACTCATTGCCTAAAGATAATTGGGTACGTATGCCTATTAAAAATAGATTTACAGTTGATAGAAAAAATGTTAAACTAAAGGTAGATAAGTTCTTTGATAAAATCAAAAGCATTGAAAACACTTACAAAAAAGAAAATTATAAAGACGTAATCACTAAAATAGACGCACTAAAAGACTCGATAAAAAAAATGAGACAGGCTGGATTAGAAAAAGGTGGGGAGTACTCAATAGAAAATATTGTCTTTAAAGTGCTAAGAAGAACCGATTTTATGGAACTTCTAGATACATATAAAAATAAATCTTACGATAAAATGGTAAGTGTAAACGAAGAACAACCATGAAAAATCTTATTTTAGAAAAATTACATATATTGCTTGAAGATAAGGGCTATAGGATTGCACCCCAAGACTACGGTGCGGAATTTAGACAAACTGGCTCAGGTAAGTCTATGACTGGTATTCCAAACAAAAATGTTATCTCTGACGAAAAACTTAATCAAGTAATGGCTCAATTAGCCCTAGCAAAAGAAATATCTCTAAAATATAAAAGAGCTTGGGATAAAGGTGAAGAAGGCATTTTCGTAAATTGGATGGGTAGAAAAATGCTTATGAGAATTCCTAAAGAACTTAGAACAGCTACAGACCCTAACGGAAGACCAGTAGACTATTCTAACTACTTTAATATCGCAACAATTGGTGATGGCGGATTCCAATACAAATTATACCCAAACGGAAATATACTAGGTGGTGTTGTACAATCTAGACCAGATATGGCCGATAGACCAAATTTAACTGGCGCCGTAGATGCTGGATATGACAAAACATTTGACGATAGAATCAAATACTTTTTTGTTAAAGCTGGTATCATGGGCAAATATAAAGAAGAAGCTGGCAGATTCGCTAGCGTATTGGACACACCTGCCATAGACGCATCTGTTAAAGTACGTGTAATATTCCATGACGAAATACTAGACTTTCTTACCAAAGATAAAGGTGCAGCACAATATACCGCAGATAAAAAAGGTGCCGAAATAGCAAACAAAATGGAATTCGAAAAGAAATTAGAAAAGATTAGAAAAGACGCTGAAATCGCAATCGGTAAACCAGTTTATGGTAGCAAAACTTGGATGGACTTTAAAGATAAGCTTAAAATCATGTTTGATAACCCAGAAGAACAAAAGGCTATGGATATCAACCAAATGACCAAAGATTTTATTAAACAATATCAAGAAACCAATACCGTTCTATATAAAGGTAAACAACAAATAACCATGGACCCAGACGAAGAAGCAGAATGGGAAAAAGAACAAAAAGAAAAATTAGCTAGAATAACAGCTGCTAAAGCTAGAATGAAAAAATAAACATATGAAAAAGAAACTATTAAAACAAAAAGAAAGGGCTATCATCGAAAGCTTTGCTAAGAATTTTAATAAAATTAAAAGACTTGACGAAAATGAAATTAGTGAAGAACCATTAAACGCCACCAATCATTTACAGGTGGGCGATAGATTAGAAAAAATAAATACATCAACACCAGACACTTTAACTATTGTAAAAATAGATGGTAATAAACTTTTTATAAAATCAGATGCGGCCAACCACGAATTTCAATGGACTCTAGATAGCGTCGATGATGAAATTAAAAGAGGTAAATTAAAATGGTTTCCAAAAAATGAATCACTAGATGAAATCAACCTTAAAAAAAGTTTGGCAACCCTAGGGTTAGCAGCAACCATGATGGGTGCACCTAAAGACGCTGCAGCTCAAATGCCACAACAACCACAAGGTATAGAAAAATCGGTTGCTAGTGCTCAAGCTTTGGGCTTGCCAGAAGACAATCGCAAAGCGGGTAAAGTAGTTATTGATTCTTACACAAGAAATCCTTTTACTGCCGATATGTGGAGCAAAAAAAGCCGTGAAAATCTAAGGTTTTTTAAAACACTTAAAAAACTTGTTGATTATTATATGGGCGGTGGACAAGTAGACGATTCTGATATTGAAGAATTAGGCGCAATGGTAAAACAATCACCAGTTGCTATGGATTTCTTACAAAGATAATAAAAAAGGGGCCTAAAGCCCCTTTCTTATTTTAAAATGGTAATATATTATTCTCGGTAAAATCATCGACGTCCATTAAATTTAATCTATCCGCCATTGTAATTTCTCGTATCTCAAACTCTTGGACATTGTTCTCAAAATTAACATCGTACATCATAACCTTTGGCTTATTCTGAATCAACAATTGCATATCCCCGTCACACTTATGAGCATTGGCCAAAGCCTTGTTAAATGCCAATATCTTTTCTTGAACCTCAATCTGTAATTCAACAGGTGTATTACAATTATACTTGCCCCTGAATTGACCATTTTCCAAATATTTGTTTTGAGTACTTACCGTCCTAAAATTATCACCAATACCATATGATGATAATTGACGATAGTTTAATTCTAATGTATAACCGTTAATGTGATATATCCCAGCACCACCGTTGTCAATTTTATTGATGTAAGTGGCAACACAATGCTTTTGTGTCATACCCTCATATAGAACCTCTCTATTGGTTGTCAATAACTTATACCCAGTCACCTCAGCAAACTTACGATATATCTTGGCAACATTTAATTCACGATGCTCCTCAAATTCTAATACCGTGTTGGTAATCTCTTTGGACCAATCATTATGCATTTGAACCAATCGCTTAACACTCCAAGAACAATTAACCTTCATATCTAGTGTTCTGGCCATCTTACACGTATCAACAAACATATGATGTGACATCAATTCTGGCTTGAGGCTCTCGATGTTTGTCAAAACCTGTTTCATCTCCTTCCAAATCTTAAATGTATCTGTGGCTTGGTATTCTTTAAAATGAGCAATTAAAACCTTGATGACTGGAGCTGGCACCTTGAACTTAAATTTTAAAGCGTCGGTTTGATTAAAAAGCTTATTTCTAACAATCGTGTTAAACGCCATGCCTTGTAAAGCTGGTGTCTCAGATATAAATCTTATCCAAGAAAACTTCTTCATAAAGGCCTTCATTATTGGATGCGTATCGATGCTGTCCCAACTAGCAATATTGCCAACATAAGCACGCAACCCAGCATATGTTAATTGAGAGAATTTACCGTGGCCACGCTTGCTAGAATACCAAAACTTACCCCCCTTATAAATGATGCTCTCCATTTTCTTTTTTCGGATATACATCTTGTTCGTAATGCTAATACCAACGGTCTCATGAAACGTACAAATCTCAAAATCACCATTTTCTTGTGTAAACTTAACAACTCGTGTGATGTAATAACTACCTCGATTGTTGAAATACAAAATCCTAGCCTTGTACTTGTCTTTCGCGTAAACTTCAAATAGTTTGTCAACCAACGAAGATTTGGACTCCTGTATCAAGGTCCACTCTGGTTTATTTTTTTCCATATGTAAATTGATTTATTTTGGCAAATATACCAAAAAAAATCAAATCACCAAAATTATTTTTTAAGATTTGCATAATATACTATGTAACTCTTTAAACACTTAGATTTAAAATCTATCCACGTATCCATATTTATCTTAATCCCCAGCCGATTACCCAATTTCAATCCCTCATCCCAAGCAGCAAATTCTTCCTCTAGGCTCGCAACAACATAAGAATCCCTACGCATATATCTTTTATCATTGGTTGTTAAATTAACCTCTTCAGCATACGCCGAAGTTGGAAACCGCTTGGTAAACTTCTTCCAATTCTTTCTAATTTCGTGATGACCCAACTCATGTAACATCAAATAGGTTTTTATCTCTACACCATATTTACCCTCGATATATATTGATTTTGGCTCATTTAAGGTTTGTAGGTTCCATTTTATCATGGATACACCCTTGTGATTAAGACTTATGTTAGCATAACCCTCATTAACAGCATATTCAGTTAAATGCCCAATTGCCCTCTTGTAACTATATCTACCTGCCAAAACCTTTTTTTTATAAATATCCAGTATATCTATATTAACATGTGAAGGTCAAACAAGCTCTGCAATTTACACTTCCAAAAGCAGGTACGGCGACATCGCCAGCTACCTAGATGGAGCCAGGACCGACGTAATTAAATCTAAACTCTGGGTTGACCCAAACATTTCCACCACCAGTTATCTTGGCTGTTCTATCTATTATCAGCTGTCTAACAGCTACCGCATCTGGACTAAATGCACTGCCATCAGATGGTCTTAAATATTTCTTGGCCTCCTCTTTAGGGAATTCAACAAACTTTCCACCATCCATTACAGCAAATGAATATTGAGACCCCGTAGGATATATAGGCAAATACAAACCACTCTTGCCAGTCTCTAACATATCAAAACCCTCTAATCTTTCATATGTGCCACGGCGTTGACCAGGCTCCGACTCAATACCCTTGCGCTCCTGAGCCCTGCGATACGTATCTAACCATGGAAACATAAACATTGTATGCTTATATAATTTACCATACATAGGATTGGGCATCTTGCCCTCTGGGGTAACAAGGTTCTTATTCATGTTGCTATCCATGCTAGCAACATAATACGCTGTACCAGTTGTCATCTTGCCAAATCCCTGAGCCAAAAACTCAAAAAGGTCTGTATAACTACCTTCGTTTAAAATAGCCTCAGAAATTAAATCATTTAAAATTTTTTGTATTTTCATAACTTTTTTTTATATAAATATACGGAAAAATCCCCCAGAAAAAATTTTTTAAAAGGGGGGTACCACACCTTTTTATTTAATCTTTATATGTTCAACAACCTTGATATTATCCGTATTAAATATTATGTATTCATAATCCTGATAGTCAAACCCATCATATCCACACTTTTTAAAAAATAACGACATGTCTTTTTCGTACTCCGCAGTTTTGTAATTAAACGCAAATATAAGAAAATCATTAATGCTCTTATCTGTGTTTTTTTTCAAATCATATAATATCTCGGTGTTTTTATCACCACCCTTTTGGTTGCCTAAAATCTCTTTGACATTAGAAAGAACATCCTGTATTTCTTTATACTCCGCATTATTTTTAACACGCATTAACACATCTTCCAGCTTATTGACCAAAAATTTTAAATCATCTAAATCATTGATATCGTAATCCCTTAGATTTTCGTATTTAGGATTTGTGTTAATTTCATTCCTAATCTCACTAGTATACTTTAATTTTAATTCAATACTTCTAATAAAATCAGAACTTATCTTTTCATCCAAAGATAATAACTTTAAATTTGATTTATCAACTATTGTCATATATGCGCCATAATCCGATGCCTTAAATGGCGTAGAAGCAAAATATATTCCCCACCCATGTATACCCCTAGAACCACCCTTGATATAATCAGTATGAAATTTGTACCTAAAATCATCACCACAATGATACATGATATCTTGCTTTGAATACTTTCTAGCAATATCTTGAGTTATATTACTCACCATTTCATTCAAATACCTTCGTAAACTATTTTTTATAATATTTTTCATACCCTATAAATATCACGAAAAATTTCCCAGAAAAAAATTTTTAAAAAAGGACCCCCTCTTATATTTTAAGTCGAAAATTTCCCAGAAAAAAATTTTTTAAAAAGGGGTACCCCTCTTATTTTATCTTTTTACCATCAACAAATAATTTATTCAACATATCATCACTTATAAGATTAAGCTTAATATTACTACCCAAAATCTTTTGTACAGGAAAATTTCTTAATAACACATTGCTTGATAACCAAAAACCACCAGAACCATTAAAAGCATTGGAAATAACCCTTTTTTTATCTTTATACGTGTTCTTATTTATAACAAGTATATAATTTGACCCCCCATCCTCAAACGTAAAAAATACCAATTCTTTACCCTTGACATGCGAAGATATATCAGGATAATCATCTAACTCTTCACTTACCGTAATATTAAAACCTAATCCCATCCCGTTAATCCTATTCATCTCTTTTAAAAATGGTTCGTCATGCTCATGCTCAATACCCTGTTGAGATAAATAAACATGTATCATCTCATGCGCTAACGTATTCTTAAATTGACTATATGTTAAATCGTAAAACCTAGACATCCTTAAACCACGTATAATTTCTTTACCCGATTCATCTTTCGCATAATATACTGTACCAATAAGATTTTTATCCATACCCCACCTTATTGGTATTGGCGCTATCTCACCCCCAAATAACAACCCATTTAATCTATTAAATTCTGACGTTAAATTAATATCATTAAAATCAATAACATCTTTATCATTAATCGTTTCTAATATCATACGCCTAAATAACTCCTGTATTAACTTTCTCATATAAAGATAAATATCACGAAAAATTCCCAGAAAAAAATTTTTTAAAAAGGGGGTACCCCTATATGACCTTAAAAAAATTCCCAGAAAATTTTTGCGTGAAGGGTCACCCCCTATGTGGGGTGGCATACGGGGGGGTATGTAAGGGGGGTAACGGGGGGAGGGGGTACGGGGGGAGGGGTACCCCTTATATATGGGGGAGGGGTACGTATATAAAAAAACCCCCTTTTGATTTTAAGGGGGTTTTTAGACGTTTTAAGGATACCTTATTCAGTTATAAGGTATTCAGTCCCGCAGAACTTAATTAGTGTTATACGGCTAATGTATGGGGTTATCATACGGAAATCATCTTCAACGGCTACAAGTCCACGTCCTGCTGTTTTTTTAGGTGTAGGGTTAAAATAGATAGGTGCCCACAAGTCCATACTGATAGCCTCAGCCTCAGTAATTTCCTTGCCGTTATGAAAGTAGCCAAGTAATTCAACTGCCTCAGTTTTCAATATCTTTGCGTCTAACATCATTTCACCCGTTTTAAGTGAACGGATAAGGGTAGTTGATAGCCTTTCTTTGCCCTTCATTTCCTCAGCCTTAAATTCAGTTTCACCCGTTAAATTAATCACTTTGTTAGTGTAATTGTGGTTAAGGTAGGCATTTTTTACCCTTACAAGTTTTTGAACTTGCTTTGTACCCTTTACAACACGTGAACGGCTATCGTCCACAAAATACGTTAAACTAATTGAAGTTGAACGTGTAAAGTCCTTTACTAATTCAGCGAAATTAGCCACACTGATAGGCTGTTGGTTTAATACTGCTGTTTGCATTTTTTGTTGGTTTAATTGTGAAAAGATGATGTAATTTAGTAAAATAAATTCAATATACCAAATTTATTTTTTATCATTGTAAATTATAAAAATTGTTGATGTAATAAATAAAACTAATGAAGTAACCCAACCCCAACACAAAAACCAACCTACGTGCCCTTTATCCATTGCGTGCGCGTATTCGTACATACTGCTTTCACTTGTCCCAGGTTCAGCACCCAAAATAAATAACGTACATAAACCTAAAACGATAAGGGAAATTTCTTGAGCATAGAAAATAAAATTTTTCATAATTTGAATAGTTTAATTGTTAAAAGATGATGCAATTTACAAAATAATTTTGATATAGCAAATTTATTTTTGAATTATTTTGATATTTTTTTTATTGATATATGTTGCTAAAATGTTTAGCAATTTGCTAAATTATTTAGTATGCTAATATTTTTAGCATTATAGGGTGCGTTGGAGTATACTTCCCGATTTGTAGTCGTCTGTGCCTTTGCATAGCAAAGGTAAGGAAAGCAATTGATATAAACAAATTTATTTTGAATTATTTTTAAATTATTTTAAATAAAAAAAATCAGGATATAGAAATATCCCGATTTATCCTTATACAATATAAACCCTAATTAAAACGATTGTTGCGTCGTGTCATTTTGTCCCACGACTGATTGCCGTGACAACCATATCCAGCACGACAAGATGAACCAAAGATAGCGATTGAACCAAGCAATACCAAAGCAAATAATAATTTTTTCATTTTTAAAAGTTTAATTGTTAATTGATAATGCAAATATAGGACAATAAATTCAAACTACCAAATTTATTTTTAAAAAGATTTATTTGTTTATTTGAAATTAATTTTGTATTATTGCTGAATGAAAAAATTATTATTACTTATTGCGATTGCTACCTTATCGGGTTGCTATGAATATCGTAAATTGCCCAATGTTAAACGTGTTAATAAGGGTGATGTAAGAAAAGCAATGAAACATAGCACTTCAAATTATGAAATGCCAAGACAAAGCACTTATAACGTTTCTTATCATTATAACCATTAAACCAAACTAAAATGAAAATCAAAACAAAATTAAGCCCAGAAAATGAAATGCTATCTTTGTATTTATCAATTATTGTTAGCCTTATATTTTTCGCCTTGTGGGTGTTTACAGACATCAACCCAACAAAGTTATTTTTTAACTACATCGTGTTTTATTGTGTTGTTGTGCTGATTGGTTTCTTTTATCCTTTCAAAAAATAATTTAAAAAAAGATTAAAAAAGATTTGGTAGAATGAATAATTCTACCTATCTTTGATTTATCAAAGCGATAAGACGACGACAAGTCGGTAGGTATACTCCACGCTACGTGCTATTTTTTTTATCCAATATATAAAAAAATTGTCAGATATTACTCTGACAATCATATTATAGTTTATTTAACTATAATAAATTTCCTCCAAATCCTTCAAAACAGCTTTGCCCTTATCCGTCCAAGATATACCTTTGAGCCATACAAAATGCTCAAGGTTTTGAGGGTTGCGCCAATCCATTCCTTCGCCCTCAAATAGCCATTTTAAAGCCGTTTTATAGTCAGATGCGCCCAATTGGATAGTACGTCCAATTAACAAATCAAAAGCCTTCAAATCGGCTTGTAAACGCAATTCCTCCTCGATGGCATTCTCACGGCAAACCTCGGAAAAACGAGCGAAATCGGCTTGTAACTGCTCGTCAGACATAGCCGAATAATCCAAGCCACGAGGGCGAAAGCCGTATGCGTCCTTGTGAAAATCGCTATAAACTTGTAGCATTTCGTTTCTCTCGGCAAGTGATAAGGTAGTAGTCATAATTTGAATGTTTAAATGTTAAAAGATAATGCAATTTAGCAAAATAAATTCAAAGCACCAAATTTATTTTCATATAATTTTTTTTATAATATATTGGTTTATATCGCATAAAAAAAATATCGTGTAGGTTGGAGTATACTTCCCGATAGTGTATATCGTATTGCAACTTTGCTAAAGCAAAGATAAGGTAGTTTTTTCAAACTACCAAATCTTTTGCAAAGTATTTTTTATATTTTTTTGTATATACGGATTGCAGTAGTAACTACAAACGTAACAAATGATAAACCTAATGCCAAAAGCAAATACCAACCAAAATTACCTTTATCGCAAAAATGCTCGTATTCATACATAGAACTCTCACTTGTCCCAGGCTCAGCGCCTAATACACATAATAGGCAAAAAGCAAAAATACACATTGAAAAAAATTGTGCGTTTTCAATAAATTCATTAAAAAACTTTTTCATAATAGATTGTTTAAATGTTAAAAGATAGTGCAATTTACTAAAATAAATTCAAACTACCAAATTTATTTTTAAAAAAATAAATAAAAAATAATTGCCAAAATATTTGTTTTATAATTTAAAAACCCTTACCTTTGCTAAAGCAAAGGCAAAGACGTTTAAACAACGGGAAGTATACTCCACGCTACGTGTTATTTTTTTTATATATGAAAAAAAAATTTTGCAAAGGTACAACATTATTTCCATACTACCAAATAAAGTTATCCACATAGGCAAAAAATATGTTAATAACTTTTCTAAAATAAATTTGGTAGGTTAAAAAAATAGTCCTATTTTTACATCAGTTCTTTCACATTTAAACCAATCTATTATGACACAATTTGAAACGGCTATTGCCCAAGCCGAAATTGGCGAATTGCAAACTCCAAGTGTTAGTTATGGTAAAACTGCCATAGATTACTTTTGGTATCAAGTTTCAGTACATCACTTTAACCTTAAAATTATGGCAAGTGGTATGAAATGTCGGGGTATTAAATTTACCGATATTAAAAAATACTACGGCTTGAAAGGTAATTGCGCTAAAAAATGTCTGGCACAATTTGAAAATGTCGTTACTCGTTACCGATTAAAAATGATTAACGACCATCTCAACACAATGGAAACTGAATACTCGTTTTAAACTCCAATCCAACAAAGCACCCTTCGGGGTGTTTTTTTTTGCCCCATGTACACAAAAGTGTGCATTTAAAATAATTTAAAAATAATTCAAAATAAATTTGGTAGTATCAAATTAATGTACTACATTTGTATTGTCAATGTGAATGACAGACGATTAAAACTCGGGAGGTATACTCCAAGCTACGTCATATTTTTTTAGCGCTCCAAAAATCTTTTCATTCTTTCATATTCATAATTTTCATAATATAATATTTTTTTAATGAATTTAAATAATGCTTTCATAGTATATGGATTTAATTATATATATTCAAATAATATACCAAACCAAAATTATTTTTCATATCCTATTTGTCAGCTCAAAACTGACAATGCAGATATAAAACATAACTCATTTTAAGCCGATTTAACGGCATATATTTATCAGATAAGGTAATCATAAGGGGCATAAAAAAAGGGGCTAAATTAGCCCCTTATTCATTCGTATAGCAATTTTAATTTGCCGTTGCCATATCGTATATGGTATCAAATATTTTGCCGTCTAGTGTTTTTTGCACATCAAACGATTTCGCAAATTTGGTATGCAATATCTCGTTGAAGGCATTGTAACCTAACCACATATTAGGCGAAGTATTAAGGTATCTAGATTCAGCCAATATCGTATCTGCAACTATTTCAGCATTTAAGGACGGCTCGGGATTTTTGTCCGATTTTTCATACTTAAATATAGCAGTTTCCTTGCATACGTCCTTTACGAATTTTTGCACATCAGAAACGATTGCACCACTCAAAAACTCTGCCTTCGGTTTCAACGTGTAATACTCGTTATTCAAAAAATTGCTAACAAGGGTTTCAATTTCGGGCAATACAAACTCAACGATACTACCTTTATGCTTTACGTTAAAAGACATTTTGGTTTCAGCAACGTGCAAACCATTAGTACAAACTTGGCGAAAATATCCAAAACTGCCCGACGTTTTACAACTGCCGTCATACGAATTAACGAAACGTAACATTGGCTTGATAATATCTTTGCCATTAGCCACAACGATATTATATCTATCATCGTTTAAGATATAATCAACTGCGAAACTACGATTATCACGATTAATACTACGTGTGTCGTATTGCACATCAGCATTAATCAAATTTTCTTCCACAACGGCAAAAAACTGCTCGTTGGGTAAATGTCCGTAATTGTCCGAAAATACGCCTACCAACGTGCCGTTGGAATAGATTGCTTTTTCTAATCCCTTACGTGTAGGAGTGCCTAAAATTTCGGCTAAATTACGCACTTCGCTATCAACGAATACGTTGTCATTCTGCATTGTTTGCCCCTTAAAATTGATACGTGTAGTCATAACTGGGTTGCATTTTAGCCACTCGCATTGTGGTTAGGTTGAATTGTGAGATACAAATATCGCATTAGTTTTTCAAACCACCAAATTTATTTTGAATTATTTTTAAAATAGTTATACACATATTATTTTTTATAATGTGAATAACTTTGCACCCTAAAAAAAATAGCGTGTAGGTTGGAGTATACTTCCCGCCATTGTTAGTGCCGTATGTCATTCAAATTGACAATACAAATATAGGATAATAAATTGAAACTACCAAATTTATTTTAAAAAAAAATGCCCTACATTTGTAAGGCATTTAATTCGTGTGCTGATTAACACTGATAAGTTATCGGTATTATCTCAAACGCTTCAATAAAACCAGTTTCTGCTTGTAACACTTCAACAAGTGCAAGAGCATCAACTCTGTGTTCAAATGCTTTGTGCATAATACCCGCACCATTTTCAAATACGAGCCAAATTGTTTTTTCCATAATAGATTGTTTTAATTGTGAGATACAAATATAGGATTAATAATTCAAACTACCAAATATTTTTTGAAGTATTTTTAAAATATTTTTTTGGTGGTCTGGAATTAATGTTGTATGTTTGCTTTGTTTAAATGAATAGGTTAAAAGATAATCCCTGATGTGTCTACATCGGGGATACTTTTTATTTTGTATAAACTAAAAAACCCCACACTTTTGGTGTAGGGAATTTATTCACAATTAAACTAACTTTAACTTCGTAGATATGCAATATCTTTGTTATACTTTAATGTCTTGGCTTGGCTTGTGGTCAGTCCAACAAACTCTTGTGGTCTAAAACTAATTTCATCGGGATAGAATTCAAATAAAAATTCTTCAACCCCATTTTCAAGCGTAACATAAACCTTTGGCATATCATCAAAGAAACTCTTTGGCATTGCCGTAATTCTTGCTGATACGATTTTTAATTCTTCTGCTAACATAATTTTATTTTTTGATTGTGAATGAATAAGCAAATTTAAGATTAATTTTCCACACTACCAAATATTTTGCAAAGTTTTTTCAACCCATGTACACAAAAGTGTATATCGTGGAATTGATTGAGAGTCGCCCCATGCTCTCATGTATTGCCGTTCTTTGTTGCGTGGACTTTCGGCACATTAAACAATTCCATTATCTTTTATTCAACCATTCATCAAAGGTGCGATAACCTCCGAATGCTCTCCATTGGTTATACATATCATTCCTATCTTTGCAAACACGCTTTGCCCACTTGTAAACCAACTCGGTTTCTTTGAATGTGGTAAAGTTATCTCGGCAATAGTTTTCAAGAAACCCTACTGCTTGGCACCAACGAATATATGATTTTTCGGTAATGCGTCTGTTTATCCAATCATCACTTGTTCTGCCACAATCATTGAATTGTTTAATCGTATCAAACCCAGCAGACATTTTATCAATATCTACTTTGTTATATAAACTCTCAACAACCCT